AAACCAAGAAAGTCCAGAAACACCAAAAAGCCAAGAACTAATACTAAACGAAGTAGAAAAACTGATAAGTAGAACAAAAGAATCATTTAAGGATGTTAAAAGATTCGCAATAGATCAAGCATGGAAACTTTTGCAGTTAGCAATAGCTAGCATAATACAAATTATAGAAATTATTGGACAAGATTTAAGTAGTCCACAAAAAAAAGAGCTAGCTATGAGTATGATTAGTAAATTTTATGATAGCTTATTTTTAGCAGTTGACATTCCCGTTGTGCCGCACATAATAGAAGGGTACATTCATTCTTATGTTAAAAGTTTTCTTATGATTTTGGTCAGTTCAACAATTGACAGTATGGTTAAAATTTTTAGAGAAGCGGGCGTTTTTAAACCAAAATTAACAGTTCAACACAATTATCTAGTCTGAAAGGACGAATCTTATGAATTATGCCGAAAGTTTTCAAGAATTTAGTAGTAGATTATCAGGAACAGATCTAATGGTTTATGGAGGAGCCGCTCTTATATTATTTGTACTATTTAAGGATCAATTAGTACCAGTTAAAGATTATATTGCTGGGCTTATTGGTAAACTAGTAAACAGAGTCAGCACAGAGTCTGCTGTTGCAAAAAATGATAATGATTTTCTAAAATTAATTAGTAGTTGGAAAAATACTAGGGATTTAGCAGAAAAAATGAAGTGTCCAAAAGCTGTTGAAGTTTTAGACAGTGCATTTCCACATCTTAGTCCCAACACATGCGGCCAGGAGACAAAATGAATATTAAAAATACTAATATAATAGTTCTAGTTATTGGAGGACTATTATTAACATACGGATTACTTGGACCAGTTATTAAAAATAATCTATCCACCAATCCAATAAATCATGCTCCATCGGTATTAGCTCCGTTGGATCCGTCATTAAAGGATAATTGTCAAAAAGTAACCGAGATCCTAAAATCCGGAAGCTCGGATCGATCAGTTGATGGTGTGAAATTAAGCGGATTATTCTCTGACTTGGCAAGACTAATAGAACTAGATGGTGAAAATGAAGTAATTAAAAATACCGATGAAATTAGAGAAGCTAATAAAATAGCTGGGGCTTTTTATAATCTTGATCTTAAAGGTAAATATCCTGATCTAACGCAGGCCGCTACTTATGTTGTTGTACAGCATATCGGAGACGATAATGTTGCTCTAGACCCCGAACTTAGAAAAAAGGCTGTCGAAGCTTTTAATGGTTTAGCATGGGCTTTTTATGAGGGAAGTAAATAATGGCAAGACTATCTCCTGAACAATTATTAAAACTATACAAAGATGGATTTCAGGGATGTCTTTGGGAAGAGCATATATTTGAAAATTTATTAGAAAATTCTAAGTATGGTTATTTTGGAGACGGAGCCAAAAAAATTGTTGGAACCGGTAAAGGTAAACTATCTACTCCATACAAAAGTGTTTTGAAGTTTGATAAGAATCCGTACAATGAGCGCCAGGTTACAGGGGACTGTGTAAGCCACTCTACTAGAAATGCTGTAGACGTATCTCGTGCTGTAGAAATAGATATAGACAAACATAAAGAAAGTTGGATAGCAAGAGGCGCTACCGAAGCAATATACGGAGCAAGAGGTCATGGCGGACAAGGAATGAGTTGTTCTAGAGCAGCACAATTTGTCAGCCAATATGGTGGTGTCTTAGTTAGAAAAAATTACCCTGGTGTTGTTGATCTTAGTAAATATCAAGGTATGTTAGGTGCCGGATGGGGTGGTCGTAGCTTACCAGACAAAGTTATAGATCTTGCAAACGATCATCAAGTTAAAACTGTAAGTTTGGTTAGAACAGTAGAAGAAGCACGAGATGCTCTTGCTAACGGTTATGGAATTAGTGTTTGTAGTAGTTATGGTTTTAGTAGTCGAAGAGATAGTAAGGGTTTTGCTAAACCACAGGGATCGTGGGCTCATGCTATGGCATGGATTGCTTGCGACGATACTGGTAGCGAACCGGCTTTTCTCGTACAGAATAGCTGGGGTAAATGGAATGATGGTGGTCACCCAGCGTGGGGACCAATCCCTGACGGGTCATTTTTAATAAAGGCAGATGTAGCAGCCGGTATGTTAAAAGGCAACGCAGCATACGCTTTTAGTGACTTTGATGGATTTCCATTACAAAAATTACCAGACTATGGTTTTGATTATTTATCTTCATAAATATATAATATGAGTTTATTATGAATTTACCAAGACTAATAAGTATAAGTGGACTACCATTTAGTTTACCTCCATTACCAGAGTACCAAGTATGGGCTATTAATCAAGACACTAGTCCTCCATCTTTAGTTATAGTAGAATTTCCGTATTCAAAACCCGTTGACACCGTTCCCTCCATCAATACTTTTAATCTGTTAAACACCACACTAGAACAAACTTCTACATTACTCAATATTCAATTACAAACATTGGATAGTAGACTAACTACTATAGAAGGACAATTAAGCAATATTCCTTTAGCATCATCATGAAAAATATTGTTAATATTAAATGTTGTCCTATCATACCTTCCCCCACGCCGACGATCACGCCGAGTATAACTCCGACAAATACCGCAACACCAACTATTACACCGACAACGTCGGTTACGCCATCGGTATCTCCAACAAACACTGTTACTCCAACAGCAACGCCAACGGTGTCTCCATCTAACACAGTTACTCCAACAGTGTCTCCGTCCAATACTGCAACGCCAACAGTTACTCCGAGTAATACTGGAACACCAACAGTTACTCCGAGTAATACTGCAACACCAACAGTTACTCCGAGTAATACCGCAACACCAACTGTTACTACATCAAACACAGCAACACCAACAGTTACAGCAACACCAACTGTTACTACATCAAACACAGTAACACCAACAGTTACGCCGACAGCTACCAAGACTAATACTCCTACTCCAACAAATAGCGTTACTCCAACAAATACAGCAACCTCAACTATTACACCTACCAAAACTATTACGCCAACTCCTACGCCAACACTTCCACCTTTCCCAATAGGAGCTGATAGCGCTAATTTTAATAGTTGTGCTAATTGGAACAGTACAACGTTCGGTAATGTTACAACCGTTGGAACTAATGGTGGACCATCTGCTTATGGAACATATGATCAGACTGGAAATGCTTGGGAATGGAACGAAGCTATTATAGGCTCGGATCGTGGAATTCGTGGCGGCAGCTTTTTCAGCATCGCGTTCTACTCGTCAAGATCCTTCAGGAACTCATATGACCCATCGTACGAGGATGGCAGTAACAGTTTTCGTCTCGCAAGCTCCCTTAACCCTTTAAGCCTTCCTTACTTTGTAAATATAGGGGATATTAATAATAGTAATGACTCTTTTACTGGCTATGGAAGTGTGAGTTACGTTTATAGTATCGGTCAATACCCTGTTACTAATTGTGAATATGTTGAATTCTTAAATGCTGTAGCAAGTACTGACACTTATAATTTATATAATACCAGTATGGATAGTTATAATGGAGGCAATATAACCCGATCTGGCTCTAGCGGAAGCTACACCTACTCTGTGAAAACCAACATGGGGAACAAACCCGTAGTTTATGTTAGCTGGTTTGACTGCGCACGGTATTGTAACTGGTTACACAATAATAAGCCTTCTGGAAGTCAAGATAATACTACCACCGAAACCGGATCGTATACTCTAAATGGGGCAACATCTGGAGTTGGTATTACTCGTAATATTAATGCTACTTATTATATTCCTAGTGAAAATGAATGGTATAAAGCAGCTTATTACAAAGGCCGTGGTACTAACGCAGGATATTGGACTTATGCTACTCAAAGTGATACCATAACATGTGTTACCGCTGACGCTAATGGTAATGGGCCAATAAATAGTAACTATAGTTGTTCTTAAATATTTTAGTAACCTAACCTTTGGTGTATATTACTACATAATAAGGAATTATTTTATGAATTTTTTCGATAAGTTAGCATTAAATAGACTAATTAGTATAATACTTAATTTTATACTAAATATAGCAAAACTAATAATACCTAAACAAAAAGATAAATTGGATGATATAAATCCTTTTCCTCCTATTCCAAAACCACTATTAAAACGTAAAAAATTATTTCCAAGAGATAAAAATGAATAAATTAATATTACCAATTTTATTCGTATCATTATTTTTTACTTCGATAAAATATAACGGATCATCAACAGCTCCTGTTATTTTATCCGGAGCTATAGTTAAACATATAGGTAATGAACCAATTAAAAAATACAAAAGAAAAGAGTGTCCAGTTTGTAAAGGAAGTGGAAAATATTTGAGTGGAGACGGAATAAAAATGGTTGATTGTGGATATTGTTTACCTTAATAGAAAGACAAAAATATGCAAGTAGATCCTAATCTGGAACGTATTGCTCAAAAGATTATAGACAAAGCAAACATTAAAAATAATAACTATGGTTTTGATCCTATAACAATAATTATAGTAATCGGTGTTATATTAAGTCTTATAAGAGTAATTCAAGAATGTAGAAGCAAAAGACGTAAGAATGATAAAATGAGCGAAGCTTTAGACTTAAGACATACTATAGTTAATTTAACTATTAAAGATAGCTGGTTAAATAATTATAGACTAAACAAAATATTAAAACAACACTTGAGCAAAAAACAATATCAACAATACGGAGTTAGTTTAAAAAATGCCATCATGGAAGTTGGTAAGAATCTCGATGATAACGAATCCTTAACACTTCTGGAGGCTACCAATGTTTAATCTGCTTATATGGATAGTTTATGGTTTATTTGTTGGTTCTTTAGCAAAAGCTATAGTTCCTATTAATTTACGATTAGGTTTTTTTCAAACTGTTGCTCTCGGTGTTGCTGGCTCGTATATGGGAGGCGCAATACTTTATATTTTAGGAACATATGATAGTTTGAGTCCATCAGGAATATTTATGGGCGTGGCTGGTGGCATATTAAGCCTTATATTATATAATAAATTTGTTAATAAATAAAAATCGGGATAATCAATGAGTGTTCCAGAATATTCTGTATTAGGAAATTGTAATAGTGCAAACTATGATGGTACGGCTGTATGGCTACCAGGAACAGAGAATAATGGTAATGTCACAAGCGTTGGCGCAAATGGCAGACCTAGTTTTTATGGCACCTTCGATCAAAATGGTAATGTATGGGAAATTATAGATTACCAAATACCATCATCACAAAGTATATTATATTATGGTGGTTCTCATAATTCAAGATTAATAGATCTTACAAATCTTTATGGCGTTACTCCGCCAATAGGAAGCTCATTACAAGGATTCGGATTTAGGATTTGTGCAAATTCTGGTATCTCAGATAGTAACTTTGTAACAGTATCTGGTTCTAATATTGGAGATACAAATAGAAATCATTATGGAGATGATCTTGGCGAAGTTAATTATGAATATAAAATATCCAAATTTACTATAACAAATGAAGAATATATCTTATTTTTAAATAATGTGGCAAGAGTTCCTGCTTTAAATAATGCTTTGGCCGTACCAGCTAATAGTATATGGCCCTATTTAGGCGCTATGACCACAAATATTCAAGGTGGTATAGTAGTAGCCGGTACTAATCCTATAGTATATACCGTTAAAGATAATATGGCTAAAAAACCAGTTATTTATATTAATTGGTATAGCGCGGCTAGATATGTTAATTGGTTAAGTAATGGCAAACCTAACAGCGGCGGTTTAGCAGTCAATTCGACAGAAACAGGAATATATTCTCTTAATTTCACCAACCCTCTTCCTAAACCGACAGCCTCAAATAAAACATATTATTGGATTCCTGATCGCGATGAGTGGGTAAAAGCAGCCTATTATGATCCGACAAAAAATGGAACAGGCGGATATTGGTTATACGCTACACAAAGCGACACAGAACCATACTCTATAACGGTTAATGTTAATAATGGAATAGCAAACAATACTTTTGGTAGTCCTGGAGCATGTCTTAGCCCAACACCCACACCAAGTATAACAAGTAGTCCAACGCCCACTCCTTCAACAACCCCATCCTTAACTCCATCTTGTACACCAACATTAACCACAACAACAACTCTTACAGCAAGCGCTACCCCAACACCCACACTCACGCCTTCTGTTACAAATACTCAAACTCCGACTCAAACAAAAACATCAACTCCTACTCGTACACCTACAAAAACACCCACTAGAACGGTTACTAGAACTCAAACACCAACGCCAACAGTAAGCTTTACATCCTCTCACACGCCAACACCAACACCAACATATACTCCAACTCCTACTTCTACTAAAGCTCTATGTGATACATTTAAAATTGGACAACTACAATATAATCCTAATATTTATAGTAATGATGACATCAAAGTATTATATAAGGGTTTTATTTTAGAAGGACGTATCAATGATAAAATTATGTTAGTAAAAGAAATGCCGAATGTATCACAAACTCCTACTCCATCAGTAACAAAAACCTCCACCCCAACACCCACCGTCACATTAACACCTACAATAACCCCAACATCTACCACCACATTAACACCAACAATTACCCAAACACCAACTAACCAGTAATGAAAATTGCTGTAGCATTATATCTATATCATACAGATTTATGGGACGAGTATAAAGAACTAATTGAAAATATAAAATATAAGATAAAATTATATTTAGGATTATGTATTAATACTAATTTTTCTCATATTCTAAAAGACCTATCTAATTTGTCTTGGAACTATTCTCTAAGTTTCCATGAAAATTATGGAGCTGATATAGCACCATTTTTATATCAGTTAAAAGCTATCTCCGAACCATTCTTTATAAAAACACACAGTAAAAAAAGTTTATGGGGATACGGAAATACCAATTGGAGATATGATTTAAATCATTTACTTAAACCATCTATTGTAGATCGTGCTATTAAAACATTATCATTACCCACAATAGGAATGATAGGAAATAAAAAATATTTACTACATAATAATGATAAATCTATACATATAAATAAAATAAAAACATTATGCAATTTACTACAATTAAATTATACTAAATTAAAAAATAGTCCATTTTTTGCTGGATCAACCTTTATTAGTAAAACTAATATGTTTAAACAAATATTACTGCCGCAGTATTCGATACTTGAGTCTTATCTGAAAAATGAAAAAAATAAAATTAATGAAGAACACGGAACGTATACTCACTCTTTAGAAAGAATATTTGGATATATAGTATCTCATCATAATCTTAAAATAGGTTTATATTATAATGACTAACTATAGCATGTTACCAATAAACTTTAATCCTAAAAAATATTTTGAGATTAACAAAGATATACAATCAATATTACCAAATGATAAAGCATGTATAGAACACTATCTAAATTTTGGAATCAAACAAAATAGACGTTATATAGATTATAAAACAAAAAATAATGCAGAATTTTGGAATAGTGGAAAAAATCTACTCTATTTTTCACCAATCGCACCAGACTACGACATGAGTAGCGGGGGTAATAGACTTTTACAAATACTAACAATTCTAAAATTATATTTAAAATATAACGTATCTTTTTTTTGTAATGGATATAAAAAAAATTATCATATTAAAAAATTACAACAACTAGGTATAACAATTAATTTACCAGACATAAAAAATAATAAATATTTTGATATAAATCTAAAAAAAGCAGCTGATAATAATATTATATATAACAATGCAATATTTTCTTGGTATGATATAGCAGATCAATATATTGATATTGTAAAATCTTATTATCCTAATATTAAAATTATTATTGATACTGTTGATATACATTGGATTAGAGAACACAGAGGAAAAAATGCGGGATTATTAAATATCACAGACGAACTATTATATAGTAATAAAAACAAAGAAATAAATACTTATAAAAAAGCGAATGTTATATTTACTGTTACAAATGATGATAAAATATTTCTACAAAAAGAAATAGGATATAATAATAATATTAAAATTCTTAGTAATATTCATGATCCTAAAAATATAAAAAAAATAGAATATAATATTTTATTTATTGGTAGTTATGATCATCGCCCAAATATAGATGCCGCACAACAAGCTGTTGAAATATATAAAAAATTTCAAGAAACTAAAGAATACAAAAATATTATTTACCAAAAACCAAAATTATTTATTGTTGGTCCTAATAGTAAAAATATCAATTTTTCTTCTGATATTTATAATGATAAACAGATAATTATTACTGATCATGTTTCTGATTTGAACAGTATATATTCAAAATGTTCGGTATTATTAGCCCCATTAAATTGGGGTGCTGGTATAAAAGGCAAAATATGCGACGCTGCTATGGCAAATCTCGCAATTATAACGTCACCAATAGGTAATGAGGGCATAAATCTTACTGACTCTGTAAATGGATTTATTTGTACTAGTAACGATAGTTTTGTTAAAAGTTTATGTGCTTTCTATAAAAACAACATCAATGAACAACAAAAAATAGCAAATTTAGGACAAAAACATATACATAATATAGTGTCTACACAAAGAAGTATTGATGTTTTAAAAAATACATTAGAAGATAAACATATGGTGATCAGTATTGTTGCTTTTAATAACAAAGAACGACTATACAAATGCCTATCTTCTATCATAAGAAAAACAAGCTATAAAAATTATCATATAGTAGTTACAGATAATAGCACAACACAGCAAATAGAAAATTCTATAGGAGATTTTTTAAAAGAAAATAACATAGAAAATAAAGTTACCTATATTAAAAATAAAAGTAATGAATTTTTTATTATTCCAAATAATAAAGTAATGCTAGATATAAAATATAAAAATTCTGATGTAGTATTGATTAACGATGATATTGAAATAGTATCAGAAGATTGGCTATCGCATATGGTATCATCCGCATATTCTTCCGGAGATATTGGTTTTGTTGGCGGTAAAACTATTTTTCCTGATGGAAGATTAGCGGAAGCAGGGGCAGAATTGTATGAAGACGGATTTGGTAGAAATATAGGAAGATATGATGATCCAAATAGTCTCATATATAATATACCTAAATATGTTGGATATTGTTCCGGATGTTTTTTATTAATCAAAAGAGAAACCATAAATAGAATAGGCGTATTTAATACTATATTTTATCCTATGTATTATGAGGATAGCGAATTACAATACAGAGGACATTCCTTTGGTTTAAATACCTTATATGAACCTAGAGCGATAGCTATTCATAATGAAGGATCTAGCGCTGGTACAAACATTGAGAATGGAACAAAGCGATTTCAAGAAATTAATAGACTTAAATTTATAGATGTTATAAAAAATTTTAAAATAAAATGAACAATATAATTTGCATCAATACATTTATTAAAATAAAAGATACTTTTTTATTACTTGATACTTTAAATAATTGTGTAAATTCTCATAAATATCAAATACTTATAAGTATAGATTCAACAAATAATATGCCATATTTAGATAAAAATGATTGGATAATACAAAACAAAATATTAAAAAAAGAACTTATAAAATATATTGCTTTAAAAAAATATAATTTTAAATTAATAAACTTAATAATATTAAATACAAATTATGGCCCATACAAAGCATGTCAAACAATTATAAATCTTGGTTTTAAATTTAGTGATTATGTTATATTTTTAGAAGATGATTGCGTTGTCTCTAAAGATTTTTTACTATATCACGAATATATGTACAATCATTATGTATATAAATATCCAAAAACATTTGCAATATCCGGATCTTTGATGTATAGTCCAGAAAAATACGATTTCCCACACTCCCATATAGATAAAATATATTATGCTAATTGGATTCCCAGTTTCGAGTTCGGCATCACATATAAAATATGGAAAAATTTTGGATATTTAAGAGGACTAAAACCAGAAGGAGATATATATTTTGGTCAAGTTTGCAATAATTTGGATATGCATACCTTTTATCCTTTGATACCCAGGTGTTATAGAAATACATACCAGGCAGACTCTTATTCTAAATATTATAATCAAAAAACTAACCAAAACTTTACAACAATATTATCTAATCAAGATACAGAATATATGTATGATATATTAGATATTAATAACTATATAAAAGAAAATATTTAACATGGAACTTCAAAAAATAGGAATAAAATATAATACAGATAAAGCTACTTATCATAAATATTTAGATTTTTATGAACAATATCTTAATCTAAAAAAAGACACATTCAAAAAAATATTAGAAATAGGAATAAAAGACGGTGCATCTATAAGAATGTGGAGAGAATGGCTAAATGTAGAAACAATTATAGAAGGATGGGATATCAATAATATACCAACTATAGAAAATACAGTATTAAAAAATGTAAATCAAACTAAAAGAAAAGAGATACTAGAAAATATAACCGGTATATATGATCTGATACTAGACGATGGTTTACATTCACAAGAAAGCATCGAGACCTCTTTTGCTTGCTTATTCCCTTTTTGTAGAACATATATTATAGAAGATTTACACGCACCTTGGTGCGAAAAAATATATGAATTGGGAAAATTTACAATAGATAATATTGAAAATTTAATGCATCACAAAATATGGAATAGTAATTTTGCTACATTATCAGAAAAATTATATATCGAAACATTTGCCAGTGTAGAAGATATTCTATTAAAAGGAACCAGAGAAAATCCATCATCTATTGCAGTAATTATAAAAAATTTATTTTATGAATAATTTTTCTCATCTTGTTTTTAATCATACCCCAAAGTGTGGAGGAAGTAGCTTTAAAACATCCTTATATAAAGCTTGTTTATCCAACTCATATTTCTCACAAACTCCAATATATATATCAGAATTTACACATAATAATATGTGTTTACAAAAAGATAACCAATATATACCTATTATTCATAATGACACAAAATTATTTGCTGATCATAGCCATGCATATTTTTTTGAAAAAACTTTTAATTTAGATATTTCTTCAACATTCAGGATTATTAGTATTAGACATCCTATATTAAGATTTATTAGCCATATGTATTTTTTTGATAAATTAAATCCAGAATACTGTTCATACAATATACTAAAAGAAAAAACTAAAGAATACGGCAACATAACCATAGATTACTTAACATATTTTAAATATAGCCATCTAAACTTAGATATAGAAACAAAATATAATATCGCTATAGAAGAATTATCAAAATATAATTTTATTATAAAATCAGATTATATGAATGAATCAATTACAGAATTGAATCATAACAATCCATTCGGTCTTATTTTGGAAGAATCAAGAGTAAATACCAATAATTATAACGCAAATATATCCAAAAAAGTTTTACAAAATCTTAAATCTTTACTTCAATTCGAAATTCTTTTGCTACAAAACTTTTATCCTAATATACAAGATGAATAAATTAGCTATTAGTTTATCTTTGTATTATTTAGATTTATGGAGCAATTTTTTACAGATATTATCTCCTTTTAAGGATCATATCCATCTATATCTCTGTTTGTATAACGATAATGGATCTCAAAAACATATTATAAAAAATGCAGAAAAAAATTTTGATACAACAATTTTATTTTGTGATAATTATGGAGCAGATGTTGCTCCTTTTCTCAATATTTTAGAATTAATTAAAGAACCATATTTTATAAAACTACATAGTAAAAAAAGCTTATTAGGACAATACAATCAAATTGCTTGGAGACACATTTTATTACACGATTTTTTTGGTGATAATGATATTTTTAATAACAACTATAAAACAATACATCATAGCAACTGTGGCGCTATTGGTAATAAATTTTTACTATCTAGTAATAATGAACTATATCATAATCAAAAAATTTTATATTTGTGTGACATATTAAATATTCAATATTCTAACATATATCAATATTCTTTTTTTGGTGGTAATATGTTTATGAGCAAAACAGAGTTATTTAAACAGCATTTTCTACCCCACAACCATTTGCTTCAGAAATTATTATCTCAAGAGACTAAAAAAGTAAATGAATCAATTCTGGGAACGTATTCTCATTCTTTGGAAAGAATATTTGGTTATATTATTCCATATAATCATCTTAATTTTTATTATCCTCAACTACAATATATAAAGATTTTAAACACTAAAGCTCCAAATAATTATTTTCATATGGTAAAACTATATAATAATGACTGTTATTTACAAGAAGATCTTAATGTTTATGGTCACATATTAGATGAATCAGAATCAAATTTCACAATCGAATGGCATCATATGTTACCAAATCCTATTCAAAAATATGAGTTTGTTGACAAAGCCACGATCATACAAAAACGGGTTGACACGATCAGGAATGACAGTATAATACATGAATGATACAATCAAAAAACAGACCGTCATGGACCGATTATTTTCTCGGGCTAGCCAAAGTGGTTTCTCAAAGAAGCCACGATATTCATACTCAGCACGGATGTGTCATAACCGATAAACAAAATCGTATTCTCGGGGTAGGATACAATGGATTTCCCAAAGGGTTGGACGATAGCCGATTACCTCTAACAAGACCTGAAAAATACCATTGGATGGTACACAGCGAAAGAAATGCTCTTGCTAATTGTGTTGTTAGACCGGATGGTGGCACAGCTTATGTTACTGGTCAATGCTGTAATGATTGCATAATAGCTCTACACCAAGAGGGCATAGATACAGTTTATATGATAGACGATCATGGCACAATTTTATTTGATAATGATGCAAAAAATAGATTCGATATGTTCGTTGAAATGAGTGGCATGAAAATTTCTTATATAGATCCAAATCTTGAATGGCTGAGACAATTGAATGGTGTAATATGATGGTTACCCTATTTTATATTTTATCTATCATATACTTCGTACAACTATATCTAATAGAAAACTTTAATCCTATTGGCAAAGAATTTACAACTTTAACAATATTAGGTTTAGCTGCTATTTTAGTAAAAAAAGAAAGAAAACCATTATGATATTCGACGAACAAATTTCCAGAAAACCCGACAATTATCCTTGGACCCAAGACTTTATAGAAGCTATGCATAATGGGTTCTGGACTCATCGCGAATTTAATTTTAGTAGCGATGTTCAAGATTTTAGAGTAAATTTAACAGAACAACAAAAACAGATTATTGTTAGAGCATTATCCACCATTGGTCAATTAGAAATTAGTGTAAAGAAATTTTGGGCCAAACTTGGTGATAATTTACCTCATCCTTCTCTTAATGATTTAGGTTACACAATGGCTCATGTGGAAGTTATTCATGGTGATGCCTACGAAAGACTTTTGGAGGTTTTAGGTATAGATGATAACTTTGAAAAAATTCTAGAATTAGATATTATCAAAGGCAGAGTGAATTACCTTCGTAAGCATTTGCATAAATTTCATCAAGACAATAAAAAACAATTTATTTATTCTCTTATTCTATTTACTCTATTTGTTGAGAACATAGCATTATTTTCTCAATTTTATACTATTAGTTATTTTGGCAGATTCTTGAATTTGCTTAAAGACACAAATAAACAAGTTGAATATACTAGCAGAGAAGAGAATCTTCATGCTATGATAGGTATTAAAATAATCAATACCATCAAACAAGAATATCCAGAACTGTTCGATAAAGAACTAGAAGATAAGATTATTCACGAGTCTAAAGAAGCAGTTAGATACGAATGTGAAATAATTGACTGGATTGTTAATGGCTATGCAGAAGAAAACTTAAACTCCGATCTTCTTAAAGAATTTATTAAAAATAGATTAAACGAATCACTAGATCAAATAGGATACGAACCGGTATTCGATATTGATCAAAAATTGTTATCAAAAACACTGTGGTTTGATGAACAGATTCTTGGTAACAATATGACCGATTTCTTTCATTCTCGCCCCGTAGAATACTCTAAGAAAGCCCTATCGTTTGATATAGAGGCTTTGTTTTAATCATTATTAATGGTTTATAGGACTTTAAATGACAACGCAACCGTACTATTGGCTTAATTCGCATAGTCGCTTATTCTTAGAAAGAGGATACCTTGAACAAGGTGTTTCTCCAGAAGATAGAATAAAAAGCATATCGCAAAACTCTGAGAGACTATTAAACATCCCGGGTTTTGCAGAAAAATTTGAACGTTATATGAGTTTAGGATTTTACTCATTGTCCACCCCAGTATGGACCAATTATGGCAATTCCCGAGGATTACCGGTTAGTTGCTTCAATTCTCATATTGGAGATAGGATGGACAGTATCCTGTATAAAGTGGCCGAAGTTGGTATGATGAGCAAATTAGGGGGTGGTACTAGTGGTTATTTTGGTGAGTTAAGATCACGAGGAGCAAGTATTAGCGTTGGTGGAGAAAGTAGCGGCCCTGTTCACTTTATGGAGTTGTTTGATAAAGTAGCAGATGTGATTAGTCAAGGATCAGCACGAAGAGGAAGTTTTGCAGCATATTTACCCGTAGAGCATCCTGATATAGAGGAATTTTTACAAATTCGTAATGAAGGCCATCCTATTCAAAATATGAGTATTGGCGTTACCATCACTGATGAATGGATGAATAGTATGGTTGAAGGAGACAAACATAAAAGAAAAATTTGGGCTAAAATTATTCAAAAACGATTTGAAAGTGGATATCCATACATATTCTTTTATGATACTGTAAACAATAATGCTCCACAAGCTTATAAAGACAAGATTATAAAAATAAATAGTAGTAATCTATGTTCGGAAATTACTTTAGCATCAGACGAAAATAATAGTTTTGTTTGTGTTCTAAGTTCTCTTAATCTGCTTCATTGGGACGAAATAATACAAACAGATGCGATAGAAACTCTTATATATTTCTTAGACAGTGTTAATCAAGAGTTTGTAAATAAAACAGAGAATATTCGTTTTATGAAGAGTGCCAGAAACTTTGCTCTAAATCATAGAGCATTAGGTATGGGGGTATTAGGATGGCATTCGTATCTTCAAAGCAAAATGATAAGTTTTGAAAGTATGCAAGCTAAACTCATTAATGCTAATATGTGGCAAACTATTAGAGAACGATCAGACAAAGCATCAAAAGAATTAGCAGAAAAATTCGGAGAAGCTCCTATTCTCGAAGGATATGGTCGTAGAAACGTCACAACATTAGCCATCGCCCCTACAACTAGTAGTAGTTTTATATTAGGACAAGTTAGTCCTAGTATAGAGCCATTGAATAGTAATTATTTTGTTAAGAATTTAGCAAAAGGGAAATTCACCTATAAGAATCCTCATCTAAAAGAAATTCTCAAAAAATATAATAAAAATGATGAAACAGTTTGGAAGAGTATCTTGGTTAAAGGAGGTTCTGTTCAGCATCTAAAGTTTTTATCTGATAACGAAAAAGAAGTATTTAAAACATTCGGCGAAATTAGTCAGAAAGAAATTATTATTCAAGCATCTCAAAGACAAAAATATATAGATCAGTCTCAATCTTTGAATCTAATGATTGGGCCAGACATACCACCAAAACAAGTTAGTGATCTTCTCATAGAAGGATGGAAATTAGGAATCAAAACCTTTTATTATCAACGAAGTGCTAATCCAGCACAAGAATTAGCACGTAATATTTTAGCTTGTACAAACTGTGAATCTTAATATAAAGGATATTAAATTATGGGTAATGTGTTTGAAGACCAAACCAAGTTTATGGTAGCCTGTGATCAAACAGTATGCGAGTGGAATCAATCTCAATTTGATATGTATCACACTCTTATAAAAGAAGAAGTGTCGGAGCTTCAGGAGGCTATCAACAATATAGATAGAGTAGAAATACTAGATGCCTTAATAGATATTATTGTGGTTACGGCAGGTGCTATAAATAGCACTGGTAGTAATGCTCAAGGAGCATGGGACGAAGTTATGAAAACGAATTTTGCTAAAGTGGACCCTGTTACAGGAAAAGTAAAAAAGAGAGAAGATGGCAAAGTACTAAAACCAGAAGGATGGAAAGCTCCTGATCTTAAGTCGTTTGTAATATGATATATGGTGTATATTAATATGTCGTTATTAATATATAACTTATTATAAAGGGCATAACTTGAGAAAGAAAAAAAATGGTAGCACTAGAAAAGAAAAAATCATTGATCTCACAAATTCGCCCCTTAATCAAGATAATACAAGACTATCATCTAGGAATAGATTAAAGCCAAGAACAGAAAATCAAAAAGAATATATACGATCTATCATAGAAAATACTATTACTTTTTGTCAAGGTAGTGCCGGTAGTGGCAAAACTCATTGCGCTGTTGGCTTAGCCTTAGAACATTTATTAGAAGATAAAATCAAAAAAATCATAATAACCAGACCAGTTGTTGAAGCAGGAGAAAAAATAGGTTACCTTCCAGGCAAATATGAAGAAAAATTATTTCCTTATCTATTACCTATAGAAGATGAGATAAATTATTTTATTGGTCCAGCATTAAACGCAACTCTTAAATTAAATAATAAGATAGAAATTGTTCCTTTGGGATTTATGAGAGGAAGAAATTTTCATGATTGTTTTATAGTAGCAGACGAATGCCAAAACGCTTCCTATGAACAACTAAAAATGCTATTGACAAGAATTGGTCAAAACAGTAAAATGGTATTAACTGGAGATGTTTCGCAATCAGATCTTGCTAGACATTTACAGGGTGGTTTTCATGAAATGATAAAAAATTTATCGGATGTAGATGGTATAGGTATCGCTACATTAACTGATCATGATATCATTCGTAATCCTATTATAGCTAAAATTTTAGCAAAACTAGATAATTATGAACAAGGCAGAAAATAGTAAGTGTTTATTATTAAATGCTGATTATTCACCATTAAGAATTATTAGTTGGCAAAAAGCTATTATTTGGTCTATAAAATATGAGGATAATCCAACTTTTAAGATAGAAATTATTGAATATTATAAAGACAAATATATTCAAGGAACTAATGATAAACAATTTAAAGTTCCATTAGTGGCAAAAACGCAAAAATATTTCAACATTCATAATAGATCATTAAAATTTTCTAGAAAAAATCTATTTATCAGAGACGATCATACTTGTCAGTATTGTGGATTAAGATTTAATCATAACGAATTAACTTATGATCATGTTATTCCAAAAAGTCAATTTCATCCTAATAAAAAGGATGCTACTAATTGGCTAAATATAGCAACCGCTTGTGTTAAATGTAATAGGAAAAAATCAAATAAAACGCCCGAACAAGCTAATATGAAATTACTGAATGTTCCTAAAAAACCATTTTATGAGCCAAGATACTTGCCGCTAGCAAAAGAACTTCCTACTATATATAGTAGTGATTCAGACCAAAAAGAATGGATAAAATATATAGATGGCTATTTTTAATACAAATCGATCTACTTCTAATGAAGATAAATTTTATTGTTTATTAGGACTCGAAGACTATCTTGATGATGATGGATATCCAAGATTAAACAACGAGAATATGTCAAATGCTGTTGCTAAAATAGTATTTTCTAAAAAACCAAAACATTTTACCGATAATGATAAATCTTATGGTAGATATTACATTAAATTGGATCCAAATTCAAAAATTTTCAATCCTAAGAAAATTCTATCTTCTATAGAAGAAAAAAATTCTTTATCATTTATTAATAGCATATGTAAAAGCGAATGGGATTTTAAAGAGGTCACCCCACAAGTATTTCAAAAATACATAACTTTTCTAAAGACAAAAAATCTATCTTGGCTAAAAGATGCTCAAAGAGACCTAAAATAAATCATGCCGACCTACACATACATATGCAACTCCTGTTCCAAAAAATTTGAACTATTTTTTTATATTAAAGACTATATAGCTTCTCCAAAATGTAGTTTGTGTAACAGCAAACAAACAGAAAGAAGTTATGCTGATGATGTATCAAGCATTCAAGGATCTATTAAAAAACATGATAGTGAACTAAAAACCATCGGGGATTTAGCTAATAGGAATAGAGACAGACTGAGCGATGACCAAAAACAAACCCTTTATTCAAAACATAATTCATATAAATCAACAAACGATAATGTTTTACCAAAAGGTATGAATAGAATAAAAAAACCACCAAAAACGAAATGGACTTAACATATGGATAATCAGCCCTTACCATCTGGTACTGACTATGCAGACTTTTTAAGAAACCAAATAAAACAAATAACAGATGAAGAGTCTGTAAATCTATCAGAATATAAGTATATTTTTGACGATATAAATAAAATTAGAAAACAAACCAATGCTCAATACGAAATATTCATAAATATGACAGCAAATATTATGGAAAATATAGAAGGCTCCGAATTTCCAGAACACAGAAACGTTTATGCTAATAATTATTTTATACCGGTGCCATCTGGAAACGACCATAATGAATATGTAAAAATATTTTTTAATTACCTAGAAAACTGTATGCTAACATCAGCAGAGAAAGCAGAAGTCAATGGATCAAAATATAACTGAAAATTTCATTTTTAAACAAGACACAAATACAAAAAAAATATTACAAAATCAATATTTTTGTCAAAAAGAGTATGCTGATTTTATAGATGATAATAATTATGGTAGAACTATTTCTGAGAATTCTAATACATTAGCCAAAATCTTGTATAAAGATAATAATGCGTTTTATCAAATAAAAGTTTCAAACAATAATCAATTATTTAATCCAATATCAAAATTGGACAGAGAACAAAGCTACAGTTTTCTACATAATGTTGTAAGACCAGCTAGTAAATTTGTATCTGTAAACTCTACCACATTTTCATTTTATCTAAATTTTTTATTAACAGGCAATTCAGCTTGGCTGATCAAAGCAGAAAGAGAGAGGATGTAATGGCAAAAATATCAAAAAATAATATTTACGCTATCAAATATTTATTTTCTCAGAATTTTACAACAGAACAGATAGCTTCTGAAACCAATTTATCTGTTGAGAGTGTACAATCTGTGATAGAATCAGAAAATCTGATAAAGGTGAATCAACAACCGACAGCTAAAGATTTGATGATAACAAAAACTGCTGTTAAAAAAAATAACACCGTTGCTATTATGACACAAGAAGCATCTATGATGAACGATCATAACAGATCAAAATTATCTAATCCGCAAAAGTCACCAGACCATATATTCAAACCGTTCACCAAATGAAATTCATATCTAGATACTCCAATAATAAGGAAGTATCTGCTGCCCAATATATCACAGAAATTATTTGTGAAAAAAAGGCAAAACTTGACAAAAAAGATATTCACTATAAATTTTGGCTAAATAAAGAATGGTCTGCTTTTTATAGAAATCAGATTGCAACAGCAAATAAGTTAGTTAAACAATATAATCCTTTGGCTATAGTAAAAGCCTTACAAGATAGCAAAACCGTAAATACTTATTCGTTGCGAGCGCCCATGCTCAAACCTATTATAGAACATCATCAGAAAATCTTAGATTCACAAAACAAAGAATTTTCAAAAGATATAGACAGATCATCTCATAAAAAATATAAAACAAACAATCATAAAAAATCTAATAATATACTTTCAAAACTAGAGGATATAGATAATGAGTCTTAAAGAAGATATAATTAAAAATTTTGGAGACGATATTATATTATCAGGTAATTCACTGGTAGAAAAAAAGATACTCACTATTCCTATTAGTCCTGCTCTGGATATAGTTCTAGGCGGAGGAATACCAGAAGGTAGTTTTGTGATATTTACAGGACAACCTAAATGTGGAAAAACTTTATCCTCACTGGACTTTGCCACCACAGCACAAAAACCAGAATACCAAGGAGATCTTAAAAATCCCAGAGAAGTGTACTACCTAAATATCGAAGGTAGACTAAAACAAAGAGATTTATTGGGTATTAAGGGATTAGATTTAACTCGATTTCATATTATAGGATCTCAACAGGGTAAGATTTTACATGCTGAAGAATATCTACAAATAGCAGAAAGAATTATTAATGAAATTCCTGGTTCGATAGTAATTATCGATTCTTATTCTGCGCTATGCACAGAAGCTGAAATCACCAGCGATATGGATAAAATGCAAAGAGCAGATGGTGCAAAATTATTAGCTAAATTCTGTAGAAAAGTTTCTAATGTTATTCCTGTAAATAAAAATATTGTGATTGGGATTACTCATTTGATGGGTAATCCAACAGGATATGGGGCAGAATTTAAGGAGAAAAGCGGTCAAGGTATTGCGTATCAAACCGATATTAAACTACGAGCAAAAAGTTCTAAGCCATGGTCTTTAGGAGCAGACGATACTCAGATAGGCCAAGAGGTTGAATGGCAAGTTATTTGTTCTGCTCTCGGTCCTCCTGGAGGAGTAGCAAAAAGCTTTATTCGCTATAACGAAGGTATAGATAAGCTCACAGAACTTGTCAATTTGGCCTCAGACGTCGGAGTTATAAATAAAGGTGGAGCATGGTATACCATCAAAACCAGCAAAGACTCTCATAAATTTCAAGGAGCAGAAAAAACCAGAATATTTTTGATGGAAAATCCAGAAATAGCAAAAGAGGTCGAAGATTCTGTTAAAAGCCTGTTGGGTATTAAAAAGTAATGAATATAACTAACTTGGATGGAGAAGTTGTTTCTTGGGCCTTGACAGGTTACGTTTCAAAAGGTAAAATACAAAATAAGTCATCGTACCATTTGCAGGCAAGAAACCTATTAATTTCTCTTCATCCAACACTACAAATCTTGGAAGAAGTTTTGATACCAATAAGAAAAGGCCAAATAGCATATTTAGATTTTTATCTACCACTATTAAAATGGTGTGTTGAGGTTCATGGAGAACAACACTATAAGTATGTACCATATTATCATGGTAACATGATGAGTTTTCTTAAAGCTCAAAAAAAAGATAGAGAAAAATCAGAATGGTGCAATATTAATAATATAAGATACATAGAATTACCATATCATGAAAATATAGATCAATGGACACAAAGAATAAATCATGAACAGCAAATCATCTAAAGAAGAATTACAGTATTGGGATAAGATTTTAGACGAATACGAAAATTCTATAGGTTTATCAGAATTCTCTGCTAGTATTATACCATCGGAAGAAATTAATAAATATACATCAATGAACAGAGATGAAATAGAGAAATTAAGTCCAGAAGATTGTGCGCAAATATCATATAGATTATCCCAATTCTCTTTCTATGTACAACGTAGTTTAAATAGAGAAATAGCAAGATATAACTGGGCGGACGAAAATATAAAAGAAGTTATAGCAGACGATATTAATAACTATAAAGGATATGGTTATATTGAAAAATCAATACAGGCTATTAAACATAATGAAAAAGCTAATGGATTGAATAGTATAAAAAAATATGCAAAACAACGTAGTGATAGATTGCAATATCTGGCTAATAGTATAAAAAACTTATCTGATGTTATGATTTCCATCCAAAAGAGTAAAAGTAAACATGGATCTTAAAGATTTATTAAACAACCCAGAACAAATAAAAAATTTAATTACCGTACTTCAGTCTTTGTTACCAGACGAAAAAGCTGAAACAAAAGAAGAGATTTCCTCTGTCGAGAGCGAAGATACTCAACTAACAAATAGTATCCGTACTAAAAATAAAAGACTTCCAGCACAGTCTGGTAATAAATTTGAAAAAATGAGTGAGTTTCATATGCACAAAGATGATAATCTAATAGATGAAAAATTAGCAAAACATCCACCAGTTGCACGAACAAGAGAATACGAGCCGGTATCTGTGAAATGCAGGGTGTGTGGAAAAACAGAAAATATAAATCCGGCCCTTGTGCATGATAGTCCTTCTCGCTATAAATGTAATAACTGTTCAACAAACGCTGGATGAAAAATGATACTTTGTGATCCTGCCGCAGAAAGAGCGGTATTGTCTGGAATATGCAAATACGGTGAAAATGCATACTTAGATATTGCGGATATTATACAGCCATCAACATTTACTGTTGATAGTAATATAATGATATATCAAGTAATAAAAGAGATATGTGAAAAAGATCATAGTCCTTCCATAGATATAGCATCAATCCTATCTGTTGCTCAATCATTAAATTTTGGTCATATTTTATCTCAAAAAAATGAGACTCAACATTTAAAAGCTATTATAGATTTTCCGGTTAATCTAGAAAATGTTAGAAAATTTGCAGCTAAAATTAGAAAACTACAAATAGCTAGATTGCTTAGAGATCAACTAGAAGAAGCAAAAGAAAAATTATTAGATATAACCGGTGCCGAACCAATATCGTCGATTATAGGATTAGCAGAAGATAGTATCTTCAATTTCTCAACACTGCTAAATGATACCGACAATAATCCTGTTTGTATAGCAAATATCGTTGATGATTATATCAATAATATCAAAGAAAATCCCATTGATCAAGTTGGCATATCTACAGGATTTCATGTTTATGACAATGCTATAGGTGGTGGTCTTAGAAAAGGATCAGTAAGTATTATAGCAGCAAGACCAAAAACTGGTAAGACTCTGCTAGCAGATAATATTGGTTTACACATAGCAAAAAATGTCAAAGTGCCAGTATTAAATATGGACACCGAGATGAGCACAGACGATCATCTTAATAGAGTTTTGGCCATGATGACAGAAATAGAGATTTCAAGTATAGAAACCGGTAAAGCATTTGAGTCTCCGGATAAAAATAATAGATTACAAACGGCTCAAAAAGAACTTAAAGATGTTAGACTGTATTACAAGTCAATCGCTGGTAAACCATTTGAAGAACAATTGGCTATCATGAGAAGATGGCTTGTTAAGGAGGTTGGGCTACACCCAGATGGAACAGCCAAAGACTGCGTTATTGTTTATGATTATCTAAAACTAATGGATAGTGCAGGAATATCTCAGGATATGAAAGAGTATCAGGTTTTAGGTTTTATGATGACAAGCTTACATAATTTTGCTGTCAGATATAAAGTTCCTATTCTTGGTTTTATACAATTAAATAGGGATGGTATAACAAAAGAAACCACAGATACCGCCAGCGGCTCTGATCGTATAATATGGTTATGTAGCAATTTTACTATTTTCAAAAGAAAAAGCGACGAAGAGATTGCCGAAGACGGACCGACTAACGGTAATAGAAAACTTGTTCCTATTATTAGTAGACATGGTGGAGGCCTAGACGACAATGACTATATTAATTGTCACATGAAGGGCTGGTGTGCAAAAATTGAAGAAGGTAAGACAAGATTGGAATTAGTAAATAATAATACTAACACAGACAAAGGATTTATCGTTAATGATGAGAACAACAATGACGATCAAGAAATCCCGTTCGTATAATCAACAACAACTTAAAGTACTATCTGATTATTTATGTGAAGATATAGATAATTTACTAGATAATTTAAATGTTGGAGAATACAAAACTTTTGATCGCATGATAGCCATGAGATGTCCAATTCATGGCGGAGATAATAATTCTGCTTGTAATTTATATTACAAAGGAGACTCATATAGAGGCAACTGGAAATGCAGAACGCATCAATGCGAAGAAACATTCAAAGGATCTATTATAGGATTTATAAGAGGTTGTTTGTCTAAACAAAATGGTTGGACAGGACCGGGCGATCCAACCGTTTCTTTTAATGATGCTGTAGAATATGCTATTAATTTTACTAAAAAGAATCCTAGTCAAATAAAAGTTAGTAAAAAAGAAGTAGAAAAAAATAATTTTGTAAATATTGTTAATAATATACAAACAGATATTAGATCTGTTGACGATACTCCTAAAATCACAAGAGATAAAATAGTAAAGAATTTAAAAATTCCATCAGATTATTTTATTAGTAGAGGATTTTCTTCTGAGATACTTATCAAATATGATGTTGGTGAATGTTTAAGTTCCGAAAAAGAAATGGGCGATAGGGCTGTTGTGCCAGTATACGACGACACTCATGAACATATGGTAGGTTGTTCTGGTAGAAGTATTTTTACTCAATGCTCTAAATGTAAAAGTTATCATAATTTAACAAAAGATTGTCCAAATTCAGATTATTTATGGCAATATTCTAAGTGGAAACATAATAAGGGATTTAAAACACAAGAATATCTATATAATCTATGGTATGCAAAAGACTATATACAACAAAATAAAAATGTTGTGCTGGTCGAAAGTCCAGGAAATGTTTGGAGATTAGAAGAGGCCGGAATTCATAATAGCGTAGCCCTATTCGGCTCTGTATTACAAGAAAAACAAAAATTGTTATTGGATATTTCTGGAGCAATGAGTATATATATACTTATGGACAATGACGACGCTGGCAAAAGAGCTGCTCAAAAAATCTATGATAAATGTCATAAAACATATAATGTTTTCTATATTGATATTGACCACAGTGATGTTGCTGATATGTCAGTAGCTGAAGTAAAAGAGATTATTTTACCACAATTAAAAGATAAATACTAATGAATACTAAAATAATAGCATTTTCTGGCCGTAAGCAGTCTGGCAAAACTATTTGTTCAGAATTTTTAAAAGGATTATTATTATCCAATGGATATTCTGATGTTGAAATATATAACTTTGCAGACCCATTAAAAGAAGACATATGCATGAATATGTTTGGATTATCATATGTTCAATGTTATGGTGAAGATCATAACAAGAATGAACTAGTTGATGCCTATTGGGAAGATAAGCAACTAACAGCTAGAGATTTAATGCAATTAATAGGTACTGACTTATTTAGAAAATTAAATAATAATGTTTGGGTAAATGCTCTTATCAATAAAATTAAAAAGAGTAAACTTCAAGTTGTTATAGTTTCTGATTGTAGATTTCCTAATGAAGTAGAAGCTATAAAAAATAATGGAGGAATAGTATTTCGACTAAATAGAAATCCACACAAATCAGAACATATTAGCGAATCAATATTAGACGCTTGTAGATATGATTGGAATAATTTTAATGCTATCATTAATAATGAACATATGACAGTTAGAGAGCAATACGATAAACTTAAAAAACTTATGTTACATTTTAATGTACTACCCCAATAATAGGATATCATGATTATAACTTATTTCCGTAGTTCGTCTTATAATGCCCATTCTATGTGCGAACAACAATATTTTTTTGAATATGTACTAGGATGGAGGGGTCCAAGTGGACAAAAGGCGGATAAAGGAACAATAGTCCATAAAGTTTTAGAAATTCTTGCCATGATCAAACAAGGTCAGCAAGATAAATTATCTCATATAAACGACGACGAATTCTTAGGTCTTATAGATATAAATGACTATAGTCTTAATACCATAATAGAAAAAGTATACAAGCATTATAGTACCGCTAATAGTCATCATACTTGGACTCTAAAAGACTATAAGGACTGCTATAATTGGGTTTACAAGGCTATAGAATTTAATGGCGGTATGTTTGATCCTAGAAATCGCACCATTCTTAGACCAGAACAACACTTTGATTTGGTAATAGAAAAACCATGGGCTAAATACGAGTATAATATTAATAATCAAAAACTAGATGGATATTTGGGCTTAAAAGGCACTATAGATCTTATAACTTTGGCTAATGATAATACTATTGAGGTCATAGATTGGAAAGGATTGCCATTAGATACAAAATTACCTACTCTTGACGGATGGACAACAATTGCAGATATAAATGTGGGATGTAATGTCTTTGATCAATACGGTAATATATGTCGCGTTGTTGGAAAATCAAAAGTCAAAACAAAAAAATGTTTCAGAGTAACTTTTGATGACAAAACATCGGTAATTTGTGACGATGAGCATTTATGGAAATTATCTAATGGTGAAACGGTATCTATACAGGATCTAGCTATTGGCGATACTATTAATGTGACAAAACCATTAAAATGTAATGAACAATCCCTACCAATAGATCCTTATCTATTAGGAGTCTGGTTAGGAGACGGAAGAAATAGAGGTTGCGAGATTAGTGGCAATGATACTGAAATTTTTGAAGAAATACAAGCAAGAGGTTATGAGCTAGGAAAAATTCAAAATGATAAAAGATCAAAAAATAAGACAGTATCGATCCTAAATGTGACAAAAATACTAAAATCTTTAAATCTATTGAATAATAAACATATACCAAAAATTTATTTGAGAGCATCTTTTCAACAAAGGCTAGACTTACTAAGGGGTTTGATGGATACAGACGGAAATGTAAATCCAATTAGAAAACAAACTGTGTTTACTTCTTGTAATAAAAAACTATCCGACGATGTTAAAGACCTACTTTTAACCCTTGGGCAAAGACCGAATCAAGCGTGTATTAAAAGAGATACAAATTACAAAAAAAACGTAATCATATATCCTATTTCGTTTCGTCCAATTGACATTAATCCTTTTCTATTGAACAGGAAAAAAGAACTTGTGGATGTAAATTGGGGATCTGGAAGATCTAGGGTTAGACGAGTTTCTAAAATAGAAGAATCGATTATACAAAAAACTCAATGCATTTCCGTAGACAGTCCAGACAATACTTATCTGTGTACAGAAAATTATATTCCAACACATAATACTGGACGAAGACTAGATTGGGCAACCGGTCAAGAAAAAACCCAAGAAAAGTTAGAAAAAGATCCACAACTTAAAATTTATCACTATGCTATTAAAAAATTATATCCGCATATTGAAAATGTAATTTTTTCTATCTACTTTATTAATGATGGTGGTCCTTTTTCTATGGTATTTCATGATAGCGATCTCATAGACACAGAAAATATGTTGAGAGAAAAATTTGATATTATTAAGAAAACAAAACGTCCTAAGCTTAATAAAACATGGATGTGTAATAAATTATGCCATTTCGGTAAAACCACTTTTGAAAATACTAGCATACAACCTTTGGAGGAATATAGAGATGGACAAATATGTCAAAAAGGATCTGTCATGACAAAGTGCGAACAAGTCAAGCACGACCTTGAACTTTATGGGATCGATGCTACAATGAGTATGTACAAACACCCGAATCATTCTTTTGGATCTTACAAAGCGCCAGGATCAGTATGACCTATTCTGTTCTTCATTGTCATTCGCATTTTAGTCTTTTGGATGGTCTTAATCGTCCAGAACAAATAGCTAATAGATGTTCTAAATTAGGCATTAATTCTTGTGCCTTAACCGATCATGGTAACATCGCCGGCTCTGTACAGTTCTATCAGAAAATGCGAAATAAAAATATAAAACCAATTCTTGGTTGTGAATTATATATATGTGAAGATGATCCGAGTATACAAACAAAAGAAAATGCTTCATTATCACATTTTTTGGTATTGGCGAAAAATTTGCAAGGATGGAAAACCTTAATAAAGATTGTTTCCGAATCTAACAGACCCGATTACTTTTATCATAAGCCGCGTTTAAGTTTGGCGAAATTAGCAGAAATACTGGATGGTAACATTATAGGTATTTGTGGACATTTGGGATCAACATTAGCAGATAAGATATTATGCGACGAATCCAAAGCTATAGATAATGGATTATCTTTTGTGGACTATATGAAAACTATATTTGGCACTGATAATTTTTTTCTAGAGACACAACTATTTGATCAAGCATATTTAAAACAACAAACATATTTGACAGATACAATAAGAAGAATTTCTGAATTAAGTAAAACAAAAGCGGTATGCACACCGGATGCTCATTATTGCGAACAAGACGATGCTATAGATCAAAGAATATTACTCTGTAATAATCTTAAAACAACATTATCAGATATAAATACTAAGATGCTTCATAATCAATCTGTACCTATGGAGTGTTTCTTTAAAAGTGACAAATACTATATTCTGTCTCCGGAAGAAATGAAAACTCTTCATAGCGATGAAGAGATAGAAAACACTTTATTTGTGGATAGTCTAATAGAAAATTTTGATATACTATCACCACCTAAATTACCTAAATTCGAATGTCCCGAAGGATTCTCTCCGGATGAATATTTAAGAGAATTATGTAGAAAAGGTTGGAAAAATAGAATTATACCGAATATTGACAAATCACAACACGATATTTATGTTGATAGAATAAAATATGAACTACAGGTTTTGCAAAATGCTGGGCTTAGTAGTTATTTTCTAATTGTTCAAGACATACTAAGATATGTTAAAAATAATAATTGGTTAGCAGGACCAGGACGAGGAAGCGCAGCCGGATGCTTGGTTTCTTATTTAATAGGTATTACAGATATAGACCCTATTAAACACGAATTACTATTTGAAAGATTTTATTCCGATGGCAGGAATGTAAAAGAACACATATCTTTTCCGGAATTTTCTATACAAACATTTAAAAATGGTGTATAAACAGTATAATTCCGGAGGCAATATGAAAGCTAAAATAAAAGACTATAAAAATAAGAGTTATAATTTACTTACTATAATAACTTTAGTTTCGGATAGTAAAGGAGAAACAATTGCTAAGTGTAAATGTAAATGCGGCAATGTCTGTTATAAGAAACTATCTATGATAAAGATTAACCATGTTAAAAGTTGTGGTTGTTTAGCAAAATCAACTAGATTTACTAAAAATAGTAAAAAAAAATTATTAAATGATTTCTCTAAATTAGATGCCGCATCAGCTTATTGGCTTGGTTTTATTTTTGGCGATGGAAATATTAGTGATAGTAATAAGCTACAATTATGCTTGGGATCAGAATCAAAAAAACATTTGATTAAATTTTCTAAATTTTTAATAGGCTCTAATATAGTAAAAGACTACGATAATAGGTGTACATTTCAATTTACTAGTGATATTTTAGCAAATAATATATCAAAATATGGTATTATACCAAGAAAAACATGGTATAGTACTTTAAAATTACCGTCGGATCAATTATTATGGCCAGATTTTATAAGAGGATATTGGGATGCTGATGGATGGGTTAGTATAAAAAAACAAACCAATAAAAATAAAGTCTACACTGGTTACAACATAGGTATATGTTCATATCTTCCAGAAAATTTGGAAACAGTATCCAAAGCCTTACCTGTAAAATATAAAAAACCAACAAAAATAAAAAATAGAGACTTGTATCAGTTAATATACCAAAACAAGAGTGAAATTAAAGTTATAGCAAAATATTTACTAAACAATCATTTATATATAGACTACAAATGGAAAAAAATTCTATACTTACTAGACTAGTACATGAGATTAAAAGCCAGCCTATAATCGAAAGGTTAGAACAAGAAAAAAATAATAGATTTCTTGAACATGAATGCTCTATAGTTCTTTCGGCTCCAGAAAATATATCATACTATAATCATATAATAGTAAATAAAAATATTTTATCCGAAAACACTATTAATAGTTATATAATGTGGATATATGGTATTGTCGATCAGCTTGATAATACTCGTCCAATACAAAGCATTCCAGCCAGAATACAAATGCCAGATATCGATATAGATATCCCAATAGATAAACGAGAACAAGTATTAGAATATATAAAAAGTAAATATGGACATGGCAAAGTATCACAAATGATTACTTTTAATACTATGAAAGGTAGAGGAGCATTAAAAGATGTGCTAAGAGTATATGGTAATATATCTTTCGAAGAAATGAATTCTATTACCAAATTTATTCCTGACGAAGCAAAAATAGCCGACGAGCTTCAAGAGATGAAAGAAGATACCGGAGAAGCCTCAATTATTAGATGGGCCTTAGAGAATAATACAGACAAGCTTAAAGAATGGTGCTACATAGCAGAAGATGGTTCGTTGGCTGGTCCATTGTCAAAAAGATTTGAACAGGCCATAAGGCTTGAAGGAACAAAATCCAACCAAAGCAAACACGCTGCTGGTGTAATAATAGGTACCGAAGATCTTGCATCTCTGTGTCCTATGGTCTATGATAATAGAAATGATCAGCTGATAGCGGGCATGGAGATGAATGATCTAGAGAGTTTGGGTTTAATTAAATTTGATATATTGGGTATAGCTTATTTGGACAAAATCATGTCTGTATCAGAATACCTAAAAAACGGAGAACTATAATGTTAACAAAAACATTAGACCAAGTTGCTGTGGGCGAAAACTTTAAAGCTAATAATGTAGAATATACTAAGATCCAAGAAGTTAGAGTAAGTTGTTGCAGAAGCGTTAATTGTCATGTTGCAACAGATAGTAATCAAAGGACTTTTTTCCCAGGAAACACAGTAGTGGAGACAAATGGCTAATTTACAAAAAATTTGTGTATTTGATTTAGAAACGGACGGGGCTAATCCTGACCTTTGTAGCCCCGTTCAAATTGCCTCTCTGATAATAGATCCATATAAATTAGAAATTATCAAAGACTCAGAATTTAATATTAATCTAAAACCATCCATATTGGATGAAAAACCTGATTATATATATGATGATAGTGATGTTCTTGATTTCCATGCCAAGGTTAGAGGATGCGAGAAAACCAAAATATTAGAGGACTGGAAATCTTATCAAAATCAGGATAATGGATGGAAAATGTTCGTATCTTATTTAGAGAAATATCATATAAGATCGGATAAAAAATCTTGTTTTACAGCACCAATAGCTGCTGGATACAATATAAATAGATTTGATCTTAGAATCATAGAAAGACTAAGTACGAAATATAATAATGTCAATAAGGAGGGAAGAACATCTCTTTTTTATCCACGAGACGTTATAGATCTAATGAATGTTATATTTTATTGGTTTGAAGGAAACAATGAACTAAAAAACTATACATTAGATAATGTTAGAGAATACCTAGGTCTTGGCAATAGTGGATCTCATGATGCGCTAAATGATGTAAGAGCCACGGCTGATATTCTTATTAGATTTATGAAACTTCATAGAAATCTTGGTAATAAGGTTAAATTCAAAAACGCGTTCGCCACAGCGTCCGCATAATATTTATGAATCATCACTATACGTTTGATTGTGGTTGTAAATTTAAGGTATTGGACTATACCCAGGATGGTATTCCTAGAATAGATTTCGATGGCAAACTAGAAAATCTGAATCTAGAATGTTCCAAAACATGGGATATGATAGCACAAGGAAACACAAAAGGCGTTTTCCAATTAGAGTCCAGACTAGGCTCTAGCATGTCCAAAAAACTTAAACCACAAAATATAGAGCAGCTTTCTGCATTGATTAGTATTATGCGACCAGGATCATTAGAGGCATATAGGGAAGGCAAAAGCATCAGTGATCATTATATAGATAAAAAAAATGGTCTAGAAGAATTAGATTACTTCCATCCTTCTCTTGAGCCTTCATTAAAATCCACCTATGGCGAGATGATTTATCAAGAACAGGCCATGCAAATCGCTCAGGCGGTGGCCGGGTTCGATCTTCAAGAAGCCGATATGCTTCGTAAGGCCATAGGCAAAAAGAAACCAGAAGAAATGGCAAAAATCAAAGTTAAATTCAAAGATGGTGTTAAAAAACTTAATATTGTCTCAGAAGATGAGAGCGAAGAAATTTTTGGTTGGATAGAAAAAAGTCAAAGATATAGCTTTAACAAGAGCCACGCTGTAAGTTATGCTATGAATGCATATTCATCAGCATATGCAAAAGCACACTTTGCCAAAGTATTTTTTGCATCATATTTAAAGTTCGCAAAAGACAAGATGGATCCCCAAAAAGAGATCAAGGAATTAATTAGAAACGCGACAGAAATGGATGTTACTGTTTGCGTTCCAGATTTAAGAAAACTTAATAAACACTTTACTATAAACGATGATAAAATTTATTTTGGTTTAACAGATATAAAAGGTGTTGGTTATTCGGTATATGATAAGATTATGGAAATAGTCAAAAATATGGATCTTAATTCTATATCATGGTATGGATGCTTAGTAAAATTGCTCAATAAAATAAACTCTACAGCCGCTAAGGCACTAATATCGTGCGGAGCCCTTGATTATTATCATATGTCGCGCACACAAATGTTGTTTGAATATGACATAATATCAGAATTAACATCTAGAGAATTAGATCTTTTAGATATAAACCAAAAACATCTAGGACAAGTTTTAGAGAATCTGCTGACTAATAGTAAGATTAATATCAAGCGAAAAACTAATATACAAAATTTGATTAAACTATATAAAAATCCACCATACTCACTAAACGATAAAATAGAATGGTTATCTGACACAGAAAATGCGTTGCTTGGTGCGTCTATTACCTGTTTTAAAATAGACTCGTACGACATTAGTATGACCAACTGTGATTGCAAAATGTTTAAACATACCAATAATGTTAAAAATATTATTTTAGCTGGTGAAATTAGTAATATAAATTTTGTTAAGACAAAGAATGGGAAAAATGCTGGTGCAGAAATGGCTTTTGTCACAATAGAGGATCAATACGCATCCTTGGATTCCGTTATCCTATTTCCTGATCAATTGTCTAAATATCGAAACTATCTATTCGAAGGAAATGTACTAATATTTCTAGGCAATAAGAGTCCTAAAAAAGACTCTTTTATAGTAGAAAAATGTTTTATACCAAGATCTTGACAAAACGCTGCCGCTTGGTATAATGTTATATAGTTGTAGCGTTTTTACTTTTAGGAGTTTTGAAAATGAATATCACATTGTTGAAGGGTAATCTTGCACGAGATCCTGAGCTAAGAGTTGTTAATCCAAACGGAAAACAAACTAGCGTAGTAAACTTTACTATTGCTGTTAATAGAGACTATGTAAAGTCTAATGGAGAAAAAGACAGAATTACATCTTTCATTAACTGCGAAGCATGGGACAGCGGAGCAGAAACTATTGCCGAATCCCTTAAAAAGGGAGATTTGGTTATGGTAGAAGGATCTCTTAGAAATGACACATGGGAAAAAGATGGAGTTAAGCATAGTAGTCTAAAAGTTAGAGTTAATAACTTTTCGAAGATCACTAAGCTTAGTAGATCAAAGGCAGAAGAATCAGAATCGGTTGCTTTCTGACAATACTCAAAGAGGAATGAATATAGAATATTGGGGGTGAAACATCCCCCTTATTCTATTATATAATGGCAAAATCTAAACTAAAAATATTGATGTGCTCCGAAGCCAGCTTCATAAATTCTGGTTTTGGTAAATATGCTTACGAGATTTTATCCAGATGGCATAAAACTAACAAATACGTTGTTGCAGAATTTGCTTCCTATGGTATGGTCAATGATCCGAGAGATAAAAATATAGACTGGATTTATTATGCAAATGCTGTGAGAGATAATGATCCTAGATATAAGGAATACATGTCTAGGACAGATAACCAATTTGGAAGGTGGAGATTTGAGAAAGTTCTATTAGACTTTAAGCCTGATGTTGTTGTTGACGTAAGAGATTTTTGGATGAGCGGCTACCAAACCTTATCTCCTTTAAGATCTTATTTTCATCATATCCTTATGCCCACAGTAGATTCTGCTCCACAACAAGAAGAGTGGGTAGACGTATTTCTATCAACAGATGCCATTTTTACATATAGTGATTGGGGGGCAAAAGTTCTAAAAGAACAAACTAATAATAAAATTAAGTACATAGCAACAACCAGCCCAGGTGTAAATTTAAATATTTTTTCTATCAAAGATAAAAATCTACTACGTCAAAAATTTAATATACCACAAGAAGCTTTTGTGTTTGGTTCCGTGATGAGAAATCAGAAACGCAAACTAATACCAGAACTCTTATATAGTCTTAAACAGATAATCTCCTTGCCCGAAATACAAAATACTAATCAAAAAATTTACCTATATCTACATACCACATATCCGGACATGGGCTGGGATATACCGGAATTACTTAGCCAATACCAAGTATCCAACCATGTCCTATTTACATATCTATGCAAAACTTGTCAGAATACTGAGGCTTGTGTTTTTAGTGGTCCATTAAAAGTGTGTTCAAAATGCCTAAATAAAACCTGTCAGTTTCCATCTGTATCAAATGGTGTTTCAGATACTCAATTAAGTGAAATATACAATCTGTTTGATCTTTATGTACAATATGCTATTTGTGAAGGTTTTGGTATGCCACAAGTTGAAGCAGGCGCGTGTGGGATACCTATTGCTACCGTAGATTATAGTGCAATGGTTGACATTATAGAAAAATTACAGGCGTTCAAAGTTAATCCTAGTTCTTATTTCAAAGAGTTAGAAACAAAAGCAATTCGTGTATATCCAAATAACAAAGATCTAATTGGTATTATACTCAAGCAAATAGCCAAACCAATACCGATTAGAAATACAGAAAGATTAAAAATAAGACAACTAACAGAAAAATATTATAATTGGGATGATATATCCAAAGTATGGGAAAACTATTTTGATAATCTGGAATATAGAGCAGACTGGAACGTACCATTAACTATCTTAAATAAAGCCGATAAAACCCAGTCGGATGGTAATAAAAATAATTTTAGCGTATTAGCAAATCTTTGTAATAATTATGTAAGAAATGCAGATTTATTATCTTCATTTAAATTTTTGAATATGCTACAAAACGCTGATTATGGATTTAGCTATAATTCTCCAACCCAAATATCCGCATATGATATTAATAATATATATGATTATATAAATGTTATGATAGATAACAATAATAGATCCGAAGATATAAGAAAAACAAATCATAAATTCGAAGAAGACTTTATTCAATACGCACATCTAAAAAATAACACATGAAAATATTATATATTGCACCATATAGATTATCAAATAGTATAGGATACGAATCTATAAATTTACTATGTAATTTATATGATATGGGATTAGATGTAGTTAGTAGACCAGTATTCGATGGAACAAAAACAATAAAAGATAAAAAATTTACAGATATATTAGAAATAACAGAAAATAAACAGATAAATTCATTTGATGTTATTATACAGAATGTCTCGATTTTGAATTACTGTTACACATCAAAAATACCATATCATATATTTTGGCCAATAACACATAATATAATGCCATCTTATGAGCAAAAACAAAAATATGCTATATTAGATGAAAAAATAAATTATTTGTATAGTAATAATACTACTAAATTCATACTAGATAATATTGATATTAAAAATAAAAAAGAACTAACATATACAATAAATCATAGATTTTATTCACAAAATAATATAGGTAAATATAACTTAGGAATATATTCAAAATATAAAAAATATTATACTATTATTGATAATTTACCAGAATATATTGTTAAAGATGTTATTATCAATTTCATAAAAACTTTCGAGGACAATAGTAATACTTGTTTAATTTTGTATATATGTAATATATCTCAGCAAACGCTAGAGACATATAATAAATATATAAAAGATATGTATAATTTATTTGAAATTAATTATAGTATTACTAATATAGTTATTGTTCCAATAGATAATACTATTTCTAATGTAATCACAGCACATAATACTGGAGATATTTTTCTTTCATTAAGCGATAATATTCAAACGCCATTTGCTAATAAGTTGAATAGACCCATCATTAATATATCTGTTAATAATCATATTTGGTGGAATCAACTTGATCTTAATAAGAACGGAAGTGTATCTAGCTTAAACGATTCTAATATAAAAGATATTGCATATACTAATATAATTCCCAAAGATAATATTCAAGAAATACTAGAAACTCATGCTCAATAATTTAGATATCACAAATATTATTGTCAATACATTAAACAGAAAACACAGTACTGTTTACTATCTTGGAAATAAGAATTTATTTTCCAATATTCTGGAGCAGCATAGGGATGCCAACTTTATTTATGAAGCAAATCAACCATTTTCTTTTATTATCGCTGATAATCCTCTAAATTATTCTCAAATAATAAATAAGTTATCATTGGCATACCATGTTAACACGCTCATATTGTTTATGGATAGTCCACCGACACATCTTAAAAAAGAAGATCGTATTATACTACATAAAAAACTAGATAATACTTATAGGGTATTTTTTAACGATAAGATAAGATCTCTTTGGGCGCTACCAGACACAAACGAAACTCTCACTATGTCTTATGGTGTTCCAAAATCGGATATAGTATCTAAAGAAAAAAACGTATGTATTTTAAATTTTGAAAATAATGATGGAATCAATAGATTATACCAACATATAAATAATTACATTAATTGTGATCTGATTACGAATAGTAATAGTGATCCAATTAAAAACATATCTTTTTATAAGATTTGTATTAGCCCTCATAATATATATGATACAATTCTAAGCGCATCTTGCGGAACATGGGTGTTCTCATCATCTTTACTAATAGATAAAAATATATCTAATATATCCTATATAGATAATTATAATTCTATTATTAATGATATTAATAATACTCTTAATAATTGGGATAATTTACAACACATAATAGAATCAAGTAAAAATTATATAACAGAACATTATTCATTAAACACATTTTATAGTAATATGACAGATTTATATTCTAAAATTTCACAAAGAGTATTTAAATATGAAACGTAATATAACCATAGTGATAGATCCATCAAAAGAAGACGGTTCTCATGTACATATAAATAATCTAAATTCTATAGTTAATCATTCTTGTGATTCTATAACAATAGATATATTAGAATATCTTAAAGAAAGCGATCATCAGGTTATTATTAGGATTCTTTTGGAGAAACTTAGACAGAGTGGTAGGTTGAGTATCATTATAAGCAATGCCAAAAGCATAGCTCAACAATACATAAAGAGCGCTATATCCAATGATAGTTTTCTCAATTTCTTTGCAAATAAGCAGAGCCTTATTTCAGTCGAATCATTATATACTTTTATGGATTTTGCATTATTTGATATGATCGATTTAGATATTACCAACACTTTTATAACCATCGTTTTCGAGAGAAAAGAACTATGATCAACACCATATGCAAGGACTGCTATTTTGCACAACCAACAACCTCAGATAAACCATGTGTATTTAATATACCAAATATTGTTCAAGAATATAAAAATATAGAAACCTATCAGGGATATAATATAATTAAAAACTATAATTGTAGATATGGTTTTAGTAAAAAAATATATAATGAGCATATTGATAAACTAAGTTCTTTGGATATGCAAGAATATGTTAAACAACAAAATATAGTAAAATATTCGATTGGACTAATAGTAGAAACGGAAGACAGTTTCGAATCATGTGTAGATTCTATAAATAGACTATCTATTAAACCGTCATATATAACTATTATTTGTTATGCCGATGGTAATAAACTATATGACTTATTGAAATCTAATCTAAAATTTGATATAGATTATAAAGTACATAATTTTTTAGAGAACATTTCTGGGCCAAGATCTTTGCATATTGCTTTGGAGACCAATAAAAATAAAGTTGGTAATCTTATATGGTTATTAAATTATGATAGTTTAACTAAAGTTGTAGAAAATGATAGTATTCAAAATATTAACTATATAATTAATGTAGAACAAAAACCAGCTCACTATTATAAGTGTTCATCTATAGACTCTCAGTTTTATGGTATATTTATTAATATGAATAACTATATAAACTTATCATCTAAAAATGATTATTTAATAGAAAATAGTCCTAATGTATTAACTATAAATTATGATTGATATTCTTATTATTACGCCAGAAATAACAAAAGGGATGAAATCTGTTGGTTCCAAATGTTTACTTCCATTAAGAAAAAATCTAAGTATTATAGAATACCAAGTTATGCAGGCTCAAAAAATATCTAGAAATGCATCTATTACAATAAATATTGGATTTGATTCAGAAAATATTATGTCTAAATTATATAGGTATAGAAGTTTAAAGTATCTAATCAACGAAAAATATGAACTAACTAATCAGGCCAATAATCTACTTCTATATATTAAGAAACACAGACCTAATAATTTATTAATATTTACGAGTGGACTTTTACTTAAAGACGGGACTATTCACAAGTCATATTTGCAAGATAATTCTAAAATTTTTATGCTAAATAAACCTAAACATAATTTTTCTGTGGGTTCTTCTATATCCAATAACTTGGAGTATCTATTTTTTGATATGGAACAACCCTGGGCCGAGATTGTTTATTTAAATAGTGAAGCAATTGATATTTTAGTAAATCAAGACACGGGAATGTTCGATCAAATGTATCTGTTCGAAACCATAAATTTTCTACTACAGAATAATATCAAGTTTGAAAAAATATATCTTAATAAAAATAACGTTATGAAAATAAATAATTCTAAAGATCTAAGCAAGGCTAAAGTATTTATATGATAAAACTACTAGTACAACAAAAGAATGATAAGTTTATTAATAACATAGCTTTATCGTCACTAGATTTTTGTTCTAAATTAGTTACAAATATTGATAATCAACTATATAAAATATACTATAAATATCAATTTACAGATTGTATTTTTATTGCTTCGTTACTAAATAATGAAATCAATCAATTTATTTTAGAATTTAGTAAAGATGTAAATATTTTTATATACAATGATACACATTCAAATATACCCTATAATAAAAATATCATAGCAGTAATACAAAAAGAAAAAAGTGAATCCAAAAACAAAATTATATCTATACCAAAATTAGTGAATAATGAAATTTTTTATATAGATAGTTCTGTGCAAAAGAATTATCAGATCATAAGTTTCTTAGACTCTATGGAGTCTATACCAATGGAATTAAACCAATTCCTTTATCCCGTTTCGAATCTTCCAATTAAACTATTTAACAATAAAAATATTATTCATCCACAAAACCTTGGATTGCTTCTCGAAAAAGATAAAGCGTCTTTGTTGCAACAATCAGAATACTATTTAGCACTGGAAGAAGACTATGTTCCGGAAGCTTGGGCATGTGGATCAAAAGTTTTGACAGTGGAAGATCTTGTGTCATTAGAACCCAAAAAATTTAAGAGCAGCAAAAATTTTCAATCGTATTCTAATTTTTTAAAGGTGTTGTTAAGTGATAAAAAATAACCTAGGTTTTCTTCTTACAACGATAGAGAATACAGACTATTATGATAGTATATTAAAGCAAATTTCTCTATTGATAAAAAATAATCCCTATAAAAATATAGTAATATTTAATAGTACTTGTGATAAAATCATAACATATAACATACCAATTCTTCATCTAAGTCATGCAAAATTTTTTAGTGGAGATTTATGGCTGTTCGATCTTATAGGAATTATAGTTAGCAAAAACTTTACAAATATTGATAAAAAGGTACTATATTGTAATGATATGCCTTGGATTAAAAATAGAGAAAATTTTTATAGCGAATGGTCAAAAATTTATGATAATAAGTTGGATTTTGTAACAACAAACAAATACCTATATGATATATATGAAATATGTTGGAAAAAACCATTAGATATTATGGAGCATTTCGATTATGAAAAAATACAACACATCTTATGATAATTTGTCTGACCAAGACAAAAAAGACTTAATTCTGTCCCTATATTCTGAACAGGGAAAAAGTTTTGCAGATATAGCTGTTATGTATGATACGTACGCTAATAGAATAAGGAGGGATGCTAAAAAATTAAATATTAAAATACGAGATAAAAGCGAAGCTCAAAAAAATGCTCTAAAAACTGGTAAACACTCACATCCGACAAAAGGTAAAGAAAGATCTCAAGACACAAAACAAAAGATAGGTATGGGCGTATTGAATGCATGGGAAAATCTAGAAGATGATGAAATACAAAAAAGAAAACTTCAAGCTAAACAAAATTGGGAAAACTTAGACGATAATACAAAAGAGAACATCCTTAAATCTGCTAATACCGCGGTCAGAGCCACTAGTAAAGTGGGATCAAAACTAGAAAAATATCTACATAAAAGACTATTAAACGACGGATATAAAGTAGAATTTCATAAAGAACAAACTCTGGTGAATACGAGGTTGCAGATTGATCTGTTCGTTCCTAGTATAAACCTAGCGATAGAGGTCGATGGTCCGTCTCACTTCACCCCTGTTTGGGGCCAAGAATCATTAAAAAGAAATAAAAATTACGATAATAAAAAAGAAGGACTAATAATTGGTAAAGGATGGAATTTATTGAGGATCATACAAACCAAAGATTATTCTGATGCTCGCGCCTTCTTAATTTATGATCAAATAGTCCAAATTATAAAAACAAATCATTCCAACCTTATTTCTGGGCAACAGAAATTTACTATAAAGGACACCAATGGCTAAAAAAGATAAGAACGAAACGATTGAGACTACTGAAGATAATATCGTTGAAAAGAAAATTCCAACTATTGCTGACTTAGATTGGACAGATTATGTTCTTGGACTTTTATCGGATGACGAAAAGATTGCTGGTAATCCAACAACTGATGGTTTAAGACGTATTTTCGAAACTGTACTAAATTGTAGATTAATATCGTCAACAAGCTCGGTTGTTCAATCTCCTAGTCCAGAAAATGAAAAAAGAGCAACAGTTATACACTCTCTAGCGTACTGTTTAAATCCAACCGTTCAGGACTTAAACGGTTTAAATATTGTGTCTGTGGACGGCTCCGCAGACGTTTATTGGGGCAACTGCGACAAAATATACCGCAATCATCCAGTGGCAGTTGCGGAAACTAGAGCAGAAGGAAGAGCCTTAAGAAGAGCATTAAGATTACGCAAAGTAGTAGCAGCCGAAGAGCTATCAAAAGATATAGAAGATCATCCTGATCAAAACACAGTAAATAAGATTAGTAATCAACAAATTAATTTCATAGATGTTTTAGCTCAGAGATTAAATATTAATGTTGTCAAATTATTAGAACAAAATAATATGGAAACTAAGAATATTTATAGTTTGACACACGAGAGCGCTGTTGATATAATAAGATTATTATCAAAATACCAACAAAATATTGATAGTATACCACAAGATATTTTAGGCTACTCTAACGAATGGAAATAATTTATGAAAGTACTATATAAAGCTAATGATAAATTACAATTTGAATTAGAAGGCAGCGGACAAAAAGAAATATTCAAAGAGCTTGCTTTAATCCAAGAAATTTTTGGAGAAGCCAAGTGTGGAATGTGTGGTAGTACTAATATTAAATTTGTTGTTAGAAATGTTGATGGAAATGATTATTATGAATTAAGATGCTCTGATTGTGGAGCAGTTTTAGCCTTTGGTCAACACAAAAAGGGTGGTACTTTATTTCCCAAACGTAAAGACGATAACGGCAATTATTTGCCACACAGTGGATGGCATAAGTGGACTAAAGATAAAGAATAGTACTTATTCGGAATTTTCTATCCTTTTGGTGAAGTATTCGAAAGGAATTGTTTCCCAGTCATATTGACTCTTCATAACCTTTCCTTTGACTTCAATATTATCTGCACTTCCATAAAATGATCTAAACCACATTTCGTTCATATGCTGAAAAATAGGTGGTATTTCTGCCGAAATAATACGATATGTCTCTGGTTCTAACTGATAGCAATGCCAACAATACATATTATTTATTAATGATGGTTGATTCAAATTAGCCATACTGAATATATCATCTGGAGCTTCTGCCGGAACAATAGATTGTGGCCTGTAGCTTGTGTTGCTTCCATATCTCAGTACGGTACCAGCAAGATCTACACCTCTAATTAATCTAGGAGTTTTACGAAATTGTACTTTAAGACTTGATAGATTATTCATATTAAATATGTTATACACTCTCGTCGGTCTTCTATTTTTTGTGTCGGTGGATAAGCCATTCAATAGGCCACCACCAACATCTGCTGAAAAATCATTTTGAACAATATTTTGTGAAACCAAATCCGAAATACTAAGATCGGAAAAAAATTCTAATCTAGTTATAGCAACATCATACACTTCTAAAACCCTAATTATAAATTCATTATCATCAAGAATACTATCGATGGCTTTATCGTTATGAATTCTAAATCTTCTTTCAACAAATTTTTCTTTCCATCCATAAATTTTACCAGCAAATTGATTTTCTATTTCTGTTTTTTTTGTTGCTATTGGACCAGAGGTGTCTAATTCTATTGTGTTGCTTTTAACAGGAATACCAGCATAAGCATTAGCCTGACCGGCCAAGTTCAAATCAGCCCCCTTCTCCAAATAAGTAAAACTAAAAGGGCCGTTATAGACTTTGACATCGCCAAAAAATACGTTTCCACCCTTATATAAGAAATCTGGAGAAATATTATTGTTGGCATTTAAGTTTCTTCTCGTCTCCGATGGAGGATTGGTTAAGTCTACTCTATAATAGGTTGCTTTTAGAACCTTCGGTCTAAGTTCTTCTGCTATACTGCATGATTGTCTAGGATCGATATTAATCCAGTATTTATTTTTAGTTAAATTATTATATACTATATTAATCGATCCATCTATATTAGATGTAATAATAGCTTTTTGATTCGGTAAAATACCACCACTAGTTGTCGTATATATATTTTTTTCTGGATTAGGTATATAGAAATATTCTATCTTAAAAATAGAATTTTTATCAAATTCTTGACTATTATTGAGCTTAATTTTTTGACTACCAAAATCATCATATAATATTTCGCCCTCTATGGGTCCATCATTTTCTCTAACATAAATTTTGGCTTTTTTAATTCCTTGATCTTCTAATAGTTTCAGTATCTCGCTACGTTCTGTGTATAATTTTGTTAATTTATTAAGTGTTTGTTTTTTATAACATAAATTACCACAATTTGCTGGATCGTCTTCTATAGCAGAGTAATGATCTTGTATGTATTTAATAGAATCACTATTCAAAATAGATGCTGTGCTTCTTGTATTTCCAACTAGATTGTCCAAAGATTGTATCTTTTCCATATTTATCACCGCTAGTCTACTAGTTAATGTTGAGAATTCCGTATCTGTTAATTTTTCTATTGTTTCTTTATAAGTATAGCTATTTTCTATTTGTATATCTCCTACTATACCTATTGGTAAACTAGATATAAAATTATTAGTATCAGAAATTTTAAGATATAGCATATTATATGATTTATCTTTTAAATAGGTTTTATTATCATTTAATGTATTATGATTATTATCTAAAAGATTTTCAATGTTTTGCACACTATCTTGTTGAATATAATAAAAAGAATTCTTAACACTATTACTATTAATATTAGATGTATTGTAGTATGTAGGATACGCTTTTATAGAGGACGGATTAATCCCGGATCCATTTAAAAATAAGGAATTATAAAAGAATTTATCGTGCTTATGATTATTTAACAATTCATATAGTGGCTCCAGGCTATATAAACTAATTGTGTCTGATAATATATTTTTTGCTTTAACAACAGAACCGTCGCCATAAGATCCGATACTGTTAGTGGAAAACGTATTCATTTGATCCGGTTTTGGAAATCTATCTACATGTAATCCTATATCAGAAATTGGACTAATTTTATTTAAACTATAATGTGTATTATTGCTTGCATAAACAATAATAATATTATTTGGTACTCTTATTTGACCACATGGTATCACAGCAGATCCTTTGTATAGAACTAAAATAGTTTTATAAGAATTGTCTTTATAAATTAAAGATTTTGCAACTACTCTAATAGGTATATCAGAGTTATCATTTTCTAGAGAACAATTTGTTAATCTTACTATATCGTTTCTATCGAATAGATCATATGCTATAGAATTATCTATTGATATAATTTCATATGATGTATTATTTAAATATTGAAAAATATTATTAAAAGCTAATACTTTATTGTATGATATATATTCATTATTATTTAATAGATCTATGGTTGGAATATTATTCGGATTACATTCTACAGACGTGCTGTCTTGACACGATTGTTCATCAATAAAATTATCTATAAAACTTTCATCTATCAAATCTTTTTTCTGATTTATAATTTCAAAATCAAACTTAAACAAATCGCCAGATCCCTTATGAAACTGGTATTTTTGAAGAGGAAGAGCCGGAGTATTGTCTAATTTAAAGATACTAGCCTCCAACTTATACCAAAAACAACCATCGTCACTAACATTCAACAATACTTTGTCCGATCCGCCATTTGTATAAGAATCATACTCTATATCATAGGCTTCTCTTTGTGCAAATTCTAAATTATAAATTGCAGAAGATGCATTAAAATAATCAACCAAAGCCTGATACGGACCACCTCTGCCCAAAACTAAGGCTCCAACTCTATTTGCTGTGATCGCTAAAATTGCCTCGCTTGGAAATCTTGGTCTTTCTATAAATGGTTGATTACGAATAATAGGATCTACGGATAAATTATTACATAGATCACAATTTTGAAAAAATGTATTAGGAGCATTTTGATTAATATATGGTAATAAAAATAAACTATCACTAAGATCAGCAATAAAACTATAGCCTGGATATTGAGGATGATCACCGTAGCTTATTAAGCTTAGAGCATCTGTTGAGCCGTATGTGTCTATATTATTTACTGATTGAACATAAGGTTTTGGTGTTTTTCCTCCATGAATTATAATTTCCCAATTACATAAATTATTAAAAATATTATTTGGGCTTAATTTAGTAGAACCAACTAAATTAGTATATAAATCACTCGAAATAATAGTATCTATAGGAAACATCTCATCTTCTTCATCCAAAATAGCTACTTTAAGAACAAATTCTGTAGAAGAATTATGAATAGGAAATATTGGTTGACAACTATCAGATTGTAAAACTCCAATAAATAAGGATTTGGAACAAAACTTACTCAATGTATTATTTGTAATATTTAATTTATGGTATTGAATAAGATTACGATAATAGCTATTTTGTTTTGTTGAGTATCCAGGACTAGAATAAGAGGGTCTACATCTTCCATTATTTAATAAAATTTCTTGATTAGGCTTAATCTTAGAATTAGAATACGAGTTGATATCAAATAAACAACTAGAAGCATTGGCTCTATCAGAAAAAGTTAATGAAAAATTATATTGTTGATTTTGAACAGTTTCTTGATTCAATAAGAATAATTTCATAGTCTCATACGAACCACTAACAGAATTGTGGTTGGTTAGATCAATTAAAAATCGATTAAGATCCTGGTTTAATACATCTATAGAGTATGATGATGGAAAATTTGGATCAGCATAATTCAAATAATCACCCATATATGTTTTTGGATCAAAAATTTGATCAATAAAATTATTTGTAGTAACTATTGGAGATTGAGATTGTGGTCTTCTGTTATCTTGCGCCAAAGGTGGCAATAGAGATCCTGCCGACGGTTTCATTTCGATCCATATGGCTAAATTTTTTGTGTTGATACTATTTAGAAAATTTAATTTAACCTCAATATCAGAAGCATTTAAAGATAATATTTTTGGATTCCTCAGACCCCATCTATTGGGAGAGTTCAACTCTTCGATAGCTTGGTTTCGTAACAATGGATCTTGTTGGCTAGGATCAAGAGAAAAGATATTTATAAAACTTGGTGGCGGTGTTATTTTTTTGTTATATCCAACAGTATTAAAATAATACGAATGTTTATTTTTTATTTTATCTGTAAAAAGCTTAAATTCATCATTGGATGGATCCTGTTGATCTTTATAATTAGTCTCCGCCGTTTTAGATAAACCACCTCCCAGTATTCTATATCCATGATGATATCCAGCACCGGCCTCGTCTGGTACTGTAGCTTGGAATTGATCAGAAATATCTAAGCCGATATCATTACCCCAATAATATTCGGCCTTAGCTCCTGGTACGCATGGAGCCCCACAACATTTATTCGAATCGCCCATAATCTCTGGTCCTGGGCTCCACACTATTAATGGATTTATTTTAATACTAATTGAACTACTATAAATCGAAGGCTTTAGCATATCTGTGCTGGTAAATGTAGATAATCTATCAATCGACGGTCCAACAAAACTAAAAGAATCTCTTGCTCCAGGATTAAATTTTAATACACTCGATAAATTATCATTACTATTCATTATCCATCCACTATTGGGATTAAAAACACCTTTAGTAAATTCTATAGAATTATTTGTTTGATCAATATATTTTTGATAACAAAACTTATAACCTATCTTTCCACCGCCCAATGGTCCTGGGGTCATTTGATTTTCATAATCATCTTCATAGTCTAATTTATGCCCAGTAACAGATGGTAATACATACGGACTTTCTGCAATAATACCAACATTATTTCTGGTGGTTGTTGGCTTAGTATGATTTGGTATTCCTGTAATTCCTATTTTATTTAATACTTTGTATCCATAACCGCCGTATGATTTAATAGGAGGAGCAATATCTGTGCTAATTATTGGATATTGGTAATATATAATATCAGAAGTTGTAACAGAATTTGTCTGAAGATTATAATTATATTTTTGAACACCAAAATCGTCTGGGGCTTTTCTTGATCTTTCGAAAATTGTTCGTCCAGTATCAGCAGAATTTTTCTTAGTAATGTAAGCTCTAAATTTTGGATTGTACAGACTATAGCACTGAGAGCATTCCTCGTTGTCTTGCCTAATATTTTCTAAAATAATACTATCTAGTTTTACTACTGTATTATTTAATATATAGTCTATGGTGAAACTTGAATCTTGTGTTCTAGGTTGTATAGGCTCTGATTCGGAAAACAGAAACTGAAAATTATTATTAGATAATTTCTCTATTGGTCTTTCATTCTGATAGACTGTTTCAATATAGTATTCACTATCTATACCTGTAAATAATCCATTACGATGAATAGCGTATGATCCTAAATTAGCTCCATGTATTTTAAGATTATCTTGATTAATTCGTATTCTACGATTTTGTAAAGAAAATTCATTAATTATATCTTGAGTTACCAAAGGAAATATATCGTTTGGAACAATTTCCTGTCCTGTATTATTATCTCTTTGATAAACAAAATTCATTCCAATAGCATAATAATCTAAAGCTAAAATAGGGTCATCACCTTCTTGTCTAGTATAAATAGGCATCATATCGTCAGTAACTTCATAATATCGATTATAGAATATGCCTGGCCTACCATCTACAACAAAAATGGTACGGTACAAAACATAGGATCCGTAAGGACTATTTACAGTGCATTTTATAGTATATTTACCTAAATTAGATGGTATCATTATTACTTCGGGTCCATTCGCTGTAAAACCTAAAGCAGTAGTATTACTATTGCCAATAGGTTCTCCGTATACGTCTGTGTCCGGACTAATACCCAAAGGCTGATTTAGATTAGGTTTTTTATTAAAATCCACAAATCTTAATTCTGGGCCTTCTACTTTTTCCCACTGACAAATAAATTGATTAGCAATAAGATTGTATGCATTATTTCCCCTGCCATATATGGCAGCATCAACAGGACTTAATCTTAGATCAACAGCTAAGTCTAAAACCCTTAATCTTGGATATATTCTAATAGGAGGCTTTTGTATAGTGCTTGTTCTTTGACCATCTACTATATTCTGTACTAATGGAGCAGTATAATTCCAGTATAATACTGAACCATTACCTTGCCACGATGAAGGACTATAATCAACAGGTCCTGTTGCGCCCTCAATAATTCGAGGAGTATTAGAGATACCATCAATATAATTAGTATTTAAAACAATACCAAGACTAGATCCATATCTAGCAAGCCTTCCTCTAATATCGTAATAAGGATCTATTGTATTAACAATATTTGGTTTTATATGATTATTAAGATATATTGTATTTTTAGTTACATTATTAACTTTTAATAGTATTGTTGCTGTTTCTTCAGAAAAATTAGTTTCATAACTTAATTGACCGACTCTAACAGTCTTATTATTTATAACCGTTGTGTTCGTTAATTCTTTCGGTACAAACATATCTCCAACTTCATTATATAGAACACTATCTCCATATTTAAGTCCTTGATATGATACCGAAGCATTTCCCGTAAGTTTTAATTTAGCTCCATATTTATTAATAAATTTTTGAAATAATTCTGAATTATTATTAATAATATTATTAAAAGAAGATATTTCATAAGCATTAAACTCTATCGCTATAGCGTCCAAAACAGTTCTTAGGTTATTAAAATCGATAGATATAGAAGATGATGTTGAATTTAAATATGTATTAACGGCTGTTTTTAGCGTATTTGATGGATCCAATAAAGCATTAATAAAAAATTCAGATATAAATGGACTAGTAGCTAATGAATGAGAAAGCTTTTTAAATAATCTTAGTTTTCTTAGCGATCTGCTTTGATTAACACTTATTAAAGGAGCATCTATCGTTAAAGCATTATATATATTAGTATAATACTGATACAAGGATGCTGATATGTATGATCGTGGTCCTATATCTTTTCTCAGATTTGCTTCTTTTTCCACATTATTATAGAAGTAAAAAATCTGATCTCCATCAGGGATCCAAAGAACTTTTTTTCCTGAGCCATATAAAGAAAAGATTGTTCTTATTGTTAATCCTTCTGCGTTTGTGGCCGGTGGTTCTTTAAGAAGAATATCTCCATAATTATCATAATTGAATGTAATATTATTTGATAAAAAAGTGTAAGAAGATCCTCTGTCCGGAGTTATACGCCTAACAATATTAGAGTCTATTTTAATATAAGTATTATTATTGTATTCTAGTTTGCTATAAATAGGAAATTTATCTATACTACCTGTTTTAGGTGGTATAATTTTGCCCCAACAAGATAATCCTCCATACACAGTATATGGCGATCTTGCTCTGTTTGTTATCCAGTCTATAGTCATTGTTCCGTTGGAGGTCCAATTTCTAAATTTTGGCGCAAAAGTTATAAAATCATCTATTCCTAGTCTATTTGTAGTAAAGTCTTTATTATTCCATATTGATCCATAATGGCTAATAGTCTTATATAATACCTGAGTGTCCGAATCGATAATATAAGGTGTCCAATGCCCTGTTGTTGCAACAATATCAAATATTGATTGTCCATTAATTAATCGAACAGAATATGGGGTTGTCGAATTATCTGACCAGACTATATTATCACCCGAAACAGAATAAGAAAATAAATCTTGTTGAAAAGTATTATTTGTGATATTACAATTTTGAGATAAGTCTAATAGAGACATAAACTATCCTGTGGATATAAGAGTCCATTTCCCATTAATATAATTAAATAATCCTCGTGTTCCTAATGATAAATTTAATGGATTAACAAAAGATGAAACATATGTTGGTACAATGCTAGATCTACGACCTTGTACATAAGACATTTCTATACTAACTTGATTATTACTTATTGTTCCTATAGCTGTTAATATTGGTTTTGCTATCGGTTCATAAAACCCTGTAGTTTTGTTGTATCGACATAATAGTTTTGCTCCTCTTGGAGCTGTATATCCGGCAGTATCTATAACATATACTAATCTTCTATAATTATTTTGTAAAGGTTCTTTGCTATACTCTAAATCGTCTATAAAAGCTCTTGTAGGATATGTACTATCAAAATTATCTTCTTTAACCATATCTTGTTCTAATACAACATTTATCATTCTATATGGACATCTATTTGTTGTTCTATTATCTAAAAATTCTTGTAATGTATTTATATCGCTTTTATTACTGACTATGAACGGTGGCAGTGCCTCTTCTTTACATCCGCCACTAGCGTCCCAAACTCTTCTTTCGCTATCCCATCTTAGATCTATGGGTCCTACTGGCCAAAGATCCGGTCTTTCTCCCCATTTTGGATGAAAAAATTTAGATTTTTTATTTGATATTTTACTCCATCTATTATTAATAAATTGGTAATTAACTGGAATAATATCTCCTAGTCTCGTTCCAGCAGATGGTACATATTGTCCAGCTTTAGTTAGATCATTTTTCATAGTTCCTGTGTCTAACACAAATCTTAAAGGTCTATTATAATTATCAAATTGTAAAGGTTGTCCTGTCGCATTAGGTACGGGATATCCATCAATATCAAAGCCCCAACCATGTAACATGATTGGTCCCCTAAGAGAAAAAAATCTTTGATTCATCAATATTCCGCTATTGTTGACAGGAAAACTAGTATCGAATTGACCATAATCGAATTCGCCACTATTAGCATATACTAAAAAGTTTTTATTTCCAGTTGGTAAAGAAGATCCCCTTGATATTGCTAAAACACTGTGTTTGCCAATATGTCCAGATGGACAATAAGGATTTGCAAATTCTCCACTTGATACTATGATCGGATTCAAACTATATAGATTTATGTCTGGTAAACCAGTTTCTCTGGTGGGATTCTTGTCTGTTTTAACAATAGTTGTTTGAGACTTGGAACAAACTGGACAAGCAATTTGTAAATCGGTTTTTGTTCTTCGATTACTATTATAGTCAACATAACTCATAGTAATAAATCTAGTATTTCCACACCTTGGACATATTGGAGTAATAGGATAGCCAGATATTTTTATAGAATGATCACTAAGACTATATGTTGTATTTAATCTGGTTGGATAGAAAGAAACAGGAGATAATAATCCATCAAGACTCATGGCTGATTTACTATCGTAGTCATTCATTAATTCGGCACCGGTTTCAACTCCTGGAATTATACCGGCCCAATGATGGTTTCTTCTACTTTTATTAAATGACTGTAGTGTGCGAGCCCCAGAAGGCGGAGACGGAGCAAATTCTGTTGCTTGACCAACTATTAATTCTACAGGACTTGTTCCGAATAGTTGCGTAGCGTTTTTTCCTATACTATATGGCTCTCTAGATGTTTTTGCTGTTTCTTTAATATCCAAAATGTTTTTAAGTTGTTTATTTCCTATTTGGTTAGATTTACCAAAAAGTAATTTATTAAATTTTAATGCTTGAGAATTTTGTTTTTTAATATTGTCACTAAATTCTTTATTAAATAATCCTGTTTTTGGACTATATGTCTGAAAGCTATAACTGGTTCTTATTCCATCAGATGATGTTTGTATACTAATATTACTTATTAATGCGCTTACCCCATAACTTTGTTGTTGTAATTGTACGGTTTGATACGATATTGGACTTGGACTAGAGTTATTATTATCTATAAAAATAACAGAATAATCAGTTTTACTATAGAAACTATTATCATAAACTATATAAGCAGCATTTCCTCTATAACTATTTACTGAAGATACTCTTTCATAAGAAAAAGCTCCGCCTATGCCAAAAATAGGAGGTCCAACTATTGAAACTCTACCATTTTCTATTATGCTTTGATAATTAACATCCACATTCATACTATAAGAGATTACTTTATCTAATTGACTCATTCCACCATAATTCCACGGTACATAATCATTATTTTGTTCAACTTTAATATTTCCAATTAAATTGTCTGCTAAACTAGGATTCATAGCAAGGCCCGGATAATTGGTCCAAGGGCCGTAAACAGCCCTGTTACTTTTTAGAGGAACAGCAGCAAAAAACGGAGTGGCCATTTTGGGATTTAGTGATTGATTACCAGGAGATGAATTAGCGGTTGGTCCTTGAGGTACTAATCTTCTAATATCAATAGCTAGTGGTGAAATAAAACTTAATAAATATTCTAGATATTGTAGTTCTATCGGTTCTATTGTGGCTTGTATTGTACGATCAGATCTTATAAGATTTTCTAGATTTATAAACATACAATAATCTTCTAAAGCAATATTGCTTATAACAGATAAATTAGGATCTGTAGAATAACTATAGCTAGCATTTGCCAAAGTAATTCCAGGTGCATCAACAATAATTCTAGGACCAGAAAGATTAATTGGATTGATAAAAACAATCTTATCTGAATTAGTTTTTGTATACAGTTTATTTGATGGAACGGGTCTGTTAAAACTATCCGTATTTAGTATATTTTTTTGGATATTAACATATGATCCTGGTTCTATGCTAGATATATCCAATGAAGGAATATATATTTTAGTCGGATCAGAGCAAGCTATGTTGTCTCTGATCAGTCTCCTTAATTCTTCTGGCTTATTAGCGTTATTCGTTATTGTAAAACCAGCTTGAGATATAAGATCTCTTTTTGCAGCAGCATCTAGAGAACACCAATATCTGGTAAGATCATCAATATTAGAGCTATTATTATAGCCTAGGATTGTTGGAATCAAACCGTCTTCGTTTCTCAACACATGCCAGTTGGGATCTCCACAAACAATACTGTCGTCTATATAGTTTCCATACTCCTCCCATGCTCCGTCAACAATTTCATAGTCATAAAAGATTTGATTGCTTCCTTGAAACACAGAAATATTTCCAACCGTAGACGGTAATTGGATATTAGCATATTGAGTATCCTTATAGGAATACAAAGCAGGAGATTTAATAGCATATTTTTTACCATAATATGTATCACTGATATTCTTAATAAAAGCAAATATTATTTGTAAATCTTTAATAAAATTATGATTTAGCCATATATCCCAATTCATATCCATTTTTGTTCTTAATCCCGGCACTGGACTTGACGGAACACCATTTTGAGAAGTGCTACTATTTGAGGTTAGTTTTCCATCGATGCCACTAATGCCTCCTCCAGTATCAACAGAAGGCATAGGTGATGGAGCTGTTGTAAAAAGACCTTTAGCTTTATAGGCATTAACTAACATTACAAACAAATCAGGCTTACTATACTTTGATTTACCTAAACAATATGTCAAATAACTATCAAAATTTGGACATCTAAATTCTGATTCTTTAATAGTAAAACCAGGAAAAGTATAATTTAAGGTTCTTGTTGGATTAATACCACTAGATGCTGGACCTCCAAAATTTGTTGCGGGAGGTACTGGTGGGGTACCACCAGCTGTGATCTCTGAAGATGCTCCTTGGACACCCCCTCCTGTTTGATTTGCTCCTGATTGTTGAGGAAAAAGATTAGGGTTGTATATGCTTAGTGGTTCGCCAACTGATAAAATTGGTAATTCATCTAAACTAAATAATACAGTAATCTGGTGAGTCCATGTATCAAATAATACTGGTCTTGGCGATCTAAATTCGTTAGTATTATCTCCTATAGGCGCTCTAGTTTCTGATTTTAAACCAAAATATGGACTAATTACATCATTTGATAAGGACACAAATCTGGTTTGTACAGTAACGGGAGCGGTTGGTTGTGGGTCGATAATTGTTGGTTTATAGTTACCTCGTACTATATTCTCTGCTCTTCCTAGCTCTATGTCTGACCACTCAGGTATCGGAGAAGTAAATCTGGTACTTGCATCGTTATCATCTCTTAAAAAGATCGGGCTTTCTACCGGATGAACAAAGTCTGATACTATTCTATTTCTAGTAGAAGATAAATCAGGATTACGAATTTTATTAATTCTATTTTTTGGATTATTAGAATTTAAATTCATAAATTGTTTAGTAATAGGATTATATACTAAATTATTTTGATGATAAGATAATCTATAATTTTTGACTTGGTATAGTCTTTGTTGATTTCCTCCAAAAATTAATTTACGAGTAAAATTATTATTTTTTTCTTGACCAAAACTACTATTTTCTATCTCGTAGTTATTTTGCTCCAAAGTTAAAATAACATTTGGTATTTGATAAAGAGGATTATAGTTTCTTCGATCAACGGTTAGAATTTTTATGATAAAGTCTGTATAAGTACCATTTTGTACAGGAACAACTATTGATAAAAAATCTACTCCAGTATCGTCTGTTATTTGTCTAATCAAAGATAGTATGCTTAAGCTGGGATTTCCCTGAATTCTATACAAATCCGGAGGTCTTGGCAAACTACTCAAATCTAGTCTAAAGCTATTATAGCCTGTTGATGGGTCCGCTTGTGTTCTTTGTGGTATTGTTGGCCCAATAATACCAAAAGATCCAAGACTATTCACCACAGATCCGGTTCTTGCATTAGATATTGTTTTTGTAATAATTCTACCAAATGGTGAAAATGCTTTATCAGATACTGTTGTTCTACTATTGAAATTAATACTTGATGTTAATGCTTGTAATGCGTCTATAATATCACTTGCTTTTAAACCCTCGCTATTTAATTTGGATCCTCCGAAACCACTATTACCCATACTTTCCAAAAATCCATATACATTAAATACATTCGGTAAATTTCCTCTTTTTATTTTTTCATCAAATCTTGGAATAGTACCAGGCGCAGTGTTAGCTAATGGAAAATTAACTGGTCCTCCTATTTGGTTTGGTTGTAGATTGGTTGTAGATGCTATTCCAGCATCTCCAAGACCATCTAATATGCTTTGAAGAACAGAGGAGTTAACATTAAAAATAGCTCCATTAAAAGATTGTAAAATAACATGACAATTATCTAATATCTCATCAAAACTTTCTATAGTAACAGTATACGATATGCCACCAGGCCTATTGTTTCTTTCCCAATTTTTTACTAATCCTATAAATTCAAAATTATCGAACTTAAAATAAACTGGTGTGTTTATTATATCATAAATAAATAAATCGGAGCTTGATCCACCGCGACCCAAAGAAGGGACGTATATGCCATTATGATTAATTCGTGTTCCAGTAGCAAAAAAACCAGGATCTTCTGCATACCAATACTTAGAAACAAATTTACCATTGACCCATTCATAAAATATTTTACCGGGAACATTCTTTTCTTTTTTTGTTGGACTACTACTATATGGTCTTCCTAGTTCGTCCACATAACAACTATCCGTTCCACCACAAGTATAATAATGATCATTAGGATAGGAGCTTGGAATATAATGAGGAACGGTATAAGCATCGTCTCCTATTGATCGTCCGGGAGTGGCGGCATGGCCCCTCGGCAAAGTATTAGTTCCATCCACAATCAATTCACCATAATCAGCAGTTTTATTTTGATTAAATTTTCTAAAAGGAAATTTTCCAAAAGGTTGAAAATCTTCTACTAATTCTACGGTAATAGAACTACTAGTTCCACCCCATCCAATATTGCTACTAAAACTACTAACACTAGCTCCTAAAAATAATGTTTGTCCTACAATTTTCATAATTAATGATCCCTAAAATCAACACCTATATTAGCTTGCTGATATGTCCAACTAACATTACGAGAATATTTTCCTGTTGTGGGACTCCATTGTTCGCTATCACTAGATGTGTATACTACACCATTTATTGACATTGAGGGTTCGTTTAAAAAAGAACTAGGAGAATATGGTCTATGAGCCTCTATAAGCTGCTCAATTGTGCTAAATAAATATCCATTTTTATGCAATGGACATGATGGGTGATTTAATGACGATTGGAGTACTGATGTTACCGGCGGAATACCGATTTCAACGCTTATGGTTTTTTTAGGTGTTGATCTGCCTGTTCTTTGTATTATGGGACCTAATGCTCGACCAATAATTTGTAGTTCACTAGTATTATCAACAGGATTGTCATAACTAATACTAATATTTTCACTAATAACACCGCTTATAATAGTTAATCTGGTTGTATATTCATAACTATAGTTGATGGTTCCTTTTCGTGGATCATGACCTTCACTAGTACCAATTGGTATGGTACTCAACAATGTTTCCCTACTATATATAGGATTATTAGGAACTGTTGGTGGCGTAGTAGTATATGCAGGCGTATAATTTAATGTTCTATCTTCGCTATTTACTGCTAAACAAGCTCTTCTATATAACATTGGTTTAATATGGTTTAGCCAGGCATTAAGAGCATTCTGATATTTATTATTAGCAATAGATTGAGAGGGTGGAAATATTGTTGTGCTAGGTGTTGTCATATCTAAAGTATTATAAGTTTGAGAATTAGTCTGTCCATTTACCATATATGTATTTAATTTTAGTTGTGAATCAATGTCTCCACCATTGCCTGTTCCACTCGGCAATACTCCGCTATCCGTCATTAATCCTTGATTAGATATTGATAAACCAGCAATATTGCCAGCAACTCTTACTGTTCTGATATAATCTTCTCCTGTTGATGTTTCTAGCGTATACGTTTCTGTGTACGGTACCCCACTAGGCATAGCTAGCCAAGTATCATTAACTTCGTATGTTCCATTAAAAATATCAATATTAACAGTTCTATTATGATTAAAAGCAAATAAATTTTGATCAAATGGTGATTTAAAATACGGAGAGCTATTATTGGTCGTATCGGATGTTTGAAATCCTTTTTTGGACATATATTCAACCCATGCTTTAGCAAAAACATAAGGTTTTGTATTTTCATTATATAATTCTGATCTGGATATTTTTCCGCTCGGATCGTTTGGTCTAACCGATCCTTTAGCTGATAATCTACGAGTTATTCTGAATTGTGGAATATTTAAAATTTTTAGAACATTAGTTTCGGTAGGCGGAGTATTTGATGATGACGATCTATTGATTTTTGGATTACTATATTCATATTTACCAAGTACGTTTCTATTAAAATCTGTAAATACAGCATCGTCCAGCGGCTCTATGCTCCAACTGTCCTGTCTTTCTGTAACAAATGCTTCTACTGGATCTCCTGACCATAATCTTTGAGATCCTTCTAAATTAATAGTATAATCTGCTGTTTGTACCCAATTATCTTCTGTGTTACTAATTTGTATATCTCGCACCCTTAGTCCACTTACTTCGTGCAATACCGTACCATCACACTTAAATTTAAGAACTCCGTAAGGTTCTTGTGTAAAAAGATTTCTTAATCCGCTAACGCCAGCTATTATTCCACTAAATCCTGGCATAGCAGCATTTAAATTTACTCCTGGTAAATTACCATTGTCTGGACGTCTTAAAATTTTGCCCACAAGATTAATGCTTGTGGTTACGCTCTCAGGCAGATCATTACCATTATTATTAAAACTATATCCAATATCTACAACAGGAACTGGTCCGGTTATGGTATGAATATCTATTCCATTATATTCAATAATTATTTTTGGATTACTACCAATACTTTGATTAGTAAAATTGTTATCCTGTAAATTTAATTGATTATAAATCATATCTGTACTTTAAAATCCTAAATAGTAACTATGGTACTATGTTCGCATCTTCAAATAGTAGTTTTAATTCATCTATATTTAAATTTATACTATTATCATCAAAAATTTTATATTTAGTACCACTTAATAAATTTTCTTTTGCATATTGTACTAGATCTATATTTTTATTTGGAATAAATTTAATTAAATTATTTTCATAGTTAAATATTAGTATCATATATTTTCCTTATAAGACAAAAGTACCGTCTCCATCTGTTATTCTCCATCCGTAAGATACCAAAGCTATTTTTGCACTATTTCCATTTATACCGCCGCTATTAGTATCTGATCTAGCATTACCAAAATTTATATTAATATTATTTAAGAAAGCATTCTTATTACTATTAAAGTAATTTAATAATTTATTATAATTAGTATTACTTAACTTTGTGCCTCTTAATATTTTATCCAGTGTGGCATTTGTTATAGAACTTATATTCCAACCGGTAAAATCTTTATTAAGAGAGATGCAACCATCGAATAAACCATTTATAGATCCTAAATTAGGTGGAATTGGAGAATCCGAAAGACCTCTGCATCCGACTGGTAGTGAATCCTCAGTAGAGACTAAATTAGCAAACATATGTGCTAAACCCGTAATAGCTCCCCAATTATTTACTTTTATAATTCCAGAATTTATTTCAGCATTTTTACTATCAGATATAACAGCAAGCTGATATGAATTGTTGGGCTGATTAATAGTTGTAAATCCGTTCTGAGTAGTTTTAAATCTTAAACTTAAATTGTTGTTTGCAAGTATGTTTATGGTCCTTAGTTTAATATCAAATACAATATAATTTTTTGTATATATATTCATGAAGCTTTGATAATTATGATCAAATCCTTGTGGAATCTGTTGTATAAGTGGACTAGATTGTAGTAAAACTAATAACTTATTTTTATTCTTAGATATCAAACTTTTAACAAACCCCGAGGATTGTTGATAACTGTTTTTTTGAATCCAGTTTGTTAGTGGTTTATTAGACCAACTAATTCCACCATCATAGCTAACAAAAACACCATGCCCTGTAGAACAGGTTATGGTGCTACCATCACTAGAAATAGATACTGAGTTGTAGTTGTTATTATCCCTTAAATAGGGATTTGTCCAACTTACACCTCCATCATTACTTAAATATACTAGATTAGAATCACAAGCTACTATTCGTAATCCATCATCAGAGATAGCTATACTCTTCCAATCCCTAATTGATTCTGTTGTGGTCCAAGTCGATCCTGAATCAGTCGATATATATATATTAGTATTATCTCCAACTGCAACTATTTTATTTGTCTGCGAAGCTATGGCTATGTCTGTCCAGAATCTACTTGATTCTTTTGGTGTCCAACTACTATAATTTCCATTTTGACTAACGTATATATTTCCATTTTCGACTATTCCAACAGCAAAGGATCCATCGTTAGATAAGCGCACCTTTCTCCAATTTCTATTAGTAGCATCAACCAAACTAAAAGAAATACCATTATTATTACTATAATAAATTCCTCCATTAAAAATGGAAACAAGGACTATTATACCATCATTAGAACAAGTTACTGAGGAAACATCTGGATTAGAAACCGGTAGACTAGAAGCTAAAGATCCATTCTTAAAAAGTCCTCCATTGATGACGCCTATTCCTTCGTAAGTAACAAGATTGCTACGTTTTCTGCATGACACAAAAATATTAGATCCATCACTACTCATACATGCATCCGAATAATTTTCAGAATCCTTAATCACGAATGTACTAAAGCCACCAATTTGAGCATGAGCACTAGCTATTCTGGCTTCGTTATAAGAATAATTTTTAGTTACTACTGTATTTGAAGAAAATACCCGTTGATCATTATCTCCAAAATCTATAGTTCCAACACTATTGCTCAATATTTCTATTTGAATTGGTGAAGTTGAATCATGCGTGATAGAAAATGTACCAGGAGCAATACTTGTGGGTGTCGGAGTGATTGTTGGGGTGGTTGTCGGTGTCGGAGTAGCCGCAGAAGTTCTTGTCGGTGTCGGAGTAGCCGCAGAAGTTCTTGTTTGTGTTGGAGTATTTGTGGGTGTGGTTGTTTGTGTCGGAGTATTTGTGGGTGTGGTTGTTTGTGTCGGAGTATTTGTGGGTGTGGTTGTTTGTGTCGGAGTATTTGTTGGTGTGGTTGTTTGTGTCGGAGTATTTGTTGGTGTAACAGTAGTTGTTGGTGTTATGCTAGGAGTTACGCTAGGAGTAGCAGTATTACTAGGTGTTACACTAGGTGTAACAGTATTACTGGGGGTTATGCTAGGAGTAACAGTATTACTAGGAGTAACAGTCGGCGTTGTTGTAACAGTTGGAGTAAAGCTTGGAGTAACAGTAGGAGTAACAGTAGGAGTAGCTGTTACGGATGGTGTTGGAGTCGGACTAGGATATGCTGGTTCGCAACTATCAAAATTATCACAAACCACAAAACTACTATGAACAAGAGTAGATTCATTATCTAAATCCACAGCTTTAATTTCTAATAAAACTCCATTAATTCTAATATCTTTGGTTAGTACCACAAAAACATTCTGAATAGTATTATTTGCTCTAAACTCTAAAGTATTTTTATCAAGATATGCTTCAAAATTTTTATTTGTATAATGCAAAGTATAAGACACTTTGTAGTTGTGACAAACTATTAAGTTTTGTAATTGCGCTTTAATAATATCTGTTGTGTATACTGGATTGCTCATATATTTATATTTTATCCTTTACCAAAAAATGTATTAACATGATCCTGTGTTGCATACTAATCCTATACTATCATAAACTTTAAAGTTGGTATTAGTGTGTGTCAATTCAAAATTAATTAATGTTTGAGTATAATCAATTAGGTCTATTGCACATATACTATTAATTGTTCCGGCTCCGCCGCTACCAAAATACATTTCGCCAGTTTGAGGATTAAACTGTAATAGATTAACACCAACTCCTGATGTTGAACTAAAGGAATATATATATCTCTCGGATGGTACAGCATTTGTAACATTAACACTAAGTAATTTTTGACCAATACAGCAACTATTATCAAGAGCTATAACCGGAGATCCACTAATTTGTACATCAGCATATCTTACACAAGGTAAACAGTCTTTGCAATTAATGGTACTAACATTACTAGAATATACTGTGCTATTGCAAGATGAAGATTTTACATTCAATTTTAATTTACCAAATAAAACATTATTATTCAAGATTTTTTGAGCAGCAGAGCTGAGTGAGTATGGTAGAAGACCATTTTCATTAGAGCAATTGCCCGATGGATAGCAGAATAATACTTTAGATACTATGCTCTCTGTTGATGTTTTTGCAACAAAAGAACCAGAAATATTATCTAATAAGATTGGCCAATTATTATCTCCAGTAAAATAATAATCATAAGATTGAAGTGGCCTTAATCCTGAAACTGTGCCTGTGATGGATACTAGATTAGTTGATGTTAAATTAACAGTAGTTGATGGTAACGAAGCACCAAGTATTGGAATACAGTTGTTACAATCAACCTCCACAATATCGCTAATAACCGGACTAGATAAACAAGAGCTATTTAATTTAACTTGCAAACTTGTAGATAGTAAATTATTACAAGCATTACTATTAATCGATCCACTAGTATAATAGGTATTACAATAACCACTGCTTTCACAAAATACTAACGAATTACTAATATTTGCGGTAGTATTAGTTTTAGTTTTAATAACGCCACTCAACTCTTTTAATCCCACAAGGTGATTACTCTTAATGTTTTCAAAAGAGTAAGAGTATTCCGAATATGGTTTTAGGTTTGTTAAAACTATATTCATAGGATAAATATTCGTAGAAGTTAATGTGGCTTTACTTGGTGTTTGTATATTGATTTGAGGAATACAGTTATCACAATTAATTTTAATTAATCTACTTAATACTGGCGAATAAAGATTATCATTGTTTAATTCTATCTTAAAAGATGCGTTTAATTTATTATTACATGAATCACTATTCATTGATCCGGTTTTTACATAACTATTGCAGTAGCCGCTACTTTCGCAAAACACCACCTTGTTGGTAAGGTTAAAAGCCTCACTATTTTCTGTATTAAAAGATCCTGATAATGATTCAAAACCTATCATATGATTTGTTGTTATATTTTTAATAGAATATTCATAATCAGAATATGGTTTGAGTGGACTAATTGGTATATTTAATGAGTATATATTACCACTAGCTTGTGTTAAAGTAACTTCTGATGGAATATCAATATCTATATATGGCAAACAATATTCGCAATCGATAAGAACAGGATCACTATATACAGGAGCTGGTAAACATGTTGAGTTTAATTTTACTCTAAATGATGTATTAAGAATATTTGCAAATCTATCACTATTTATTGTGCCAGTAGTTTGATAATTATTGCAATAGCCACTACTTTCACAGAAAATAATCGAATTATTTAGAGTATGGGTTGTTTCGTTATTAGTAGTAAAAGAGCCAGATAATTGTTCGAATCCTATTAAGTGATTACTTTTGAAATCAACTATTTCAAAAGAATATGTGGAATATGGTTTTAAATTATTAATATTAATGCTAGAGTTATAAATATTTGGTTCATCTCCAACTCCGAGCAAAGAAATCTTGGATGTTGGAACAACCAAATTTGGTATGGGTAAACAATTATCACAATTTACTGTTATTATACTACTATATATGCTATAGTCTAAACAATCAGAATCTAATTTAAGTCTTAGTTTTACATTTTTGTTTTTATCACAATCTCCATTTTGAATAGTTCCTAACACATTGGTTGATCCACACAGTCCTGAGCTTTCACACATAATCATAGGTGTAATAAGATCAATATCGGTTCCGGCAGAGTCTGTGTTAAAGTATCCTGACACATTGTCCAGTATTACAGAATGATTGCCTCCCATGTGTTGAAAACTATAATCATAACGACTGTTTGGTTTTAAACCAGTAATATTTGTAATCAAATTAAAGTTATTCAAAGTAACAGAGTCTAGATCTATGCTGTCTGGTAAAGTTATTACAGGTTTTGGTAAACAATTGTCGCATTCAACAGTTATCTTAGGTCCTATGATAGGTTCAATAAAATATGAACTATCTAAAGACATTTGAAGATTAGTGTAATATTTATCACATTGCTCTTGTCCAATTTTATTGGAATATCCGGATCCTATTACCACATTATCACAATCTTCATATCCGCAAAATGCGAAGTCTGTTCTTAGTGAGTATGATTTGTTGTTTGATGTGGTAAAAGTACCGGATACTAATTGTAAATCTATAGGATAATTAGATCCAATATCTAAAAATCTATACGAATAAGTTGTATATGGTTTTAATCCAGAAATATCTACATTGATTGTTGATTCGTTGGTGCCTTTAAGTTCAAACCAGCTTAATTGTGGAGATATCGTTGGGATAGCTGCACATCCAGAACAGATTACTTTAGTAACATTTGTATATATTGGGGCATTAAGAACATCAGATGTTATACGAAGCCTAATATCTGCAAATGGATCATAACCAACTTGATAAGTGCCAGAATTATAAACAATATAATTTGAACAGTTAAGATCTTCGCAAAAATAAATATCCGTATTTATAATTGCTGTATTGGTTAAAGAAGAAATCGATCCACTTGCTGGAAAAGCTTTAACGGGCCAATTACTATTGACTCCCTCTACAACAAAATTATATAATTGATTTGGTAATATGCCAGCAATATTAGTTTTTAAATTATGATGATACATTTTAATTCCTTATTTTTCAATATCTAACGTGATAGAAGGTAGAGGTATGCAATCTTCACAATACACCGTAATGGGCTCACTGAAAAATGCTTTCTGATTAGGATAGCAATTGCTAGTAACAGATAATTGCAAACTAATAAATTTACTATTATTACAGGTACTATTTAGTAAAGAATTATAACTTAATACACTAGGAGGCGTTAGAACATTGGATTGATTATTGCACACGCCCGTTGAAGGACAGAATGTTAATTGTGTTTTAATATTATGAATTAACGGTTGATTTGTAAAAGAACCAGACACATTGCTCAAAATAACTGGCCAATTTCCATCAATAGCATGATATTGATACGTATAAGAGTGTGTATTTATGCAGTTATTAACTTTCATTGAGAAATCATAGCATCCTTTTGTTTGGCTATCTAAGATAACATTATATGTATCATTTACTGGAGTAATTTCCAAATCAGCTAATTGAATAAAAATTGTTCTATCATCATATACTAAATGATTAGCACATGTGTCTGTTACTTTCAATCTTATATCTTGTGTTAAGTAATTGGTCTTATATCTTAAAGAATCATATGTTTTAGTAAACGGCGTTGATCCACAAGATCCTGATGGACAACAAAACCATGCCTGAGATAAAATTTCTTTTGTTTGTGTTTTTGCAACAAAAGATCCCGAGACCGGATATATTTTAATAGGCCAATTGCCTCCCTTTGATTCGAACTGATACGAATAAGTATGCTCCGATAATAAGTTTGAAAGATTCCCTGTTAAATCAATAGCTGAATCAGCTTGGTATATATTCACAGTATCTAAAACAACAGAATGTCTATTTGGTAAGCAGTCTTCGCAAACAATAGTAATCGACTGACTAGAAATCGGATTTTCTAAACAATCAGAGTTTATTATCACATTAAATTTAACATATTTATTAATATCACAAATGTTATGATTATTTATTATAGTATAATTATTATAATATCCACTTATATCACAAAAGACTAATTTAGGAATAATAGATGTATCAACAGTTTCGTTTGTTGTGAACGAACCAGAAATACTGTCAAAACCAATAATACTATTCGATTGTATATTTTCTATACTATATTGATAAGTAGAATATGGTTTAAGATTTATTAAATTTATACCAATATCATATTCATTAGAATTAGTAAGAGTTACATTATTTTCTGTTTCAAAAATAATCCTTGGCCAACAATAATCACAATTTATAGTAGTAGGATTACTATATATAGGATTATCTAAACAATCTGATTCTAGTTTTACTCTTAATTTAGCATAAGGATTGGTATCGCATGAAAATATGGATCCTAATGTTGTTGTGTACGCTGCGCATTCTCCTGTTGTTTCACACAGAGCTATTCTAGATTGTATTGTATCTATATAGTTGTTTGTTGTAATAATTGTTCCGGATAAATTATTTGATCCTAGTAATGTATTACCTTCTAATAATTCTATAGTATAATTATATGTTGAATTATTATTTAAATTATTAAATGATATATCTAAGTTAACAACATTACCAGTATCATTATTTAGTTCTATATTATCTACTGTTTCTATTGAAGGCTCTATCAAACATTCTAGACATTCCACATGTTCAACATCTCCATATAATTTTATATTAGAGTATGGTAGATTTAAAACTATTCTAGCATCTACAAATGGAATAATTCCAGAGGAACACGTAGTTGGACTATATGCTAATTTTGTTATTCCAGAACATGTTCCAGAAGATGCACAAAAACGTAATGTTGTTTCTATGTCGTAAGAATCTTTTAAAGTATAAAATGATCCGCTTGCAGGAGATGCTACTACTGGCCAATTTCCGTTAACAGATTCGATACTGTAAGAATAGGTGGTTAGTGGTAATAGATTTTTTAGTGATGTAATAAATTTATGATTTTTCATAATAAAATTCCAGGTTAATTCTTAGAGATTGTTGGTAAATTATTAGTGCTTGTATTAATACAATCATCACAGTGTATTTTGAGTAAATTATTGACTAGCAGATTTGTTCCGGGCTCGTTTTGGGTACTGAGATTGAATTTAATATAAGCAAATTTATCACATTCTGTATTAGTATATAGTTTATTATAATCTATATTATAGCTCAATAAATTAGCATCTCCAGAACAAATAGCTTCTGAACCACAAAAAGATAGCTTAAACGGTAATGACGTATCATGGTTATAAGAAGTAGCAAATGAACCAGATATTGGGCTAATCAATGTTGGCCAATTTGCTCGGTATGTGCTAAAATTATACAAGTATGTTTTGTATGACTCTAGTCCAGAAAGCGACACACTAATGTCTGTGCAAGGTTTTGTTGTTAGAATATTTTCTGATCCGAATGAGACTTTTGGTGTTGGTATGCAATCATTACAATATACTGATAATGTTTTAGTGTTGTTATTAAAATGACAACGATCATTATTATTTATTGTAACATTTAAGGTAATAAACTTATAGTCATTTGAAAAATTGCTAGTATTATATGTCATATATCCATTAATACCAGAGCATGAAGAATCTCTACAAAAAGTTAAAACACTATCCGCAACATACTCGTGATTAGAAGCTGTAAAAGTTCCGGACGCCGGAGTCACCGTAACTGGCCAATTAGAAGTAACTCTACTAAAAGACCATGAGTATTGCTGTCCTGGCATAACATTTAAAAATTTTGTTTGTAACTTAATAACATTCTCAGTAGCTTCTGTTAACATTAAAGAATTATTATTTTCATTATTCTTTAGATTAACACCTAGCAAAGACATATCGATAGGTTTCAAACAATCTGTACATTCTATATGTCTGGTATTGCTATATATATATTCATTACTATTTTTTTCATTAACCTTAACTCTAAGATTAGTAAACAATAAATTATTTTGTAGTCCACAACTATAATCTAGATTAAATGGTAAAACATCCGGATTGCCAGAATCACAAACCCCAGTATTTGGACAAAAAATTACCAATGCATCTATTTCTTTTGTTCTGGATGTTGCTATAAATTCTCCGCTTCTAGGAACAACAACCACAGGCCAGTTACCAGGATTGCCGTCTAATTCTATTTCGTATTCGTATATTATTGTTTTTATAAGCTTATTAATAGTAAATTTTGTTGGAACATTATAAGAAGCTGGAGGAGCCGGTGTTTGTGCTGATGGCTCTGTTGAATATATTGAATGGTTTATCATGTTAATATTTCTTATAAGTGTTTACGGAATTATACTCTCTTGTATGAGATTTCGAACGGATCACTAACATAATCATAATTAATTAATGAGGCTTGTAAAATTATATTATAAGTAGTAAATATTGGTTCATCTGATAAAAACTTTGGATATGTTGGAATATTGTAAGCTGGGATACTAGTATTGTTTGGTGGACATAATCCTGTAGTCGGGCAAAAATACATAGTATTTTTAATTGTATTATCTTCAATTTTAGTAGATGTTACAGTAAAAGTTCCGGAGGTCGGAGTCGCAAAATAGAAAGGCCACTCATTTTTTATGGTATTAATAACATAACTATATGTTTGACCTAATTCTAAATTAGTAAATGAAAGATTAAAAGAATACGAGGGTATTGGAGCATTGTCGCTGTCTTGCTCTTCTATATAAGGCTCTCCAATACCTTCAAGCACTAATCTTGGTTTTGGTAAACAATCATCACATCTTACGGTGAATTGATCACTCAAAGATTCTGCACCTTCGAAAGATTTGGATCTAACAGATAGTTGTAGTGTTGCATAAGGATCCTCTAATTTTTCTATTGTTCCTTCTTCTGGCAGCACGAAAGAAAGCGTATTATCTGAACATACTCCGGTAGTTGGGCAAAATGATATAGACGCATTGATAAATCCGGTAGATGTGGCTGGTTTAAGTTCTCCAGAAGATGGAGTTGCTACAACTGGCCAATTACTAGCAACAACTTTCCATTCGTAAGAATATGTTTCGTATGGTCTTAAATTAACAATTTGTGGCCTAAAATTATATTGAAACGAATCTTTAAGAACCTTATCTGCTATAGGTGGATCAACACTAGGTAGATCTTCTGCGTCTCCAAAACCTAGAACCAATGTACCATGAGAAGGTATTTTAAGAGGAGCTAAAGATGAATCTCTAAGAACTATATAATATGCTGATTTGGATTCGAGTTTTTTAAGTGTGCTGGCTGGATTTGGAGCATATCTATATAATATATTTCCAAATTTATCATTTAAAGGATATCTTGTTGTCCAAAAAATAGGAATAGATTCGTCGTTCTGTTGCGCCCCATGAATACTGTCTATAGCCTGCATAATCTGATCCCACTCGTTGGATTTAATCGGATTGTTAGCAATTTCGGTATCTTTTTCCATTAGATTCAATGGTTTAGAACCCGCATATATGACTATAGAAAATTTTTTATCAATAATCATTATTTATTCTCTAAATTTAAGTGTTTCATATAAATATACACCAAATCATTATTTATATAGTTGACAAACATATAGAGTCATTTACAACTCTATTTGCTCCATAAATATCTACTAATCCAGGAATCGGAACAGGAGAGTTTTCGCCAACTAGTGCATCAAAATTTTTAATATTGAGCAATATAGAAATATTGTCGTCATTTATACCACTATATTTAATAAATTGAGCAACAACTCTATCTCTAAAGGAGAAGGTCCAATTGTTGTCCTTATCGAGAACCAAAAACCTGTTATTGAATTCTATCTCGGCAAGATCAGCTGGTGTAGGACAACTTACTATTTGAGTAAACGTATACTGTCCTGCTGCGGAATCGTAGGAAAGATTAGAACTGAGAACAAAATCAAAAGGAAAAAGCTCCATTTCTGCTCTGTTGCCATCTATAAAACCATAGATACTAACTTGTTGATCTGCTGGTATGCCTGGTCCAGTAACAGACATTCTGGTTAATAACAAACTTACGGCATCCACAGACTCATCGGTGCGAATTCTTAAAACTCTTCCATTATTTGGTCCTCTTTTTTCTAAGCTAGATAATATAGATCCATTTAATTTTACTACTTTATTTGGTGAACAAATAACTAAGATATAATCAGTATATAATATATTGTTATATATATCTTTAACATTTAATCTAATCAAACTCTGAGTTTCTGCTTTATGGATAGATTTAATACTAATTCCTATTTGAATACTATCTTTAATAGATGATTTTAGATAAGATTCTTGAGCTGGATTATTATTCGAGTCTGGTGTGAATATTATTTCAGCCGGGGGATGAAGAGGCAATCGTGCGGCAACATCAAAACTAACTATATATCTATCTAATATGGGTACGGATGTTTCTGGAGGTGGAGGAAATGTTAATAAAAATCCTTTATCTCCCTCTTCCAAACTAACATTGATTTTTTTAATATCATTACTCATATATTACCTTCGAGGCACTTGATTGTTAATATCTTTTCGCCACCGCGTATAATTTTATTACTTAAATTATCATATACTGCGAATTGAAATAAACTTATGCTATTATAATTAGTATCAGTTATAGAAATAGTAGCTGGTATTGTAGCTCTTCTATATGTTCGTTCTTCTCCATTTTCGGTTTCTGTGTATGTTACAAAACTTGGAGATGATAAAGAGATATTTTGAGGTAATGTATTTTGAGTTAATTCTGTTAAGACAAAATTATAATCAAATGGTGCTGGTTTAAGTTTGTCCACTGTTATTGTAAATAATCCACCCGCACAACAGAAGTTGTTTATAAGATAGTTGGGTGGAACCACTGCTGTATTTTCATAAAAAAATAAAATTTCTGGTATTGGTTCAAAACAAATTTTTTGACTTATAAACTCCACAATACTACCATCTGTTAACTTTGTGTATAATCTACCAGTAGTGCTATTAATAACCAATTCTCCGACATCAACCTGATCTGCGGCCGGGAATCCTGATTCTTCTATATCTCTTTTCAGTAATAATTTCATTTAAATTCTCCTCTAAACAGCACATATTCCAGTAAATAATATAACACCAAAATCAAAATTAGTCAATTCATCATTTTTCTTATTCTCTTCTTCTTCTAAGTCTGGATCTTCTAATAAAACACCTGTAGTATATACATAATTATACGCACTTTTACCATTATTAGTGTTAATAGCGCTAATTCTATACAGATAATTTGTAATACCATCCAGGCCTGTTTCATTATGAGAGCTATCTTCATTGTACGGAATAAACGCTATATTAAACCAACTAGATCCACCATCTGTTGATTCTTCTATTAGATATCCACTAGCACCATATGATCCCCATGAATTAGTCGGTGTCCAAGATAGATCAACATCAGATATTGTAAGAGTATCTATTTTTCTAGTAACAGTAAAATTTGTTGGACTCTGAGGAAGACCCGTGTTGCTCACAAAAGTGATATCGGTAGCCTCAGAATAAGGACCAATACCAACTCCATTTTGTGCAGCTACTCTAAAAATAGCTGGGGCAGCAACCTGTGTTATTGTAGCCGATGTTTGAGTATTAAAACCCCTAAGAACACCGATTGTTTCGTTAGGTACATCTATCCAGTTTTCTCCATTATTATGAGATAGTTGTATTAGATAATTAAGTATTGCTGATCTACCATCACTAACTGGCGCGTCCCAGCGAATAGAGTGCTCATTATTTCCAACTCCACCATAACCATTAGCTATTCCGGCCACGCCGGACGGAGCGTCTGGTATAATAGGATTAACTCTTGGAGTTCTTGATACTATCTGACCTTCCGAATTTACTGTTAATAAAGCATTTCTTATATATTTCCCTTTATTATCTACAGCTGGTTTTGGTCTAAGAAATATATCCTCTGTAATAATACTTTTACTATATGTATGACCACTAATCGTCACATCGGCATAAGCTATCAATTCTCCATTACCACTTGGTATTGATCCCATTTTATACGGATCATTAGTTTTTATACAAACCTTACCGGCGCGATCAAAACCCCAGCCTATCGGATGTGTTTTGGCTCTATCTATAAACTTACTATATATTACGCCACTCGGTGATCCACTAACGCTATTAGGAACACTAGCGTCCACACGGAAAACAGGTGTTAGTCCTTGTGGTAGAAAATTATCATTAAGATCAAAGATACTATTATAGTTATTAAAGTTTGTATTTTCTTTTCCATAAATAACAAAATCTATATCCTCTCCTAGCATATTAAAAGCAGTATGGATACTTGGTCTTATACTAAGATTATTAATTGTAGAAGGTTTAAATCTTAATGGAATAGTAATAGGTGTTTCTAACAGAGTTCCATCGTCTTGTGTTTCTATTGTACCAATAGCATCTATTTCTTCATTTTGGTTGTTAGTATATGTTATATTATCTGTAGCATTTGGTTCCAATTGCATAGGAAAATAACCGCCTTTTGTAACAGAAAATAGTAGCACATTTGCTCCTATCGCCCCTGAGCCTATTCCTTCTGGTTCTTCGGGAGCTATCTCTATTTCATAGGCTGGTACCGCGCCTTCGTTAGCAGGACCATTTGGATCGATAATGCTTACGGTTTTTAAACTTTCCTCAAAATTAAATTCTGCTTCGATCTTTTCTTGGCTAGAAGCTTTCGCTACGAAAGCAAATTTGGTATATCCTACAATAATATCTCCTATAGCAGTTTCAACACATAAAGTGTCTGAACCGGTACCCAATTCATTCGCAAGAATTTCTGTATCAGATCCTATCGCCGGATACGGCGACCATGATCTGTTTGTCTTATAAATATATAGCCGACCATTTCTTATTAAAGCCGGTCTTTTAGGATATCTAATCCAGTTTATACCTATTCTTTCTAATCCTTCTAGTGGTGCATCGACACTATAATTTTCTCTTAGATAAACTGCCGGTTTCCATTCGGCTGGTTCTCCTGAGCCAGCATGTGTGAGTATGAATCCTCTATAAGAATCCAAATTATTATTTGGTCCAAGATTTATTCCAGAATTAGCATAAATAATAGTATTTGCTGTTATGGTTGCTGGTGTTATGACTGGCGGTTCAGAAGCGTCTGTTTCTTCTGGTTTTAGTATAAGCCCATCAAATGAAGAAAGATTTGCCAAATCAACTATTTCTCCGGCTTCATAATGTGGCGGAACAACATATAAAGGACCGCCAGGATTAGCGGATGGGAATTTTAAAATATTATTTCCACTATCATATGTTATGATATCTGTTGCCAAAATATTATCATCGTCAATTTTTACAGCTATACCGCCAGTCACACCCGGATAGAAAGGCAAAGGATTACCTAAATTATCTATTTTGGAATATTCTACAGAACTAAGATTTATACTTCTTAGTCCGCTAACATCAACAAAAGATGGACTTATTAATCTAATTCCACTATTTGCTACTAAGTACATTGTTCCACTAGCAGCTAGACTAACATCTTTACTACTTAATAGATTATAATATACTCCATCTACTTTTTTATTTCCTGTTTGTAATCTTACTCCAGACCAGTTTCTGGGACTAAGAATATTATACCATAACATATAAACTCCTCACTTAGAATAAACCGGGTCTACCATCGTCTCGACACCAATGCGGAATATTATTTGTAGCAATTAAATTTTCATCTTCACAATCTGCTTCGTTTTCTGTTCCATCCGCATTAACAATGGGAGGCGGATTAGTTTCGCCATATATACCACCTCCACCACCCCAACTCGATGAAGTATTATTATTCCAGAATGTATCGCTATTGATACCTCCGACATCTGTGCTTAACGGAGGTATTACGCCAGCCGCTTGTTGTTCTATAGTGTCGGCGGTAAGATCTGGTACGAATCCAATATCTTTCAATGAGGATCTAACGGTGCCGTCTCTTACAAAAATCTTATCAACCACCAACCAACCACTAACAGTTAAATTAGCTAAAACTTGTTTTGGTGGATCGGTACTGTTTTCAGATAACAATTCTGTTGCTACAACATACGGCTCAAAAGTACCCATTGTAATAGCTGGTGAACCACTAACAAAGATTGATTCCTGGTATTCGAAATACGCAGCTTTATGCCATTGGTTAAAGCTGGGTAAGAAATACTTTCTATTATTATTAGCTGTTATATAATAAGTACTACCAGCTAATAGTATTGTATATGCACCATCATTAATAATACTATTTGCATCATTTGAACTAACTTCTTCCGGAGCGTCATTATGTAACCAATTAATAAATTGCAAGCTATTAATATAATTAACATAATTAACAGGTTTATCTTCCATATTTGGTTTTATTGAATATTCAAATACTAAACCATTAGTAGATCTTAGTATACCCCCATTTTGAGCATTTGTCATATTTGGATTATATAATCCGGTAGTAACAGGATCTCCAACAGTGGTTGCTACACTATTTAAGAATTGAACATATTGCTTATTAGTAACCTCGTATCTGCCTATACGATAATTTTTATCCACAACACCAAGATTTGGAATAATAATATTTTGATAAGTATTGTTAGAAAATTGTAAGTACAGATCCTTTGTATCTGCTATATTATTCTCATTAATAATATTTACAAAACTTAAATTTAAACTTGAACTATTTGATATATTGGCATTATCAACTAGATTACTAATGCTAGCTACTCTAAAACCAACGTAATCGTATCCGGAAATAATCGGAAATTGCTGTATTCCTCTTAAATAGATAGAATCAGCATCCGGAGATACGCTGCCAGTAACAGGTGTTCTGTAGGATCCGCCAGCAGCATATTCTAATGTTACTATACCATCCGTAATATCGGACTCTATCCACTCTGCAACATTACCATTTTGATCATATGTTCCATAATAACTACTCTTACCATTAGTACCAACAGAAGATAGTATACCACTAAATAAATTATTAGTTAAGCTATAGTTATAATTAGCTGTGCTAAAATTATTAGTTAAACCGCTACCAACAGTATTTATTACAATAGGTTTTATATTATCGTCTTTAGTGGCAAAATTATAATATGTTCCAGAAACCGTTGTGATAGATCCTACACTAGCATGTACTTTTAGTGCTGGTCTAATATCAGCACCATAAACTGTAAAATCAATATCTTTTTGAGCAGTATTAAAGACTGTCTCCGTTTTTGGTCTTACGCTAAGAATATTCGATGTGCTATCCGATGAAGATTCAGAAGAAAATTTTTGAATTGTTAAATAGCCACCCTTTGTTACTGAAGCAATAGTAATATTATTAATTTCATTGGTAGAAACATTTTGATCTAAAATTATTTCTGTTATGAAAGCTTCGTTGGTTACTAAGGATGTTATATTCCTATATATAGAACTATTACTAGTAATAATTTCTACCTGATCTCCAACACTAAATTCTTCTATTGGAGTATCCTCAGATAAAATAACTTGTTTTAAACACACACTAGCTATTTTTGGAGTATATTTGTTCCAGGTTATATCTTTTTCTGTTAGAAAATAATCATCTAAATCATATAATCCAACAAGATTGTTGGTACTGTCTGTGGTTAAAAATTTATTGCCAGATATATTATTGAAGATTAAGCCATTATTTCCACTATTAACTGTTATACCATTAATCGGAACAATAGTCTTATTATTAGATATGGTCAACAAACTACTAGTTGCTATATTGGGTAGTGTTATGGTATTAGAACTAATATTATTAGCAGATAAAGTGCCGTTACTGGTGATGGATCCCGTACCCAAAAGTAGTGAATTATAGTCTAAAGATATGCTTCTATTGGTATTATTAAGCGTTATATATGTATTAGATGTTCCAATAGTACTTAGAGTAGATGATCTAATATCAATATTATCACCAGAAATATTTATATTACCATTATTATTAATATTTATTCTTTTATTGTTACTATAACCAAGATTAATACTATCTAAGCTTCCGGACACTAGTGGCTGTTGACTCGAACCAGAACTAACAGTCAATACCAACCCACCATTACCGTTGGTAGTGTCAGATGCTATACTATATATGGTTGCATAATCTTTTTGATTATTATTAACATCTCTTCCAGCTAAGTTTAATATAGAACATACTCCACCATTACTAAGTGATGATGGTTTGTGATAAACTGTTAATTTTGCTGGTTGACAAGTTGTTCTATTTTCCAGTCTTAATATTTCACTGCAACTATAATTTACAACATGAAAAATAGTTTGTGGTCTGGATCCTGATGGAATATTTATACCAACCCTACCATCATAACTAAAGAAAAGATTTCGATACGGTTGTCCACTGCCATAAACTATAAAATCACTCGGTTGCAAATCTTGATTAAATATTGTGTTTGCTGAACCGGATGTTGGTATAACAGTATGGGCCAAAGATTCTGAGCTTGATCCTAATAATAATTTATTAGTATTTCCAGAACTCCAATACAATTCTGAGCCTAATAAGCCATTGGATCCATCATTATATTGAAAAGAATATGCTGCTCCACCAGGATTACTTAACGACGAAAAAGAGTCATCTGATAACGAAGCAAAATTTAATTGATCATTTTGATTAAGAGAGTACCATGCTTGTCCATCGCAAACCAGCCTGGTTGATGTGCTTGTTGACTCAAAAATTAAACCATCACAATCTCTAATTATTATGTTGTGAGCAGAAGACAGTGCTTTGATATCTATAACAATATTTCTAGCTTTTTTAGGGTCTGGTAATACACAATCAATATTTTTATCATTGTTATCTACCAAATAAATGCTTGTTACATTATCGATAGTAAAATGATCGTTCTTAACAATAACATTATTAAAACTACTATTAAAATTATTATTATTTACAAAAAGATAAAACTCATTTTCATTACCAATAAAATTAACTGGTTTGTTATTATTTGATGAATTTGTAACCTCTATTCTTTTAACTACTAATAAACCATCACTATACTGTATTTCGCCAACTCCGGTTTCCCATTTGTATCCATCTTTAATATTACGAATTAAGTATGGAATAAAATATCCAATAGTATCTTGTTCTAATGCTTTATAGCCATTAATAGCATTATGCTGAATAAAAGTGTTATTACTAACAGAACAAAGAAATCCTATGTTATTAAATATTTTAGTAATTTTATTCATATTAGCCTATGCAATATCATTAGGGTTAATATCTATATCAAAGTTGATAGTATTATTTTCTGGATTTTTAGCTTTTAGATCTTGGAAAGCGGATCTTATAGCAGATATGGCTATTCCTGCCATGTCTGGTCGTAATTGATTCAAAACTGTGTCTCCGTTGATAGTAACAACAACATCGTGTTTTCCTGTGATAGTAATTTGTGGAGGTATATAAATATTACTAAGTATATTGGCGATATTATTTAATCTATTAACAAAATTATCAATACTAGAAATATCACCGCCACTGTTAGATACACCACCAGAGCTATTGTTTGGTTGTTTTAGTGCCGAAACAGCTTTATTGAAAGCTTCTGTTATACTACTAGAAACAGATACCATAATATTGTTCATAAAAGAGGTAAAATCGAAACCGGATCCGGCCGGTGTTCCTCCTCCGCCTTCTCTGTATAGTGGCAAATAGCCACCACCGCTAAGATAGTTTACAATACCTCCTCTGCTATAATTCCCATTATTAATAGCTTCAAGGACTGGTCTGTATTTTTGAGTCGAAGCTCTGTTAATAACAAATTCACCAGGAGTTAGCATGGCCGGAACAGTATCTGTTCCTTTTGGTCTAAAATTAATAAAGCTCCCATTGCTAGCGTATACTATACCTCCACGAGCAAGAGCTTGTTGGTTTTCTGGTTTTTGTTCTTCTGTTTTAGACTCTTGTATTCTAACTGTTATTAAATCTTTCATTCTGTTAGTGTCTGGTAATTCGCCATATTTATCTGCGGTTAATAACTTATGATGCTGAATATAATTATCTTTATTCCCAATAGTTGTAACAGGATCTTCTAAATTCCTATCACCACCAGCTGTAGTATTTGGTTTGGGGGCATTACCATTGAGAGCATCTAAACTGCCTTGTAACATATCATTATTTAATCCAGCATTTAATAAAGTGTCTTGCGCCGTGTACCATGGTTTAAGACCCTCTGCTGCTGCTGCAAATTCTGATAAATTATTTTTAGTAAAATAATCGGATAAAACCTTAAGATAGCTCTGTCGTTTTTCGCTATTTTCAAATAAATTTTCTGGAGCTAATCCTATACGTTCAACATCCTGAATAGTTTTAGGATTTTTTATATTATCAGATTTTATTTCTGTTTTATTACCATCTTTATCAACAGTATACAGCTTTGTTTTTGATGCTTCCAGATCTAAACTTTTTAATGAATCTTCTGGTATTTCTCCACTGGCATTTTTACTAATAGCTATAGCCTTTTCTCTTGCTATAATTTGTTTAATTCCATCTGCATCAACTGTTCCCTTTTCAACATCAACACCAAAAGTTTTCAAATATGCCACAGTAGCCGGTATTCTGCTTTCTGCATCTTTACCTATACCTCCTGGTTGATATAATTCGCTAAATAGTGCTCTCCAAGCGTTAATTTCTGCCCATTGAGGAGATTTATTATCTATTTTTTTGAGATAATTATTTAAATATCCAGCAACACCTCCAACGTCTTCTATCTTTGTTATACTAGGAACTCCGATTCCGTAGGCGCTCAATGTAGTAGATGCAATTCTCTGTATTTCTTGTGCTAATTTTGTTCTTGTTGCTGTTGTAAATGCGCTTTCTGCTGTTGATAATTTTTTGAATCTATCTCCTGTGACTTTTGAGGCTCTTTCTTTAGTCAACTCCATTTCTTTAGCTTTTATTCTTTCGTCTCTTGCTTTTTGGTATTCTGTAGCATCAATAGTCATACTTTCTAAAATAGGATTCGTGCCATCACTAGACGGTATAATATATGGTTTAATATCTTCTGGTAAATCTTTAATTACTCTAAATTCGCTTGGATCAACACTGCTGATACCTCCTATATATTGTCCATTCAATTTTAAGCTTGATAAAGATCCAAATTCTTCATTAACTGGAGGCATCTCTCCTGTATCAGTATTCCATGATGGTAATCTAGCACCTAAATATTCATTAAGACTTGTTCCAGCATACAGTATCGGCTTCTCTGTATTGTATAATGGATTTAATTTTGGATCTCCAGCTTTTGGTGGAATATAAGTATATTCATAAGGGCTACCATAGTTTCGCGATGTTGTATTTAATAGGTTACCTGTTATAGTTTTTGCTGGAATAAAAAATCGACCACCAGCAGATCCAATGGGTGTTTCTGTTACCTTAAATAAAGCATCTCCAGCTTCTGTGTTAAATTCTTTTTGTGCTAATTTTAAATTACTCACATCTAATTTTGTATCATTTGTAATCCATGGAAATTGACGTTTGTTGTCAGTGTTTGGTTGATTATTGACTATAGGGATAATACTTATTGTATCATTCCAATTGGACATGGCTGTGTTATCTTCTACTGCTTTCTGATAATTCGGATCTGATTGAATGGTATTCCATTTTTCTTCTGCCATATTATATAATGTTATTGGCTTCTTAACAAAATCCGGATCGCCGATAGACGTATGAAATATTCTATTCTTATACAAAGCATCTAATGAGGCTAGTGTTTCTTTGTTATAAATAGAGGCATCGGACTCTACGGTAGAAGTATCAACTTTCTCACCGGCTCCTTCTCCAGGATCTAGTATCTTATCATCAAAAAGACTAAGAGCCTTAAGAGCCTGTCGAGTTTTTTGTATAACTTGTATCGTATTATTGACTAAATCAACTTTATTATGAGAGTCTAAATTATCTTGTTGTAAATCTTTACCAGCTAATACTCGAGGAGGAGTATTTACATACGCTGCAAACTTTGCTGGTGAATCCGCTAATGTAAATGGCGACACTCCCTCAAAGCCAACACCTCCTTGTTTAAGGATACGTGGTATTTCATCAAATATACCCCAATAGGATTTCTCATTGTCTTGTATAAGATCTTCAACTACCTTTAGATAGGAGTATCCCTTATAGTCTCCGTCGCGACGAGTACGTCTTTTTGGTTTTCTTGAAAAATTAGGAGAAATATTTGGCAATGGCTCCGTATTGATCTCTTTAATAAATGTTTCTATTTTGGTATTTCCGGATGGTCCTTCCATAAGTTTAGTATATAATGATTGATAGCCCAAGATCAGGTCTGTAAACTCACCATCTTTTCCATTTTTATATATGTCAGATTTGGTTAATTGTTTTTCTGATCCGATAATACTATCAATATCTTGTATTCCCCAAAATAAACTTTTTTGATATTTTGGTAATTCAGCTTTTTTAGTTCCAGTGATTGAACCATAATTATTATATAATGTACCAATTTTTTCTCCAAGATATATTCTTTCAAAAGATTCACCAATGCCGGACTTGCCTCTATTTCCAACAGCAATAAAATTATCTGTTTGAATTGTTCCTAATTTTTTAAAGTCTTTATCACCATATTGTTCTAAAATAGGTAGTTTTAATTTAGTAGCCTGTTCTGCATTTTTAGCTGTTTTTTGTTTTTCTGTTGATTGGCTAACGGCTTCTTGTAATTTAGGCGCATCGTCATCTTTTCCGGTTCCGGCGGTTGCTACTCCTCCAGCTAAAACATATCCTCCCTCATTGTAGTATCTTACTTTTCCACCATTACTATATTTTTTACTATTAATATTTTGTAATAATGGAAGATTAGCTTTTGTTGCTGCTCGATTAACCACAAACTCTCCGGGAGTCAACATTGCAGGAACAGTATCAGTTCCTTTTGGAGCAAAATCAATAGCTCTGCCCATTGATGCGTATATTACGCCTCCTTTGCGTTTGTTTTGAGCAGGAATAGGGTCTTTTCCTTCTTCGTCTCTTTTACCTACGATCTCGACCAATTTTTGTATATTGTCTCTTATATCATTAAATACTTGTTGATCGAAAGTTAAAGGAACACTACTAATTGCTGTTGCTAGTTTTGTTGCTGCTATTTCTGCGGTATTCTCGCTCATCATCCTTTGTAGTTCACCTAATATATCATTAGCTTGTGTTTGTTTAGCCAAACTTTCTCTATAAACACTAATAGCTTCTGCCATTTGAGGATCCCCTTCGGGATTTCTTAAACTATCCAAAACTGATTGAAAAGTACTATCTATACCAACACCGCTTTCTTTAAGCATACTTTCTAACACATTAGCTTTTAATTCATTTTGTTGCTGTCCATCTCCTAATAGTGGAGCAAGCATATTAAAAGCCTGTAAACTTTCACCTCTTTGTTCTGCTGTGCTACCAACATTTAATCCGCCTCTCATATTATTATTTAATCGTCCTATTGAAGCATTTAATCTGGCTAATTCTTCCGGATTAGAAGTTACCATTTTTTCTATAAGATTAGCTCCGGCTTGTCTTCTAGCTTGTACCTCTTGAATTTTAGCTAAAGCTGCTTGTGCTAAATCGGTACTGTCCGCCATTTGTTTTAATGCATCAATATTTTCTCTAAGAGCCACGTTAGTGTTTCTTAGTCGATTTTGCATAACGGCGAATTCGTCTTTTGCGGCCGGACCTCTATTGCCAGCATTATCAGCAGCTGTTTGTAATGTTCGTCTTTGAGCTTCTAAATTCACAACGTTTCTACCAATATCACCAGGATTTGTTAATCCTCCTGTCATAGATCTTATTGGCGCTTCTGTTACATTTCTTGTTTCTGTTAAAGATACTGTTTGCCCTAATGTTTTAGCTAGTTCCATAGCTCCTTTAGCTTGAACCTCGCTAGCTTTTCTCATCCTATTATTAGCTTCTATCTGAAAATCAACCATTTGATTCATAGCTTGAGCATACTCATTAAGATTCTTTTGATAAAATTCCATAGCTTTAACAGCTAATTCTTGTGCTCTTTGTGCTGAGCTAATAGCTTTTGCAAAAGCGGGAACTTCTTCTGTTATCTGATCAAAGTTTAATCTTGTATCTTCTCCGCCTCTTTCGCTTCTTATCTTTTCAAAAGCTAATTTAGTTTGTCCTGCTAACTTATCTGCTATATTAGGAGGTAATCCTAAATCTTTTAATTGAGCATCTAGAGCATTTCTAATATTTGACGCTATTCCTTCTGTGCTACCTGTTGGATTAGCCTGAACAGAACGATTGATAGTACTCATTACCGTACTTTCTAACTTATCTCCAAGTCCCAATAGTGGCCTAACAAGATCAGCTTGAGATCCAAAAAATCCTGCTGCTTGATCAAAAGCTGCTCCTTGCTCTTGTCCTGAATATGCTCTTGGATTTTGTAACACATTAATACTGTCGAGCATAACATCTCCAGCCTTAGCATTTCCGCTTAAAGCTGCTGCTGATAATTCTGCTGAACGAGAAAGTTTACTTAATTCAAAGTCTGTTTTATTTATGGCCTGTTCCATCCCATTAAACATTCTTTCCAAACTTGTTGCAAAATTATTGGTTTGTCTACCTAGTTTCTCAAACTCAATTTGTTTCATACTATTTTTCATATTAACACTAGCAACTCTGTTAGCTTCGGATGTTGTTATTTCTTTGATAATAGCGCTTTTGCGTTGTTCTGATATGTTTCTATCATTCTCTATCAACATAATTTGTTCATTGATTTTCGGATTCATTCTAGCAAGAACTTCAGCTGATTGATTACCAGCAGCATTTAATTCAGCAAGAATAGTATCCATGTCCATACCGGACCGAAGTTTATTTTCGAACTGTTTTAATATATTTTGGCCTTGTGGCTGAACCTTTTGAGCTGTTTCAACGGCCTTTTCTGGTGCAATTCTGCCTATTGCCGCTTGTTGAGCATTATTAGAAAATACAGATGAGATATAGCTTCCAATACCTTCTTTTTCCAATATCATACTTCTACCAGCAGCCTGCGAACCACCATCAAGATCTAATAGATTAGCCCACATTGCTTTTGGAACTTTTAAATCAGTTTCAAGATTTTTCATCAACTGTTTGGATCCGTAACTTAATTCACTATCAATTTTACTAAGAAAATCTATATTAGTAGTATCTTTTTCAAATTGTGCAAATAGGTCGCTTACTCTACTTAAACTTTCGTCTACTCTTTTTTGACTTGTTTGTAAATCAAACTCTCTAGCAGCATTATATGCTTCTTTAAAACCAGCTGCTATGGCAACTGCCCCACCCGCTAACGATGCTCCGACTAAAGCCATAGGACTTGCTATAAAACCCATTATCTTAGGAGCTAAACTAGTGGCTACTTTACCTATACCGCCTCCCATTCCTTGCATAGTATCTAAAACAAATTTTATACCTCCTGGTAATTGACTTAGAGAAGCTCCTAATGTACTGACGGTACTAGCTACGCTACTTATACCAGTACTAAGAACAGCAGTATCTTTATTTTCCGACCCTCCTAATGATTTGATAGTAGACGATATGACAGATCCTATTCCACCAATAGCTAAACTAGTTTTAGCCAATGTAGACGCCATTTTTTGAGCAGCTGCTACGTTCTTGTCGTAAAGATTACTTGCTGCTAATTCGGCAGAACTTGCTAGTTTTTGCAAAGCTTCCTCAGGAATACCCAAACTAACGCTAAGTTTTTGGGTTGCTGATTGTAAAGCTGTTGCATCTGTTGATGATTGTTTGAATGCTTCTTGTAATTCTTGCGAATTATTAATAATATCAACAAATGTTTTATCGGTATCCCCCATACTTGCTGCTAAATCATCAATTATAGTTGTTATTTGAGACGATTCAAGATTTGTTCCAAGATCAGCTAATTGTTTAGCTAATTGTTCTTTAGCTTTAGTAATTTTATCTTCATCTCCACTGTTAATATCTCCTCGTAAACTAACAGCAGTTTCATTAAACTTACTAATTTTACCAGGAGCTGATTTTTGTAGATCTTTAGCAAGATTCAAAATATTTTGTTTAAGATTACTTTGATACTGTGATAGTGTTTGTCCGTTTTGTTCTGCTTTGAGTCTCATGAGTTCTAATGCGTCAGCCGCTCTTGTAGCAGCTGCTGCTTTGGCTTTGTCTGCCTCGGCGGCAAGATCATTGTTTTTTGATACTTGTGCAATAATACTATTTAAATCAGTACCTTCTCCTAAGCCCGGAACATTAAATGCTTGTAGTCCTCTGGAACTAATTGTTTCATTAAGTGCTTGTTGTCTTGCTTCTGGTGCTGACGGAGCTTCTGGCCCTAAAGCATTGCTAAAATCTTGTTCCATAATATCAACTGATCTAGCATCAATTTCTTGTTGTAGTCCGGATATATATTCTGCTGTAGACTGATTAGCTTCTTTAGCTTTTTGTGCTAATAATTCTTGTAATATTGCTTGTTGTTGAGCAGCTTTATTAGCCTGTATGGTAGCATCAGCAGCCTGAAATTTTGATCTGGCGTCATCCTGAATAGCCTGTTTATCTTCTTTAGACGATGCTCCTCTATATACTGGATCGTATTCGGATTTAATATTTTGTTTAGTTTCTATTCTTTGAGCAATTGCTTCGTTTTCTGCTGCTGCTAGTTTTTGCTCGGCAGATTTTGGTACGGGAGGCGGCGTTCTTGGTAAAGAAGTTTTGGGGGTTGTTGAAGTGTCGTCGGGATCGGGCGGGATTTGAGGACTCGGTGGAGTAACCGCATATGTTGTGGCTGATTTTGGCGGCTCTATAGGAGCAGAATTTTGGTATGCGTCTATTCCTTTATTTAAAGCATCAATATAATTCGTCATAATAGCATCAATTTCTGCCGCGCTTTTTCCTTGTTTAGCCAAAGACACGGCTACTGCACGATAGCTTTGCATCATCAAACTAGCATCTTCTACTGTTCCATTGATAGTACTAAAATATCTATCTAAAGCGTTTGCTAAAACCGGAGCCACTTTGTCTATCTCTTGCCAGGCCGAATAACCATTACTTATGATTTGTTCTGTGGTTCTAAAACTGTCTGCTAATAATATTGCGCTTGTCTTTAGAAATCCAAGATCGGGCACTGGCGCCTGAATACCAGTTGCATGTTTTCTATAAGAAACCTTGTCACCATCTTTGAATTTTCTTACTCCAACAGCACCACCACTATTTAAACCTAATGCTTTAGTTGCCTTTTCTCTTATAACAAAACTACCTACAGGCAGATTTGTTGGTATACTATCACTGGTTCCGTTTCCGGGGCCCTTAAATACGCTAATACCTCCTTCACTGAACTCTGTCATACCATTTTTATCAGCTTGATTCATACGTTCTAATTTTCCATAGCCAATTTGTTTAGCAAGTTTGGGTGGCACAAAAGCCTCTCCGTTACTGACTAGAGCAGGAACTGATCCTCCGCCTTTAAGTTTGCTAATTAATCCACCAACTGATAGTTTTTGTCTACTTATTCCGGCGCCTCCCAATAAGTCATCCAGAGTACTATCCAAAATTCCACTTAAATTTTCATCCAACAATGGTAATTTTTGTACTAGTGTTGTTAAAAATTCTTCTTTACCATTATCTTCATATTTATCTATAACATCTTGACTTATTTTACCTCTTAATAAAATATCATTAACTCTAGGATTCAGTGGCTTGAAAGCTTTAGCATTTGTGGTGGACTGTGTTTCGGCCCAAGTTTTTCTTAATTCTGGAACATATTCCGGATCACTATTAACATATTTTTCAAATGACTCTTTTTTAGCGGAGCCTATCATTAAACTGCTTAGTCCACTAAGTTTATAACTTCTTCCATAAGCAACATCAGCACTATTATATCCAGTATTTCCCACCAAAGCATCAAAAGCATCGGCCACATCATCATTATTTCCACTAAATAAACTAGCAACTTTGGCCTTGTATGCTTCAAATGATTGAGCATTTTTAGTTCTAAGACTATTAAAAAGTTGATGAGTTAATTCATGATATAAAATACTATAATCTTGACGTTGACTTGTATTAAACGGATTAGTCGCTATACCAACGCTACCACGACCACTCTGGTTTGCAGATTGTAATCTAGATTCTTTTGCAGCTTTAATAGCCACATTATTTTTATCAATAAGAGATCTTTGTTGTTTTTGTAAATCTTCTAATTCTGCTCTTAGTTTTTCTGTTAGAGCCACATCATAACCAAAACTACCATCTTCATATGTTGTAACAGAAGTTTTGATTGTTTTTAATATTTGTTTCTTTTTTTCTTCTATTAGTTTAGTATATCCAAATAAATCTTGTTTATCTTGTTCAGTATAACCATATGGTGTCAGGTCCACTCCTTGTAGTCCTCTGGTTCCTGGGCCAGAAGGATCCTTGTTAAATAGTGCTGTAGCAGGATAATTAACACCAAAATCTAACTGAGTTGGTATAGCAGACAAGAAGTCTGTGGGTGGTAATCCTATGACTCGTGCAAATTGTCCCATTCTTTCAAAAACTGTATTTCTACTTATTTTATCCTTAAACGAATTTATGAATAGTTCTCTACTAAAAGGAGATTCGTATCCTTTTTGTACAGCCTCTTCGTCTACAATCATTCTTTCATTACCAGGATACGTTGAAAAAACCTTCTCCATTTGTTCTTGTTCTAATAATTTTTCCATTTCCCGAACATAAGCATTACTTATTCTTTTGGGAAATTTAAATGATCCAGAGCCAATTGTTGCTGCTCCTCCTTTAGCATAGGCTTGTGGATTTTCTGTAAAGTATCTACTAAATTCTTCTCTGGCTTTTGAAAAACTGTCTCCATCCAAAGTTCTTTTTACTTCTGTTTCAATATTCGGAGGTAATCCAAAAAGTTGAGCACCTCTACCTAGTCCTTGTGGAAAATCAATCGCCCTATTTCTTTGTAAAGCATCAACATTTATATTATAGCCCAATAATTGTGATAGTGCCGCTTCTAACATACCTCCTTCAATATTAGATTGTCCAAATTTTTCTTCTGCTGGTCCTTTAAGTTCTGGAACTTCACCATAACGAAAAGTGCTTTTACCAGCAGCCATTGTTGCTCTAATATTTTCTTCACTATCATCGATTAATTTTTCGGCTGCTGCAACATTAGCAGCTTTAGCTTTTGCTATATTTGTTCCTAATCCTTGACTAACTCCAGTAACATCTTGTTCTAAATAGGGTAATCCAAATCTATTAAGAGTAGATGCTATAATATCTGCTGTACTTTGAGGACGAGCCGTTAAGATGCGACTATACATCCTAACATATCCAGGATTTTTTTGTTCTATACTAGCCAATCTTTTAGCTAGTGAGGTTGGTCTAGCTTGGGCTAGACTTTCCATAACTTTTTTTCTATCCGAATAGGCTGGTAAATCTTCTTTACCATTTTCATCTAGCATTTTTGTTCCAAGAGCTAATGTTTCATCAAAATCTATTGCTAATGGTTGAATTGGCCCCTGAATATTTCTATTACCTAATCCGCCTAATGCTGCCGTATCTTGAATATCTTCAGCAAATTTTTGACGAGTAGCTCTATTAGCCTCTTGCATAGCTTCTATTTGTGGTAAAAAGCTAGATTGAAATCCTCTAACATAACCATAAATTTCTCTACCATCTTCCAACTTCCAGTCTGAAAAATCTTTATTATAATCTAATGGAAATAATCCGGCAATTGCAACTTTTCTCATGGCTGCTTCTTTTGCTTCTCTAGCAGCATCTGTTTTTCCTGTCTTAGCTAGCGCCCTATTTATAAATTTAATAGCTTTTTCTATGTTTTTACCGGCTCTAATATTACTAGCATTCAATATAGAGCTAATCTCTCTTTCTCCAGCTCCTAATCCTAGTATTTTTTTAACTCCGCTAGCATCTCCAAAACTGGATAATTGTTCTAAAATTACAGTTTCAATAGATTTTTTTTCTTTAGCAGCTATGTTTTCTACTGTTCCGCCAACCGCAAACCTTCGTCTTGCTGCTTTTTGATCACCATAAACCATGCGTTTACCAACCGGACCACGCGAAGCTTGTGTTGCTAATTTTCCTCTTTTTATAAACTCTCTAATAGTTTCTTCATCTTTGAGTTCATCAAATCTCATACTCTGAAGACCGCCGATAGCATCATATCTAGCAACTGGAAATCCATTTAAAACACCAACAGAAGATGATTTTTCTGAAAATAGTTTTTTAAATAATGGCAACTGTGATCTAGATGATTCTAAATTAGCAATAATTTTATCAGCACGAGCCTCATCAATTATCATAGAATTAGAAATTGATTTTGATATAAGTTGTTCATCGCTCCCATAAAATTCGCCCAAAAGAGTTCTTATAGTTGATAATTTAGATTGTAGCGCTTCTCCTCCGCCAGCAAATTTTTTAATTAATCCACCAGAATTTAATAGTTCTTTATATGCTCCGGATCTAGACTGTGTTCTAGTCCTCTGTAGTCCTGTTGCACCGCTTACATATGACGATCCAAATTTTGATGGTTTGAATAATAGATCGATATAACTAGATTCCTCTAAATTATCTTGAGTTATAATCCTCTTTAAGCTGTCTAGCTCACTATCAATATCAAAACTAGAAATACTTGGAAATTCTGATGGCGGTGGATTATTTTTATTTGTATATTGTTTTGTTGGTAAAGATTTTATAGCAGTAACGAGTTGTTGTCTTGTATCTTTTTTATCATTTTTAGGCAATCTACCATATTGCCCAACAAACAAAGAATCTTCTGATGTTGCTATAAAATTAGCTAAATCATTTTGACTAACTAAATTAGGATTATTGGCTCTAAGAGCTTGATTCCAATTTGATGGTAAATTTAATATAACTCTATCTTTAATTCTAAGTTGCATTTTTTTAATCAAATTATTAAAATCAAAATCTCCTGATTCTAATTGTTGTTTTGTTACTCCGGCATTGTCGTATGCAGAAGCGAAAAACTCTTTACTTCTATAATTTCTTGCATAATTTTGTAGATTTTTTTTACTTATTTGTATATCAGATCCTATATGAGATTTATTAAGAGTATTATTTTGCGGAACGATTTTTCTAACTTGATCTCCTTTAGCATATCTATTCATTCTTACCAAATTACCTCTTCCATACTTATTAACAGCACGATTGCTCATTACTACTTCGCCCGGCTCTAACAATGCTGGAACTTTGTCTCCTCTTCCGTTACCAGGAACACTTCCTCCTTTAGAGAAACCCAAAATACGACCACCGCCACTAGCAGTAGTTGGTCCACCGCCTCCGCCGAAATCTTTTCTATCTAAAGTAGCATCTAAATTAACCAAAGCAGCATAAACATTTTCTAGAGAACTATTATTACTAGATAAAGTATTCGTATTATTTTGTAGTGTTGTATTATAGGTAGATAAACTATTACTAATAGCATTAAAATTAGTATTAAAAGTATTGATACCAGCAGACAATTCCTGTATAGCGGTAGTATCTATTCCGGAAGATTTGTTTTTTTCATTTTGTATTTGTTGAATTCTTATTTTTTTTTCTGTACTATTTAGTGTTTTATCAGTTCTAATATTTCTAATTTGTTGGGCTTGAATTTTTCTTTGTGTAGGATCCTGACCAGAATCTGTCGATGTTAACTTTTGATTATTAATAGTATCATTTAAAGTTGATATAGACGATATCAAATTAGTAACTAATGATGGATCTATAACTTGTTCTTTTTCTTTTGAACTTAGATCAATTAAGGATTGTATTGTTGTAGTAAGAGACGTAAGCTTATCAGAAATACCATTCAAAGCTTCTGTATTCTTTTCAATATCTCTACTAGTTTGTTCTGTTTTAGCTCCAACTAAACTACTACCCAAATTACTGCCTATAGATCTTGCTATTCCGGGTTGTTCTTCTCCCTCTTGTCCTTTTGGTACTTTCTTTAATCCTCCTATAAAACCACCAGCAAATTGAGTAATACCTCGTAAGCTAGCCCCTGCTCCTAATATTGCTAATGCTGGTAGTACTCCTTTTAATGCGCTAGTAATTTTTATTAAACCACTTGCAAATCCTAAAGCGCCTCTAGCAAGAGTTTGGAATGTGTCGCTTTGACCTAAACTTCTAATTAAACTTAAAAATTCTTCTCTTACTTTAGCTATTTGATTAGCAAGACTTAATTGAGCTTTTAATGCGTCTGCTGCTAAACTACCCTGACCAGCTTGTGCGACTTTTAGGGCCTCCTGCGCTGTTGCAAACTGTTGAATTAATGGGATAACTTTGCCAATCTGTCTGAATCCACCAAGCTCTTCAACAATTTGACTAAATTTTATATCTCTAGGATCAATTCTATTTAATCCTTCGCTAAGTAATTGTACCGCTTTATATGCTCCAACAAATTTTCCTTCGGCATCTGTTAGTGTTACTCCAAAGTCTCTTAATGCATCTATTGTTCCTTGTCTTTGAATACGAGTAAAAATAGTTCTTAAACCGGTAGCAATAGTTTCTGCGCTTTCGCGTGTTGTAGCACGAACACTTGTAAAAACAGCAATAAACTCATTTAGAGCATCTGTTCCTTCGCTTACTCCTTTGCTGGCATTTGCAAACACACCACCAGTACGTTGAATAGCAGCAATAATATCACTAGACTCAACAGCAAATGCTGCCGCAACACTATTAACACTACCCAATGCTTTTTCTAGTTCTTTGGCACTAATACCAAACTGTCTCATTAATGCAATAGAACCTTCTACTGTTTGATTAATATCGTCAAAACTTGGAGCAAGGCTACTACGGGCTAATGCCTCTAATGCTGCTCTAGTTTCTGTTGCACTTAAACCAGCCTGTGCTAAGGTGCTAGAAACCTGAACTAAACTATCAGAGCTAACACCAAGATTGATAGATAGTCTAGTAATTTCATTTTGTAGATCTTGTAATCCTTCGGCATTTTTGCCAGTTACTTGTTGTAATTTTACTAATTCTTTATCAAACTCTATAAAGCTTTTTAAACCATTATTAATTGCTCTATTAAGACTAAAAAAGACTCCTGTTACAGCACTAAATGCTGCGAAACGACGAACGGCCAAGGCGCTTTGACGACCAAACTCTTCCATCTCTGTTCTTGCTACGCTAACATTTTTAGCTGTTTTAGTAAGAGATGATCCAACATTATCTGCGCTTTTTGTTGTTTTGTCTAAATTAGATGATAATTTATTAGAAGAACCACTAATAGATGTGACACTTTGACCAAAACTCTTTATGGCAGAAGAGGCTGCTCTGGCATTGGTTGACACATTAGCTAGATTGGCATTTAATTCTTGTAACGACTTACTTAACCTCGAAGTATTATTTATGCTTGCTGGATCAATATTAAATTTTATATCACCAGTAATAGTTCCTAGTTGTTTTTTAACATCCGAAACTATCTGTCTAACATTTGATGGTCCACGCAAATTTAATTGTGCGGTTAGATTAAAGGCTTGTGCCATAATAGATCAAATTCCTAGGTAAAGATAAAAATATTCCCCGATTAGAATTTCTTCTAGCCGGGGAATAATATAACCCAGTATAATATACACTAATTTATTAATTTGTTGAAACTGTTTGTTCTGTTGGTGCAGAAACTTGGGGTTGGGTATCAACCGCTTGGGAAACTGCTTCAACAGATGGTTCAACTTTATCATCTTTGGGTTGTTCCTCATCTAAAATAATTGGATTTCCATTTTCATCAAGGAATGGTTGACTATCAACAAGATACTCTCCATCTTTGTCTACTTTGTTACCGAACTTATCAACAAAGTTACCCTCTTCATCAATAAATCTACCACTCTCATCTATTAGTCTGCCTTCTCTATCTATTAGCCTACCCTTTTTGTCTACCAAGCGTAATTTCTCATCAATAAATTTAAATTTCTTTAAAAATTTATTTTCTGGTAAATTAGTTTCATAGTCATTATCTAAGCCATATAACATGTTAGCCAAATTTTGAGCACCCATTATAGCAACCTTCTCGGTTGAGCTATTTAGATACTCTTCCATATTTTTATATACTGGTTGTTTAGTATCATTATACACCAAACAAACACTTACTAAATAATTAAATCTACTATTATCAGCTTGACCTTCTGCGCTATGATTATCCAAGCTGGTACGAACACTAATAAGATCTCGTATTTCATCACGAATACTCTTCATTTTAATAGCTAGGTCTTTAGCTTCATTTAAACTAAAACCGCCTTTAGCCAAGCGTTTTTCGCCCTCTAGAAGCTCTCGTTGAAGCTCTGTAAATTTAGCTTGTTTTTCGTCATTCCATAGTCCCTGATCTTCTAATAGATCATCGAGTTTAGCTCTTACAACACTTTTACTTTTAATAGCATCTGTAAAAGCCTGATTATAAATTTTTTGAGCTTCTCTCTGGTTATCTAATGTTGGGCTTCGAACCAAATATTCTTTTTCAACACCGTCTACTTCTAATTTAAATGTTTTTGTCTTCATACATCCTTCTCCTGTTTAAGATTAAATTTATAGGTATACTTACTATTTGTTTTATTTTGTGATAAAAATTTTTTTAAATCATCTAGTGCTGCTCGTGCTTGTTTATTGCCATTATTTAGTATGCTATTTCTGGTAAATTCCCAAGCGTCCCATACCGGACTATTGTCTGGTTCATTTTCCCAAACATGACCGAAATTATCTTCGAATCTTGCTAATGCTCCAATCATAGTGGTTTGAAATCTTTTATATATATTATCTAGTAATTGTTGTTCATCATGAGTCATATTTATTTCCTATTTTTATTTTGTTGATTAAGTTGATTTCTTAGATCCATCTGTACATCTGGTAATTTGCTTTCTTCTGTTATTCCAAACTTATTAACATGAGATATTTTACTTCTCATTTTATTTAATCCTTCCATATTATTTAAACCAATAATTTCTTCTGCTTCTTGTTGGTTATTTGCGAATAAGAAAACTTCCTGGGCATTTTTAAGCTTAGGATTCAAAGTATCTATCTGATGTTGCTTTTTTTCTTTTTCTATTTTACGTCTTTGAGTTATCATCCATCCATCTAAAGCGTCGTTATCTTCAATAACTTCATCACTTGGACATTCTGGATGTTCATAAACTCTGTCATACATTTGACTAATACCAATTAGTGTTCTTTGATCATCTGATAGTTGATTTTCGAATAAGTTATTTTTTTTAGTATTCCAATACGATCTCCAAATATTACTTCTTGCTAATTTTTTAAAATCCTCTAAAGATATAGAGTATTTATTTAGTTCATTAACAATAGTATTAAATAACAGATAGTTATTATTATTATTCTTATTATCAAATACTAAATTATTATTTTTATATAGCGTTTGAGTAATAATAAATTCGTTTTTTATACTATTAGCATATCCTTCTAATGTATTAGAATACAGCTCTTCTTTTTTGCTTAAAATAGAATTTAACTGTTTTTTATAACTATCTAGATTTTTTTTGATATTTTTTCTTTTATCTGTTAATTTAAATGCGCTATAGTAGTCTACTTTAGCATTGTCTATTTTTTTTTCAATATCCTTAATTATCATAGATGTATCTTTTGTCCATAAATTTAAATATATCAGTAGGTTGTCTAAATTGTCCTCTCTTAACCAATCATTGTATTTTTCATCGTTAATAATATTATTGTATAATATTTGAGCTTCATATTTTAAATCTATAGTTGCTGATCGTAATATGTATTTATCATTATTGATGTAAAATATTAAATATCCATTAAAAATTCTATATAGTAATAATTCAAGATCCTCATTCATCCGAACTTTCTGAACTAATATTCTTTAAATTTTGAATCTGATTTTCCTTGTCCTGAAGTTGCTGTCGCATAATTTCTAATACCTTTTGGGTATTATACATATCAACATACAACTTACCTATAATATTAAACAATTCGTCCATACATCCATTTCCGTAACTATCGAATCGTATCAGTCACCGAGAATGTTAGCATCATCAACAGCATCTACCCAACTAGCAGCTTTAAACGAACCACTAGCATCAACAACAAACTTGTTAAAAGTCTGATAACTATAGGTTACGGTAGCATTATCTCCACCAGCTTCTCCACCAGTATAGTTAACACTAGTAAGTTTATTTTTATTACCAATATCAATGATTAAAGCATCATTAATACCACTACCGCACATAACAATTTTAACAGATTTATCTTGGAGATTTTTGTAAACAACATCGCATCCAACTTGGCCAGCAAAATCTTTGCCTTCTACAAAATCGCCACTAGAAGCAACAATTTCAAATTCACTAGTTACTTCTACTGGAAATGTTACATAACGATAGTATGGAGCCATAGCACCAAGTTCGTTAATAGCTTCGCGACCAAGATCCATACTAATAGTAACATTTTGTAGGTATGGCATTGTTCTGCCTGCTGGAATTGGAATACCTCCACCAGCACCTGTTGGAACAACGCTTGCTTCGCTGTTAAACTTGTAACGACGACCAATAGCTGGTGCTGTCATACTGCCGGTTGCAAAAGATGTTTGGGCAAATGCATCAACAGCTCCGCCGAGAACACTAGTACCACTATTCCAATATTTGTTATTACCAACAAGAGTAACATCTTCTGTAGCATTACCGTCTACCGGAATGGTAAAACTAACACTACTAAGATACATACCAGAGCAATCCACATAAGCTGATGGAGTTCCTGTGGCAGACGCTTGAGTATCATCAAATATACTCAATCTAAAATTAACTCTGTTATTGGCTAAGGCAACAAGCTCTTTGTTGACAGCAGAGTCTATTCCGCCATTACCACCCATACAAAGAAGATACAAAGGTGGTGTTCCATCAATAACCTTATTCATAGTTACTTCTACTTCTGGAACATCTTCAACGTTTTCATATAGTTCGATTTGGCCTAGTTGAAAAACTTGTTCCAAACCGAAATTTGTTGTGATTCCGGCACTTTGTACGCCTCTTGGAAAATACCAGTTACTATAAACAAGAGACCCCGTGTCATTTTGAGGTTTTAGGGCCACGGCTTGAGTTGCATAAAAAATTCTATTTTGTGCCATTGAAGAATCTCCATTATATGGGATATTGTATTGGTATTAAGTAATACACCTTTTTTTAATTAAACTAGGGAAAAATTTCTATTGACCATCTAACTATGCCATTGTATAATGAGCTGCTCAAACTATTTAATTCTCCAATGGTACTATCCTTTATAGTACACCAATAGTTAGAAAAATTCTGTGAGATAAATGAATAATTATATCCGCTAGGATTGATATTACCAAATCTATTTAGAGCATAGCGATTATTTTTAACTACTTCAGAAATATCATATAAACTTAATGTTTTGTCTTTTTGGTGAATTAAAATATCTATTAAGGTATTGCGCTGATTAGCATTTTCACTATAAACGTGTAAAAATACATCTTGTATAATTATATTATCATATGTACCTAATTGTCTAGGAATCTGAACAGTTCTTGGTATTAATTCTACTATTATGGCTGGAAGTTGAACTCTATGAACACTGGTTATGCTAAAGTCTTGTTTATTAAAATTAGATGGATTATAGGTTTCTTTTTGTACTTCTTTCCACCAAATATTATCACTACTTTTATATACTTGAACATATCTATACGAATAATTGGCCAAAATAGAACTTTTAGGTGATACAGGATTATTAAAAACTATTTGACCAAGAGGATAATTAACATTGTATCCGTAATTTCCGCTGCCTGTTGGGGCGGGCAAAAAAGTATTATTTAGATAAATACCAGAAAATGCTATAGGACTACCACTTTCATAAACAATACCGCTTTCGTATATCCAGTCTTTGCGCGGCGATTGCCATACTTTATCTTTTAACGATGGATCCTCAGCGTTTTTTAGAATATGAAAAGATCCACCTGAGATTCCACTTGTTGGAATATTAACATTAACAAATCCTCCAATATGTAAAAACGACCAATCTAAAAAACTTTTTACATTATCTTCTAATAATGATATACGATGTTTATTGGTAATGGATGATACATTATGAAAAGTTGTCATAAACTATTTTCTAAATTAGATTGAATAATTTGACCTATAGCTTTTTCTATTTTGCTGATTGCTCTTGTTGTCCAGTTATTTTCTGGTGTGCCACTAAAATTTGATGGTACTCTCCAACTAGAATCGGACTTAATCATGATCGCTAATCCACTACGAGATCTAGAACTACTACTATAGTTTACACTATAATTTTGTACTAAAGACTCGTTTCCTTTTAATAATAACCATTCTAGCCACGGTAAAGAATAGTCTCCTTTTCTATCTACTACACTAGCAATATCTGTATATATAATTCCATTAATATCATCACTTTTAATCATTGTAAAAATAAAACCACCAGATAAACCATTACCAGTAGTTTTAATAGGGTTTTCTTTTATCTGAATAGTATTAACCATTGCTTCTATAACTTTATCAACAGATTCTGGGTCGCTTATACCAAGCTCTGCTCGTAATGTACCAGCTTTTAATGAAGCATATTCTGGTTCACCGATAAGAGCTTCTTTAACCAAATTTTTAATTTCCAGAGTAATTTTAGGCAAAATTTTTTGTATGTGTTTAGAAATTTGATCTTTTAAATTTTCAAGAATAACTTTAGTAATATCTATATTTTTATCAATTAGATCCAAGGAAAATTTCATTTCTTTTTCCATAATGTTAAAATATATCTATTATCACCAAATCCCAAAGGCTCTGGATCGCTTGCTCTTTCGTACTTAAAATGACCAATATTAGATAAATTATTATCAAATGCTATTTCACTAGCATTCTTTATTTTGCTTAATAAATTAATATTACATAAGCTTTGTATTGATCCATCTGGAATATTTACAACTTTAGAATTAATATTTAAGAAATATTTGCTATCAAAGATAAAAGCTAAATAAATAGTTTCGCTAGAGCTAGAACCTTTAAGTGTTCCTTGACCAACACAAACAGGACAAACACCACCTTCCGGAAAGCTTGCTGGTCCAGTACCATTATAAATATTACTAGATAATAATGAAATAGGATCAAAAATACAATTATTACAGTATGTGGTTGTTATCTGATTATCAAAAAATATTTTGCATGGTAGAGATAGAGCATTGTTTTCTAGTAAACTATCTATGGCATTATTAAAAGTATTTTTCAGTTCTTTAGAAATAATACCACTAAAAGGATTTGTCATGATTGTATCACTAGGGTCTCAATTGCGCTATCGTTTATTGTTAAAATAGATTTTATTAACAAAAAATTATTAATACTATTAGATTCGTTAACGGTTATGGTGTGAGAAATATTATTAACATTATTAATATTTAATGTTTTATATACTATATTAAGAACATTGCTGCTAGTTTCATCCAAAAGATTGATTATCATACTGATTTTGGCTCACCGGCTAAACCAGGACCAGAAGGAGCATAAGGGGCTAAAGGATCAAGTATAGAAGCTATACATAGTTCTGCCCAATTAACCGCCTCTGCATGGGTACTCCATGATGTGCCGTTGGGCCAATTGGGTTGGTATATAACAGGAGTATTATTGCCAGACACATATATACTGACAGCAAAAGAATTATTATTTATTGTATAAGTTAGATTCATAATTTAGCCTTTTATTAAGAGTTAAAAACTATACTATTCCAGTTATTATTACTAATGGATCTTTGTGTCCATGTTGTACCGTTTGTGGATGTTATAACTATAGCACCGCTACTAATAGCAACAAAATTATTATTTCCATAAGCAATATCTGTCCAAGATGCATTAATAGCTAATCCTTGGGTCCAATTTATACCATCTGTAGAATACGCTGTTAATGCGCTGTTTGTTACCAAAACGACATATGTTCCATTTCCATATGATACACATTTCCATAATAATGAATCTGGTAGTGTTCCGGTACTCCAATTAATACCATCAGAACTATATAACATGGTTGTTGTATTATTGCCAACAAGAATAAATTTACCATTAGCATAAATAATATCGGTCCAATCTTTTGTTTCAGGAAGTGCTCTTTGAGTCCATGTTATTCCATCTGATGATGTGGCTATCACAGAAGAATTGCTAGATATGGCTACATATGTACTATTACCATATGCTGCTGTTATCCAATTAGCATTTGGTAAGATAAAAGAACTCCATGATATTAGATCATAACTATATAGTCCTGTTGAACTGTTTGCAAACACAAGATATTTACCATCGCCATAGATGGTTTTAGTAAATTGATTATTTGGATGAACAATATTATATGTATTATCTGACCAATTAATTCCATTGCTAGACGTATCATAATTTGAACTATTACTAGCTAATGCAAAATAACCATTATTACTATATGATAAACTTATCCAATTTCTATTATTGCTGAAACTACCACTGGTCCATGATGCTCCGTCACTACTTCTAGCATTAGCGGTTGTGGTACCAGCCGAAGCCACGAATAAAGGACCAATCGGTGTTACCGATGGTGTTGGGGTGGGTGTCAGTGTTGAGGTAAGAGTTGGAGTATTTGTTGGAGTAGGAGTAGGCGTTTCTGTATTAGAAGGAGTAATTGACGGTGTTGGCGTAGGTGTTTCTGTATTAGATGGTGTTACTGTTGGTGTTTCTGTACTAGACGGTGTTATTGTGAGAGTTTGTGTGTTTGAAGGTGTTACCGTCGGTGTTTCTGTGTTAGTAGGAGTAACGGATGGTGTTACAGTTGGTGTTTGTGTGTTTGATGGTGTTACGGTTGGTGTTTGAGAAACAACGACTCCGCTATTGCAACATAACCAATAATAATTAGGATCATTAAAATTATTACTATATAAATTTTGTATACTTGCTAATTCTGGATCTGTGTCTTTGCTAGTATCTAATACTTGAAAAGAATTTGCTATTTTAATAGTGGTACGACCATTATTAATAGGATTAGTGTTTATAGATTTGTCTATATTCATTGTATTATATTTCTTTGAAAGGATTAAATATTACTATCATATGTTATAACTAGTTTCCAAGAATCAATATTTCCACTACTAGTTGGATCAGTATCTTTTATAATAAGATTCCATACACCGGTTACAGAACTATTAAATAAATGATCAAAATTACTATTTAGAGATTCATTATTATAGTTAACAATGGATGTTTTATCATAAATTCTACAAGTTTGACCATTAGATATATTATGTAAATATTTATTACTATCAGCTTTGTTACTAAACATAAAACTAAAATTATTGGAATAATTCGGTATTTTGTGATTAGCAGATAGTAGTATTTTATCTCCGCTTGGTGGAGACAACAACAAAACCAAGTCTGTTACGTTGGAGTGATTTAGTTTGTTAATAGCCAGTTCTATATTAGATATGATTCCTGTATTCGTAACATTAACAGAACCGCTTGTTGTAGACAAATCATTAATAGTTAAACCACTGCCATTATAAACTACAGAAAATAGATCTAGTGGACCACAATCATATGGTAAACAAAAATCTGTTTGTTCTGTAACAGTTGGTGTTGGTGTTGGTATATTGCTGCCTGTGGTTGTTGGTAAATTGGTTGTTTGTACAACCAAAGGATCCAAACTAATTGCACAATTAGGATCAATAGTTAAATTTCTATCTATTAGATTGATACTTCCTTGAGACAATCTAACATTATTAAGTTTAATGGTTCCGACATTTTTAACATCAAGATCATAAACCGCTGTTAAAAAATTAAAAGATTTTGTATGATCCGCACTAAATTTTATTACTATAGTTCCGAGATTATCTCCTGTTATGCTCCATCCATCAACATCATAATTAGCTAATGCTTGACTAGAATATTTTCTAATAGATCCGTCGTCGCCTAGTATGCCAAATTCGACACACTTATTACTAAGATTTATCGGGTCGCCGGAACTGTTATTATATACAAAATTAATCTGAAAATCAGATCCTTTTTCTATTGGAAAATTATAATTAACAGCTACCATAGAATTATTCCATTAACTATAAAGGTCTCTAGCATGATCACCAGGATATCGTAAATAACTCGGATCAAAATTATTACCAACAAACGGACTAAGAATACCCCGTAGTAAGCTAGTATTACCTATTTCATAATCAAGTTTTAGATCCTCATACATTTTACAAGGACCATTAACTAAAAGAAATTGATAAGAGCTATTTCCACCAACACTAATATTAGCTGGTCCTAAAGCGGCTCTGATACCCTCTGTAGCGGCCCGTGTGCGTAAACTACTTTGATCTAAAAAGCAAGACGATTTTAATGCTATAAAACTAATAAAATCTACATCTTTATTTTCTAAAAGAGTAGGATCAGGAATTATATCAGGATTGATAATATTAATACTATATTCGTTATTTAAATTAACTTCTCTTGTAACGTATTGAGCCGCTACAACTATTAGTTGCTGGATTCTTTCGTCACTATATGTTGGATTATCACTAAGATCATTAATTAAACTACGAACTATAATTGGTATTTCTAGCTGCCAGCTCATAGGGTATCCCCTGAAGGTTAGTATTTAACTTATACACCATTTTATAGGTAGCAACTAGCTTAATACGCTTCAGGTCGGAGCTGGTGAATTTGATCCAACTTTATTATTTTGTTCAGTTAAATTCTTGCTTATAGAACTTAGTTTCTCATAAAGTTGACCAATAGCTACCAAATCTTGGGCCTTAAAAACGCCTCTTTGAGTAGCAAGATCAATAACCACCATAAGATTCTGAATATCACCTTGATTTAATTCCATAATTTTTCCCCTTATTCTGGACTGTTAATTGGAGCAATAACACCCTGTTCTGCTCCTGCTTTTCCTATATATAATAGTAATGATTGCACTATATTTGCAAGGTCACTATCTTCTACGCTTTTGCTTAATAAATTATCAATAACTAACCAAGTTCCGTTATCTCCCGGCATATATTCTGCCACACCATCAAATACTCCAAATTTTTTCAAACGAACTCTAGCAGTAGCCTCACCGCCCAAAGTTCCCGCACTAATAATTATTTCTTCAACCCATAATTTATCATATGTTTTTGCTGGAACTGTGGATACTATTGCTGGACTTAAAACTGGTAACATATTAATTTCCTTCTAGTATGGATAAACGATCTTTTAAATTATTAATTATAATTTGTTGATCTTGTATAGCTTTAATTAAAAGAGCAACCATATTACCATAATGTATGGAATCTGGTCTATTTTCATTATCATATTGTACAAATTCTGTTAATCCTATTTTATCTACTTCTTCAGCAATTAAACCACCAAATATTTTATTACCATCATTATAGCTTTTAAATATTACGCTTTTTAATTGTAAAACTTCATTTAGTCCATGAGTGGCATCATTTACATCGGTTTTATATCTTAATGATGATGTTGATCTATATAAAAATCCATCGCTACCAACCACCATATTAGCAGCAGTGGCGGTTGTATTATTGTATGGAGAAACCGCTGCTGTACCAGTATTTATGGCCCCATCATCTCTGGTATATAAAAGAGCTGCTCCACTACTATTCGAAATATAAAAAGAAACTGTTGAACTAGTAGCTCCAGATCCTCTTACCTCAAAACGATATGTTGGCGATACACCAATGCCAGTATTACCACCAAAATAATTTTTACCAGTATGTTCTACATATATACCCCACCTATTGGTAACTGTAGCACCAGAACTAGCATCACTACAATAAATATCGAAAGCATTTGTTATTGTTCCAGCGGCTCTCCATAGTATATGTTGTATTCCAATTGCTGTTGTAGTTACTGGAGAAACAGCAGAAGTATTATAATGACCATATTGATTATATATACCATATAATGTACTTAATGTGCCAATATCATTAGTTAATGCATAATTACGTAGATTATTATTAGCTATACCAATACTACTACCACTATTTGTTATTCCAGAATTAATCTTAAAATATGTATTTATAGCTACATTTCTGATAGCATAATTACCATTAGTTGTAGCATAACTATATGTGGCGCTTGATAGATTATCTCCAGTATTGGTATTGGTAAAATCTTTTATAGCTACTAAAGATGGATTTGTAGTATACGAATCTGTTCTTGTTCCACCCCCAATAACTAATTTATAATCATTAGAAGGAGATGCTCCTAGTCCAGTATTACCGCCACTTTGTACTGTTAGTAATGTGCTGTCACCAGCTCCATAACCACTATTTTCTATTAATTTTAGAGATCTTGTCCCACTTGAAGCATCGTTTTGCCATGCAAAGCCACCCTTTCCATTAACATCAATTTGAATAGCGGCTTTGCCAGTACCTCCACTAGTTGTTTGTAAACCTTGTGTTGTTATCAGTCCGTCGCTAGCTGTTGTATAGGATAATATACGACCTCTAATATCAACTTTAAATCCACTACTGACTGAATTTGTTCCTATTCCAACATTTCCAGACGCATCGATACGTAATCTTTCAGTATCATTTGTCCAAAAAACAAGAGGAATATTTGCTCTTTGACGAATGTGCGATGCTATTGTTCCACCATATATCTCTAAATCGCAGGCAGCGCTAGCTTGTGATAATATACGAAGTCCGGGAGCATTAGCATTAGAAATAACGATACCGCCATTCGGATTTGCAAAAGATGGACTATTAGTTCCTATTCCAACATTTCCACTGGAATCAATTCGCATAGCTTCTTGAAATCCAGCCCTCATGAATCTAATAGCACCAGTAGTATTACTACCACCAAGACCAACAACCATATTACTACCATCAATTAACTCAAGAACTCTAGTTTCATTATTACATTGATCAATTAAAGTGGCATTGTTTTGAGCGTCATCATGAAGTATTATTTCTCCACCATTTTCGTTATAGTTAAATCTATGAGAAATTGACCCACTGTTTAGTTTAAAATCAATATTATTACTTGCTGTGATTCTAATCTTTTCTGTAGCAGCACTATTAGATCCGCTAGTAACAAATATTGTCATTCCATCAAAATAATCAGCATTAATACGCCCCATTTCTACATTAGATCTTCTAAAACTGATTCCAGCACCATTAGAAAATCCACCACTAACTTCAGCAATAATGACCTGTTCTTCTGATGTTGTTGTATTCAACACATGCAAATGAGATGAAGGGCTACTTGTTCCTATGCCAACATTTCCATCACTAGTTATTCTCATTCTTTCTATTGGAGTACTAGTATTTGCTCCACCACTAGTAGTACGAAATACTAATGACGCATTAAAACTAGGAACATCTATTGCTAATATATCAGCACCCCAACCAGTAGTATAAATATTATGTTTAAATCTAATTCCAGCGAATGATTGACTTGTTCCAACAGTGCCGTCTAATAGTAAAGTGGCTTTTTCAGAATTTGATGTTGCGCTTGAAAATACAGAAAGAGGAAGAGTTGGACTACTAGTTCCTATCCCAACATTTCCAGAACTATCAATAACAAATGGCGAAGTATCACCAGTAACATCATTAACAACAAAACAGTTTCCAGTACCATCATGAGTAATAGTAAGAGGTACATTTGTGCCGCTAGAACTAATTGTAACACCAGTTGAGAAAACTGTAGCGGCGGTAAATGTTTTAGCTCCGCTAATAGTTTGAACGCCAGTTGTTCGCACAACCGTACTATCAACAGCTATACTATCCGCACTAACACTTATTCCATCGCCCTGACCGATATGTATTGTTCTGTTCGCAACAAGGCTTCCACCACCAGCCAAACCACTTCCTGCCGTAATTGTTATCCCATCCCAAGCAGCTTCTATGGCCCCTCTAGCAGCTGATAGAGACTCTCCTTCTGGATGTAATGCGTAGAAAAAATAATTCAACAAATATCCGTCCAATGAATAGTACTCACCACCCAAATTAAAATATATCTGAGACGTATAATGCGTATGAGTATTTAATTGTGTTTGTATAGAGCTTGCTACTCCTTTAACATAACTCAATTCTGTAAGTGAAGGATAAGTACTAGTACTAAGAGAAACAACATTTTTATTAGCATCAAAACTTGCTACTCTACTAGCTGTTTGATTAGATATAGCTAATCCACTAGCGAAATTTCCACTACCAGTTACATTTAATAAGCTTCCATCAAAAGATAAATTACTTTCAGCATTAATTCCAACCGTCGAGCCGGTGCTAGTGAGTATTCTATTATCACCACTATTAGCAATGGTCGGCAGTAATCCACTAACACTACTATTAAAATTACTATTATTAATATTTAAAGTAGTAAAATATCCACTAACTGCTGTTATTGTTCCACTAGTAGTTAAATCATGATCATTAAAATTAATACTCATAAATATCTCTGTTATGGAATAAAGTTATATTTTTGTCCACCCATATAAGGTGGAGTAACTGTTGGTGTGGGCGTTGGTGTTTTTGTTACAGTATTTGTGACCGTTGGTGTTGTTGTAGGAGTTATAGTTGGTGTGGTTGTGACAGAAGGAGTGGGAGTTGGACTGGAAGCCACTCCACTATAAATTGTTTGAACCAAATCTACTCCTGCTGTCCAAAGAATATTATTACTATTTAATCCATTAACATTAATATCTAAGCTATATGTTCCGGTATTGGCCACAACAGTTGCTGTTACTCCATTAAGACTGCTATCAATAAAGTTTTCTTCTATAAGTGATCCAACCAATGATGTTGTTGAGCTATTTCTTTTAATACACCCTCTAAAATTCCAACTAGCAGCACCCTCATTGGTACTACTAAAACAATTTAAATTAATACTAAAATTCCATACGCTATTTGATGATAATACTAATTTAGAACTTACTCCATCGGTATATAGAGTTGTTGAACTATTATCTGATGTGCTATTTCTAACAGTAAGCGAGCTTTTTTGAGAATCACCAGTAATATTAAAATAGCCATTACTCAATCCTAAGTTTCCGTACGGATCGGTTGTGCCAATTCCTAATTTATTTCCACTAGATAAAAATATTAATCCGCTTTCGGCATCTATTCCTGTGCTACTTCCATCACTAGTTAGTAATCTATTATCAGAGTAATTATTTATTGATACTCCACCAGCCGATCCAGTATATGCTATATTGATTATATTACTACTATCATTATAACTAATATTAATTCCACTAATTCCAACTAGTAAATCATTTACTCTATCATCAACAGCCTCATCCCAGTTAGTAATATCGCTATTTGTATGAGTGTGACCACTTAAACTTACGCCAGTACCATTAACTTGTAAACTTTGAGTAAAATTACCGCTAGGAGCGCTAATACTTCCAGTAAAAGTTGCTCCACTCAGACTTGCTTTACCAGCTAAAGTATTTGTAATCGTTGTGCTAAAATTAGCATCGTTTCCTAGCGCTGCTGCTAACTCATTCAAAGTATCCAGGGTAGATGGCGCAGAATTTACAAGATTACTAATTTCTGTTCTTACAAATGAGGTACTAGCTATTTGATTAGTATTTGTACCACTAGTTGCTGTTGGAACTAATGGAACTCCTGTAAAAGTTGGACTATTATTAAATACTAATAATCCAGAACCAGTCTCATCGGATATTACTGAACTTAATTGAGACGATGTAGTATTTGCAAATTGATTTAATGTTCCTGTTAACGGAGCATATATACCATTAACCAAACCACTAACAGATGAGTTAAAATTAGTTATATCACTAGAACTATGAGTATGACCACTAAGACTAACTCCAATATTATTAACGGCTAGATTTGTAAAATTTCCACTAGTAGAATTTATTAGCCCATTAGACGTAAGTCCATTAACAAAATTATGAATTGCATTAACTGTTCTATTATTATCCACATGTAAATATTGAGAGTGATCATCATCACCTAGCCCGAACAAACTTCCGTGATCATTCTGAGTAACTCCAGCAATAGTGCTAATTACGGCTACTCGTATATCAAGAATACTAAGTAAAGTACATTTGGGAACATTTGTATAATCACTGTCACCAGCAAATATTAATCGATAAAGAGGTTTAACTTCGCTTAATGGAAGATTAGTAAGATTAACATCACTCCAAGAGTTATTGCTCTCAGCCGATCCTTGATTGCTATCAATTCTTTGACCCATAATACTAATTATAGGATCATCAATCTGATTAGTTGCAAGAATCCATGCTGCAAAGTATCTTGTTTGTCCACCGGGACTAACATCGGGAATTGTCCAATTGCCACCAGTTAATAAGTTATATTGTGGTCCATTAGCGCCATATTTAACAGGATAGTCTGTTGCGGTATTCTTAACCCACTGACCAGTAGTTCCTTGGTGATAATAAACGGGAATTTGAGCAATCGGACTTAACTCTTGACAGAACGGATCAGTACTAGAACTATCAGTAATATTTATTTCAATATCTTCTTGATAAAGAGTACCGTTGCCAATTGATATGGTTGCATGACTATTGCTAGACCCATCTCCGCCTAAAACATAATTACCAATGCTCAAACCGTCAACATATTGTGCGCCAAAAGTATAATGAATCCACTTGTGGGTGCTAGTGTCCATCACAATACCATGACGTTCTTCAGCAAAGAAAGTCATTTGTCCACTAGGACCAACTCCACTATTCCAAGCCACATATGCGATAGGAATATCAGTAGAAAAATCAAAGCTTGTAGTTTTATTTGATATTTGATTATTAATAGTGTCAAAATGAATATAATTAATTTGGGTAAGATTTGGTATAGTTAAACTATCACCACTAGTTTTAACAACTTTAATACCCTTATTATAATAACTATATGAACTTCCTGTGGGTTCTATTGTAAATATGTTTCCACTAACACTAATTCTACTATCAGTTCTATTAACAAATCCTTGAGGTTGTTGACTGTCAACATGGACTAAGTTTGTAGAAGCAACGGTATAAATACCACTATTATTAGTTATAGATATATCATATCCAGCCGCTATATTCTGATTGACTCCACTAAGCTGTGTCCAAACCGAAATACCATCACCTATCTTAAAGATTTTATTAGTTAAATCATATCCTGGTTCACCGCTAGCTAATACTGGATTAGCACTACTCCATTCTGTACTGGAGCCTTTTCTGAATAGAATATAATCATTTACTGGCATAAAATATCCTCAAAATCTACCAGTATTATAAATTATGGAGAGCCACCATCAATTATAGCATAGTATATATAAGTTGGATTAAGAGCACTAACACCACTAATTCTTGTTAATCCATCAATAACACTGCTAGTTTGACCAAGATTAATATTAGTGCTACCTAAAGTTATTCCACTACTAGCTAATTTAGTCACAGCAATAGCGGCACTAGCATTAATATCTTCATTTACTATAGTACCATTAACAATTTTAGCACTAGTAACAGTGTTATCAGATAGTGTTGTACTAATACTTAGTGTTCCATTACCAAGATCTGTTAATGTTACACTACTACTTCCGGTAACATCTCCAGTTAATGTTCCAGTAATAATTGGGTCGGGTAATCCTGTTAAGCTAGCAAAATTTCGATAATAACTACCATGCTCTCCATCTAACAAATCAGCATTTAGATTAGTAACCAAGTCTGTAGATGTTACTTGTAAACTATCGCTAATAAAATCACCAGACGTATAAACATTTCCACCAGTAAATTCCCATCTATTATCACTAATATCCCATACTATGCTACGAGCAATAGTGTTATCATGATCATAAACTTGCAAACCGCCTTGAGTTTCAGCACCAGATACATTAACTTGAATTATATTATCTCCAATATCAACAGTGGTACTATTTACTGTTGTGGTTGTACCTTGAACAGTAAGATCTCCACCAACAATAACATTACCAGTTGTAGTTATACTACCAATTCCATTAATATTTTTATTACCATCTAATACAACAGCTCGATTAGAGCTAGCGGTACCAGCAACAACACCAGAAAGATATGCTAATTCACCAGTAGTAACAATGCTACTAGCATCGGTTATATTGCTCCATACATGAGTATGATTTAATAATGAATATCCACTAGTATGAATTGTTAAAGTATCTGTTCCACTATTATAATTTAGTACAACTCCAGTACCAGCAGCAAGAGTCGTATCTACTTGATCGCTTACTGCACTAGCAAAATCTGTAATTAAAGATGATGGAATGCCAGTAACGCCGATTGTTAATGTATTACCACCATCATCATAAGTCCAGGCTACTCCACTACCATTTCTTAAAAATCCGCTTGATCCAGCATTAGTTCCAATAGCATCTTGAGACGCTTCACCAAAATCTGTTATATCAGAGCTAGAGTGGGTATGGTTGAGTAATGAATATCCACTAACATTAATGCTAACAAAATTACTAGCATCGTCATAATTTATAACTACCCCGGTGCCATTTCTTAAAAATCCTGTAGTTAAATGGTCACCACTAGCAACAATATCTTGAACTTGTTCTTCACTAACAGAAGCAGCGGTAACTCTAGCATCAACAGCAGCATTAAAATCATTAATTTGTGAAGATAATATTCCGGTAACACTAACTGTTACGGGTGTTCCTGTTGTGGCAGAAAAGCTAATACCGATACCGCTAGTTCCTACAAGATCACTACTATTAGGTAATATGCTAGCATAAGGTAGACTATTCCATGCTGTTAATCCATCTCCTATTTTATACTTTCTAAGTGATGTGTCTAAGCCCCATTCGCCAGCACTTAGTGTTGGATTAGCGCTGATCCATTCGCTTGTTGTTCCTCTACGAACTTGAAGTAATGTTTGAACTGCCATAGTAATTAACCCTTTATGTTATAATTATGGTGAGCCGCAATCTATTTCATAGCTATCTATAAAATTTGCTAAATAATTATCTAATCCAATAACATCACTAGCATAAACTATTGTTGCTGAATATCCAGAAACTATTTCAACGCTTCTGTCGCTACTAGTTTCAATTTCTAAATTATTTAATATGTTCCCAACAGTGGTTTCAATTTCCACTATATTTTTAGTGTCAAAAATTTCTATAGTAAAATCGCTCAAGTGTCACACTCCAATAACGAAGATGATTGACTAAATCGTTTAACAATATTAATTGTGCCGTATATTAATCGTATAATATATTTACCACCGCCAACATATAAATCGTCATCGCTTTGTAATTCCAAATCATATTTTGCAGCATTAAACGTGAAACTATTGGTGGTGCTAGCCGGTATCATAAGGGTTATTTTACCAATTAATGGCTCTATACTAAATTTATATACACTATAATCTATATTCTCTGTGCTAAAAGTTTGAGTAAGATTAGTGTTAGTTTTCCATGTTAATCGCGCACACCAATTTGTAAGATCAATAGGATTTCCATTATCATCTTTATAAACCAAACTTAGCTTAAAAGAACTTCCTTGTTCTATACTAAAATCGTATTTTGATGCGGCCATTAAGGATTTTCCTTATGGTAATTATGCTAGAATAATGATAAAATTATTATACACCATAAAGCTATTTTAGCTTTAATAGGTATTTTGCTTGGCCACAATCATAAATCTTAAAAAGATCGTTGTTATATCCACTATTACCGGGAAATTTTAGTCTATGAAAAGTTTGGAATCCATCCGTCCATCTGAAACTAGGATAAATATGAATATAATCAAAACCTAAATTTTTTAAATAATGACCTCTACCATATCTCTTGTCTATAAAAGTCATAATAGTATCGGGTTGTTTATCTTTAATCGCGAAGTTTAATAGTTTACTAAAAGCACCAGTTATGCTATAAAATTTACTATTACAAAATCGACTAATTTCATAATCATTATTTTTATTTCTTTTGAGTCTCAGGGCTGCTACTATCTCGTCCTTAAAGCTTAAAACATATGTTGTTCCACGGCCCTTTCCCATTAAATGATTGGTTTCAAAATAAACATCAGACTCTTTATCATTGATTTTATCTAAATCACACTTTCTTGCAAATACCTTATTTGATCTCCCCAGTCTGTTCAATACCATGCTTTTAACAATCTCAAATTTATCTCTGATTTCATCCTCTCTAAAAAACAAACTATCATAATTAGTATTTTCATAGGATATTTTTTTATTTATGTGATAATCGTCATCTCTACAGTTATCGCTATGCCAGTATAGTCCATCTACTTCTACGATTAAATTATCTATTATAAAATCAGGAATATAAGTTTTATCATTAATATTTAATCTAGTATGAATCTTATAATTTAATTCACTCTCATCTAAAAAGCTTTTAAATCTTAGTTCTAAACTTGAGTAACTATCTGTTCTATACATATTTTTGGCAACATCGAAGCCGTACTGATTAATTAGTTGATTAAATCTACTCAAACAATAACCCGTTTTTTCTGCCCAAAAAGAAGCTCCTTTACCGTCAAATAATCTGGCGTTACCATTAATTATCATAGTGTTTACTATTTTAGTTTTAACATCAGGATGTTGGGTAGCATGAGAGTATCCATATTTATCTAAATTAGTATTTTTGATCTTATCCTGAATTACTGGAGACTGAGAAACATTTTCACATCCATATTTATTTAAGTTAGTAATTTTAACTCTTTGTTTCATTTCATTACTTTGCATATGATGATCTTTACCATATTTGGTTCTCATAGTTTCTACAATTTTACTTTTAATATCATCATTAGCAAATGGATTATCGTGTCCATATTTAATTAAGTTAGTATTTTTTCTTTTCTCTAAAAATTGTTCTTTATAATTTTCTCCATATTTTTCCTTAAAAGTTTTTTCTTTCTTTTTCTGTAAATCTCCATAAGTATCGATATTTTGAAGATTTAGATACCTTGTTAATGAGGTTTTTGGAATATTTAGTTTTTTACTAATATGAACTATGCTATAATTTTGAGCTAATAAATCCATAATACTTTCTTTATGCTGTTCTATATTATAATCTGATAGTTTTTCTTTTACATCTTGTCTTTGAGCCGAGTTTTTAACTCCATGCTTTAATAAACTAAGCTCCTCTCTTTTCTTAAATTTACATTTGATACAACAATCTTTGTTTAGTTCTTTATTTTGAAGATTACGAGCTTTGTAGGATTTGTCAAATGTATTATTACAATAATCACAAATTACTACTATCTTTTTGCTTGATCCGGAGCTAAGGGACTCTATTGAGTATCCGTATTTTTGTAGTGTTTTTGTATTTTCTAACATAGTTTCTCCTTGTTTACTTATAATAAAGCAAATCCTTTGTTTGTCAAAGCATAGGGTCCTATTGTGTATACAAAATAAGGGCTGGCAGAGCCAACCCTTAAATTGTTAACGTGAAAAACTAGATATTATAGTGAGCCAATCAATACTCTACGATTATCTAGTACAGCAAAGCCAAGTTCGGCCCAGCCGTAGAAACCTGCTCGTTTCTGACGATGTAGTGTTTCATCTTCGAAGATTTGAACTTCTTGACGAATTGGCATAACGAAACTGTCGTTCTTGCGAAGATCAAGACCCACAACAACTTCTGTATCACTTCCTGGCATACTAGCGCCAAGAGTTGATGTGTAGAATAGTTGATATTCTTGACCAACGCCCAATTCGTCTAGGTCATGAAGATTAACACCAAATACTCGATTAAGAGCACCATCAGCAGCAGTGTAGATTTCTCTACGAGTAACTTCGTCAACTTGATCAACACCCCAGTTACGGATATCTTCCATAGCTTCTGGAGAAACATAAAGATCAGTTAACATACCTCTGTTATTGGAGGTCGAGTTACCACCACCATTACGTCTCATAACAGTTTTCATCAAGCTAACAAGACGCTTGGTAAACTGACTAGCGTTGGCGTCACTGTCATAAACAACAATGTTGCGATCAACACCAGCGGCCAATAGTGTGTGCCAGCCATCATCATTCATCTTCTTGACAAATGAGGCTTCTAGCACTTCCATAGCACGACCAACAACGTCCCAACGAGCATCACGAGCATACTTTAAGAGATAATCAATGCTGGCACCAACATCATATGTTGGAACCATAACATAATCACCCTCAACATGACGCTCTGGAATATAACCGTGGTTAGGAATTGTGTAGGCCACAAAGTCCTTCTCGGTACCAGGAGCTAAGAAATCAAGAGGAAACTCTGGTGTGGCACTTTGATCAAGACGAATTGGTTCAAAGATACCATCAAGAACATCACCATTAAGAACGCCCTGACGAAGAGGTAGTTCTAGGGCTTTTGCAAATTCGGCATTAGCTGCTAAAGCAACCTCTCGTTGAGCTGATCCAGAACGCTTTAGTAAATCACTAAGTTCTGGAGTTGGTTGAAATTTTTCAGTTTTGGCTGACATATTTATTTCTCCGTGTATGAAAATTATAGGTTAACTGATACTTTAGCATAGCCGTCAGTGTCTTTGCCGCTTAAGAACTGACCAACTTTAACAGCATTGGTACTACTTGTACCGATCAAGCCACTAGCACCAACATAAGCATCTGTTCCAGCGGATGGAGTGATGCCAGCAACTAACATATTTGTTGTAACTTGGCCGTTACGCAATAGTGTTACTTTGCCACCGACCTGAACCTCGTCTTTGTGCCAATTGATGTGTTGGCGAGTAAGATCAAGATTCACAACATCATTAAGTAGAACGCCTACTGGCTTCGCACCAGATGCCACAGCGGCGTAAGCAACAACAGCATTGGCATCATCCATAGATACGCCAACACCAGTTGTTAAAGTTACAGCGCTAACAACACCACCGCGCTCTGCTGTAGTAGCCATGAAAAAAGAGATATCTGTTAATAATTCGATACGATCAGGTTTTAGAGCCATTTTTAGTTCTCCGTATAAGAATTTACTTGGATTTTTTGCCTAACTTACTGTAAACAAACTCAACAAGAGCTGCACGAGTGGTATTTTCTTCTTCTTCAGAAGAATCTGAGCCAACTGTTAAATCAATAGCGCTTTCTGTTTCAACATTATCTAGATCAGAAGCACTTACTTTGGGTTCAACAACCTCTTCTGCTTCTGCAACTTCTTCTGCTTTCATTTTCATTTTCATAGCGTCTTCTTTTTTCATCTTCATAGCAGCAAAAAGAGTTGCCATAGCATCAAATGCTTCGTCTTCGATATTTTCATATTTTTCAACAAAAGCCAGAGCAGCATCTTCTTCGACGCCATTATCTACAAGGGCAGCTTTTCTTTTGGTCATTTTTTCTTTCTTGACCATTTCTGCTTCTTTTGTTTTATAAGCAGCGACTGTTTCGTTGGCGCTATCAAGTTCTGCTTTCATTTTCTTCATTTCTTCTTCTTTTTTCTTCATCTCTTCATTTTTCATTGCAATAGCTTCTGAAAGTTCTGAGATTTGTGCTTCTAATGAAGTTTTGAGTGCTAAAAGCTCTTCTGAAGCAGAAGCTTTGACTTCTTCGATTTCTTTTTTCATAGCAGTTTCTCTTTCTGTGAATTCGTTAGTTTGGGTTTGTAATTGAGATTCTAGTGCAATATTTTTTTCGGTTAATGAATTAACAGATGCGTTAGCTTCAGCTACAGCCTCTTGACAAGAAGTTTCCATAGCCACCAATTTGTTTTTGATTTCAGTTACATCTTGTTCTACACTCATTGTATTATTCTCCATTTGATTATTCAATCGAATACTTATTACACCTAAATTTTCATTTTCGTTATTTTTTTCTTGAAGATTATCAATTTTTTTATTTTCTTCAAAAAGATTCTTATTAAAAATTATACTATCTTCGTTTGCTGGTTTGTCAACAAATCCTTTACCAGTAAAGGTAATATTTCTTAAAACTCTACCAATTTTATAATCATTATTTTCGCCTTTACCGCCATATGCTCTAAGATATTTTGTTAAATAAGCTGTCTCATCGCTTCTGCTCAATACTTTATATTCATTAGTTTGTTTATTAACTACCCCATAATCAAAACCTTTAAAAAAGCATTCCATACTAACAAACTTAGTACCATTTTGAATTTCACTAATTAATTTTTCTGATCTCTCTCTAAGTTCGGAAGTACTAAATCCCTTGTATATAACAGAGCCTGTAAGGATGTGGAACTTATTTGGTAAATTTTCTACCGGGGTTTCTGGATCTATTAATAGCCCATCCTCGGTGATAGGCCAATTTGATATTATATGACCAACAATTAAACTTTCGTTGTGCTCTAGATTTGTGGGTTTGTGTTCTGGAGTATGTTTAGCGTTCCATACCTCGTACTTATCAAATACATCATCATTTTTATTCCATGATGAAGTTACTAGAATAGATTGAACATAAAAAAGATCACTATCATCGTAGGATGCTAAACTTTTAAATGATTTAGATGATAATCTGAGAGAGCATGGCTCTGCAACACTAGCATAAGCAATAGAAGACGAGGCTAATATTTTTGATGTTAAGCCATCTTCTTGTTCTTGTGGATATATTATCATTATAAACCTTTCAAAAAGATTTGATTATTATTTTGTACTATACACCATTGTGTAAAAAGATGATTTGGCTTGTTTAATTTCATCAACCGTTAATTCTCTGGATAGTTCTAGCTTAACCAAATTTAACCAATTATAAAAAGTTTTAGTGTCATTACTAGTTGATGCTGATAAATATTCTGTTATATTATCTTCATTAAGTTTAGCAAAAGGTTGTGTTTGAAAAAGAATGTTCGTTTTGATTTTCTCTAATTCTTCATTTTCAGCATTAGATAAACTTCTTAAATTTTTCTTATCAAAATATTCTAAAATTAATGGATTAATTATAGAACTAATCTTATCTTGTGCAGAAGATGACCATATTAGGAGTTTAGCGCCGGTTTGGGGCGAAAATGTTCTGTCTTTTCTTTTTTCAGTATCTTTTGAAAGTTTGGGTCTGCCTTCGCCTGCTTCTTTCGGCAACGATTCCGAGGACGGATCGTTAGCCACCTTGGGTGCTCCAAAAGGAGACTTTACTTGTTCTGCTTTTTGTTCTAATGCTGTTTTTTCGCTTGGTTTTTTCTTTGGTAAATCTAATCCTACTTGACTTGGTGTTACAATTCCTAGTTGTAAAGATATTTTCTTAAGAGCGTTTTCAAATTGAGGATCATGCCACGGACCAGCTTTTTGTACCATTCTTTCGGAATCTCTTTCTTTTCTTTCTCTATTAAGTCTTGATTTTTCCATATCTGGATCGAAACCAAATTTGGTCTGCAATAACTCATCACTAATAAGACTTCTATCTGCTAGTTGTATTAATAGTGCCTTCTCTGCGTCTTCGTTACTTAGATCCATTCTATCAAATTCTATTTTAGCCGGATACCTAAAACCCATAGCTTTTTGTACAATTTCTATTTCGCCTTCCCAAAATTTAACCAACATATCTCTACCATATTGTAGTCTTTGTGTTAAGGTTTTTAGACTAATAAAATTATTAGTAGTTCCTGCTGCTCCGAATGTGCCAGTAAGTGTTGGAGGAATTCCCAAACCAGCATAGATAGCATTTAAATGAGGAGTATATTTACCTTCTCCAAGAAAATTATGAACATTAGTATTACTTTCTAACAATTCAATATCTGGACCCCAAACCAAATCCATTGTACCACCACCAACATTGTTTCCTAAAATTTGTGCTAGTTTGGCTGTTGCTGCTTTTGTTGGAGCAATTTTATGTTCTAAATTACCTAATTTGAAAATTCTAATATTACTTATAGCGCCATCTAAAGCAGCCATATCTGCTAATTTTAATTTCTCAATAACAGTAATATCATCCATAATAGCATATATCATAGGATATGCCCATGCTTGCCAATCGTCTTTTTTGTAATGAAAAACTAATGTCTTTTCAGGATCCAATGGATATGGTCTTTTAGTTTTAGCTGCTAATACTATTGCTTCTGGAAGAAGAGATACTACTTGTTTTTCTGCTTCTGTTTTTGGATTATTAATATTTTTTCTAAAAGTAGCTGGTAAAACTAATTCATATCTTTTTTCACTAACAAATGAAGACAAAGACCCGGCAGCACTCTCAACATAAACTGGGTCTATAAAAGTATATCTCCAAGGAATTTCTTTTTTTTCTATCTTAAATTGATCCATCTGCTTGACGTTAAGATCAGGAGATCCAATAGCTTTATATAGATTATCAGTAACTTTTAATGATATTTTGGCTGTTTGTTTATGAATAACAATATTGCCTGTTTTGTATAGATTGTTTAAAAATCTTTCGCTACGATCTTTGCCATTAATTTTTTTGAACCACTGTCTATAAAATCTTTCTATTCTTTTATTTTTATGAACTAATTTAATACCATGTACAGCAAAATCGCCCATAAGATCGATAACATTTTTTACCAAACCAACACGATGATAAATATCTTCTGCTCTTCGGATAACTAGTTTAATCCTTTTAGGAACAGCTTCGTCTGGTCTAAAAGCATAGTAGTCATTACGGGTTAATCCTGGACGGCCACCAGTATCACCATCTAAATTAGAAAAATCTATACTATATCTTCTACCACCGCCAAAAGCTGCTGTAGAATTTTGAATTCCTGTAAACTCATCTAGAGATTCTGATGATCTTTTAAGAGCATCTTGTTTGCTAGATAAATCCTCTCCCCATGTGACATAAGCATCCTCTCCTATAGATGATGCATTTTTAATAACGTCTTCTTTATTTGGTTTTCTGGGCATATATTTATTTCTAATGTAATAGTAATGCTATTTGATTACTTTAATAATACACTTTTATCTATAAATTCCTTGATAAATATCATCATCATTAACGTTTGACGTGAACCATTCTGGACCTTTGTATAACTTATTGCTTTGTTGATTAACTAGATCTTTACTATTTCCGCCAACAATATCATAATTTGGAGACTGTAAAGTCCTATTTAATTGTCTAGCTATCATATTAGCTATTAGTAATGAGCTATATCGGTCTTTTCGTAATCTTCCTTTTTTACCATTTGGTAATTTTACTTCCGGAGTATCCCATCTGTCTCTTGCTTGTGGACCAGTACTAGTTTGAGTCATAACTATAGTTGTTAATTCATTTTTAAGTTCTTCTATTTCTAGTATGCATTCACTAACACTATCATACAATGGATTTAAATCGTCGTCTAAGATATTTTTTCCTTCTTTTTCCATAGCAAGACCAAGTGTAAGATTATCAAAACGTGGAAATAGTAATATTTTATCCTCTAGATCTTTTCTTAATCCATGATTAGCTTGACTTGTCCAATCTGCCTTTGCAAATTGCACTAGTTCCAGAATGTGTAGACCTTGTTGAGAATCAGTATCTTTTGCTTTGTCATAATCAATAATTGGCCATATTAGTTGTTCATTATCTTGAAGCTTACCAGGATCATGTAAAGCTTCTTCTATTGCAACACCACCTCCTTGAGCATCCATCCCTATCCTAATAGGAGGAAAGGTTTTCATAAGATCTCTAATTTTTCTAGAACAAAAACTATAAAAGTCATATTCTTGTGCTAGTCCAACCTTTTGTCTTTCTTTAAAATTATTTCTATTTGTTGCCCAACAATATACTATTCTAGAATGATCCGGATGAACTTCTAATATTACTATGCTAAAATTATCTTGTTCACTAGCAGGGTCGATACCATAAACATAATGTAAATTAGGATTACCTTGAGTTATAGCGTCAAAAACTACTGGCTTGTTGCCAATTGTTATTGCTGGATAATCTTTTGTAACACAACTTTCTATCAAACTTCTTCTAAAAAATCCCTGACTGTCATTCACAAAACACGCAGCATATTCCATATTATATATACCAACATGAATAGTAGCTTTTGCTCTACTTACTTGTTTATCATCCATAAATCCTTTAGGTATTAATTCATATGGTATGCGAATAATACTATAATCTTTCCAATTAAAATTTGGTGGAATTTCTCCATTAAAAATTTCTCGTAGTTTTCTTTCTTCTCCTTTACTTTCTATAATACTTTTATATCTTTTCCAGTACTGAGCAAAATGCTTGAAACCATAGTCTGCTGTTCCGCTTATTACTGCTTGATTATTAATTCTTCTAGAAATAGTATCTAGTTCTTCGCTCCATACTCCTGCTAATTTCATAGCTGCTTTTTTAGCTTCTTCTTTAACGTTCTGAATTGGACTGGCGCTAACAGCAGCGAAACCAGAAACCACCGTCTCATAAATATCTGGAGATATACTGCTAAACTCATCCGCTAAAATAATATGAGCGCGTAAACCTCTAATTTTATCACCATTACCTAAAGGGATAGCAATGGCCCAACTATCTCCTAGTCTTATAGTACATCTATCAACATCTCGTCGTGGACCATCTTCATTGCCATTAAATATACTTCTTAAAATAGGACTATTTTTCCACATATTTTCCATATACTCAAAGATAATTTTGCTTTGTCTAAAAGCAGCGCCAACTATAACCACCTTGGTACCTGGATAGAAAGCGCACTTTAGTACCGCATAAAGAGCCAACAAAAAGCTTTTACTAAAACCACGACTACCAATAAGCATAGGAAAAGGACGATTCCACATTTCTTGTAGAACCATAGTCTGCATAGGGTGTAGTTCTATATTAAAAATAAGTTTACAAGTTGATCCTATGTAATAAGGATTTCTTAAAATTCTTAATAGATGCAAGTCTGGATTTTCTATATCTTCCTTGGTCCTATGAATCATGGGATTATTAGGAATACTAAGAGCGCTTACGTCTCCTAATCCAAGCCAAGCATTATCAAAACTTTTAAAATCAACCATTATTTGTTTGTTTCATTAATCTTTTTGAGGTGTTTATTGCTCTTTTTACTATCATAGATGCTACAGACTCAATATATGGCAAATTTCTTTTTGAGCTTTCTTCTTTTAGCCAACCTAGTATGGTTGGTAAATTTTGTTCACACCAGTCTGATCCTTTTTCATTCATCTCTATAGCATGATGTCTACAAGAACAATTGGGAGTGCTCTTTATTCCTAAACTACTTATCATACTTGTTAATATAGTTCCTGGGCCATTAGGAAATTCTTCTAAGGTTTTGGGAAATTTGCTTCTGAGCTTGGTCGCAGTATCGTCTTTAATACTATCGTATAATAGTTGTTCTAGCGTGGATCTATTAACGTCACCGAGCTTCTCATAATCGATACCATTTGCAATAATGAATGAACCAGGAATATTTCTAACAGTAGCTGATACTACTTTATTGGTTGGGTTATCATGATAAGTAACGTCTAAATAATCCATAACTAATGGTGGTGGATTAATTAATTGATTATTTTGATCAGTATACGGTGGCGGATAGATAGTGACTGAATTTTCAAGTTTCATTTTGGTTCTCCTTTGGCTTATTATTTATAAGATAAATCCTTTTAATAACATATTCTGCTACTTTTTCTGCATTAGATGCATTATTACAAAATAATACTTTAATGTCGTATTTAAGTTGCCAATCTAATATATTCTTCATTATAAATGCTGGAGTAATTCTAACTTTATCCCACATTCTTTTTGGTAGATTTGATCCTACTGGATAGTTTAACACATCATTCATGCTAAATTCTAATAGGAAAAATGAATATTTAAGTTGGCTCATTCTATGTACAACATCTTTGAACCGTGGTTCAATAATATTATTAGCAATTTCATTTATACTCTTTTTACGTTCTATAGCAAAAACGTCCTGAAGACCTTCTATACTATAATCGCCAGTATCTAATTTTTTATTAGCAACTACATAATCCTCAAAAGACCACGGTTGTTGCTCTCTGGTATCTATTATGATCGTAAAGTCTTCATTATTTATCATTTGATTTTTTATTATCAGATATTAATTTGCTAAAAACTGCTTCGTATGCGTTTTCGTTTCCTTCTATAAGAGAGTGATGAAATTTACACAAAGTGATTCCGTTATTTATATTATATCTCAAATCAACGCTATCAACCCATCTTTTGATATGGTGAACATGTAATTTTTTAGATGCTAAACATCCTGGCCATTGACATTTGTATTGATCTCGTTTTTTAACCTCTTGTCTAAAAGTTTTGTATAATGGATCGTTATAATTTCTAAACATTAGCGTAAACTTTAATATCACTTTGTATCATTTCGCTAACTAAATCATCAAAAGAAGTTGATGGAATCCATCCTAGTACTTTTTGAGCCTTAAGAGATCGGCCGCATAAATAGTCAACTTCTGCTGGTCGATATAATGACGGATCAATTTCTACATATTGTTTGTAGTCTAGATCCACACTCTCAAAAGATTTGATAACAAAATTTAATACGCTATGAGTTTGACCGGTACAAATAACAAAGTCGTCAGGAACATCTTGCTGTAGCATCAAATACATAGCATATACATAATCTTTAGCATGACCCCAATCTCTGTAAGCTTGAAGATTGCCCAGTTTTAAATTGTCTGATGTTTTATTGTTAACTAATTGGCCAATATATTTGGTAACTTTTCGCGTTAGAAAATTTTCACCACGACGCGGACTTTCATGATTAAATAGTATGCCGCTAGTAGCAAAGATATTATAGGCGTCACGATATATGCGTACCAAATTGTGACTAGCAACTTTGCTAACAGCATACGGACTTTGTGGAATTAATGGAGTATTTTCATCTTGATATTTGTTATTGTTTTTATCCACGCTATAATTTTTACCAAACATTTCGCTAGTGCTAGCTTGATAATATTTTGTAGCAGATGATGTGGTTCTTATACCCTCTAAAATATGTAAAACTCCCATGGTATTAATATCAAAAGTTGTGGAGGGCTGGTGAAAACTGGTTCCCACATGACTCATAGCGGCCAAGTTATAGAATTCGTCTGGTTCGTATTGTTTTAATATGGATAGTATTACTGAAGGATCTGTAAGATCAAATTCTAAAAGAGTTAAATTAGGATGATCTACTATGCTGGATATTCTTTCAAAATGGTACGAACTACTACGTCGATATAATCCAATAACCTTGTAGTCTTTTTCTAATAATAGTTCGGCCAGATAGCTGCCGTCTTGACCAGTAATGCCTGTTATTATAGCTGTTTTATTCATTGTGATTTTCCATAAATTCTGGTGTTAGTAATGGTACGTCCACAGTGTCGTCTTGATAAGTGTGATATTGTTGCATTCTTTCTTTGGCTCCGATTGCTGCCATTCCAAGAATTTCCATTTCTTTGCCTTCTTTTTCTCTTACTATTTCGTCTTCTAGCATTCGTATTAAACCAACCCAACTACTTTTACCATCTTCTATTCTTTTTATTCTTTGTTCCCTAGTAGCTTTAAGATCTTTGCTAATTTTTTGTTGTTCGTTAAGAAGTTTGGTATATTCATTAGTGTAATTAGCGATACTGTTGCGGGCAAACGACAATTGAGTTTCGAGATTAGCCAATTTCGGTATATCTCTTTGATCCTCACTTTTTTCATACTCTTTGTCCACAAGCTTCTGTAATTTTTCAGTTTCGCTAATGTGTCTTTTTCGTTCTTTCATGCTGCGATTAATTAATATATCAATAGTGATAAATTGTTTAATTTGCAACTCTTCTGCTGGTAAAACATCTTCTCTAAACTGTTTTATTAGTCCAACCCAGGTATCTTCAAAGTATTGGAGTTCGCCGCTGTCCGCATCAAATTGACGTGTAATTTCTACCCAAAAGGTTTTGCTATGTAATTTATCTTTTAGAGTTTCATAAGCCGCTTTGTCTTCTGGATCAATTAGTAAATTATTTTCATTAATATATCGCTTAATTGGTCCTTCGTGACGATTAAGATTAGAGGCTATAGCATCTATGCTTAATAAATTAACATTCTCACGAATATAAGCTTCTTCATCTAAACTTAGTTGTCCTCGTTTTTTGGGAATTCTGCTGTTTTCCAATTGTGTTCCTCCATTATTTCCATAATATGTTTTTTAAGCTTGTTAAGATCGGACTTGTTAATTTTTTGATTGTGTTTTAGTTTTAGATAACTTTCTCTATATTCTGAGCGGATATTTTTGTCAAGAAAATTAACCATCTCGTTGTGCTCGTGAGAACCATTAGGTGACGATGCTAAATTTAAGTCTTCAAAATAAGATGGTTTAGCAATATTCTTTTTAGCATCATTTCGTTTGGCCCACGAAGCGTATGGTTCGCATTCCTTTTTGTCAATAAATTTAGAGCACTGATTGTTAGAAACTTTATAAGTAGCATCGTATAGTGGACACGTTAAACAAGGCTTGTCGGGTCTTTGGTAGTTGTTTCTCTTGTAGTTAAATAATCGATTTCGCACATGAGTCCACAAAAAGTTTTCAAGGGGCCTTTTGTGATCATAATTTTTTAATCCTTCTAGTGCAAATATGGCCGCTTGTTGTTTCATATCCTCTATGCTATGATAGCCGAATTTAAATTTGTGAGCTAATCTTTTAGTAATTTTGTCTAAAACGGCTAAAAATTCGTCGTCACTCACCGCTTTGATGGTTTGATTTGTTTTTTTCTTCATTATTTAATAGAGTAGTTATGTCGTCTCCGTCTGGTAAATTAAGATCATTTTGAATTTGTTCAATTATTGATCCTGATGCTTTGACCGATAAGATCGAGGATGTAAGATTGGTAATATTAGAATCAAAATTAATCATATTGAGCCCCTTGCTTAAAAGAACCAAAACTATAATATAATAGAGTTGATCATCACATTGTCAATATTTACACTATATGGGGAGAATAAAATGAGCTACAGAAAATGGGGTCAGGTTGAATTGGATTTTATCCGTGATAATTTTAATGTTATTTCCGATGATGAGATTGCTGTACGATTGAGTCAAATAACAAATAGCAGTATTACTACTCCTATGGTGCGACGACAAAGGCGCAAGCTTGGTATTCAAAAGCCACGAGGTCGTCAACCAAAGAACAAAAACGCCTCAATGCCCGCATCGTTTGCATCATCAAATGATAATGGTTGAACATAAAGTTTTAAATTAGATCATTATAAAATTGGGGCATTAAGTTGCCCCTTTTTTATTTAACCATATAGCATAAGGAAAATAATATGAAAGTTTTAGTTACTGGTGGCAATGGATTTTTAGGGTCTAGAATTATGAAAGTTCTAAAAGACCAAGGTTATGATGCTTCAACATTCAGATCACGAAATTTTGATTTGTGTAATCCTAGACAAACTAAGGATGCTTTTGATAGATATCGGCCAGATGCTGTGATACACTGTGCTGCTGTGGTTGGTGGAATAGGTGCGAATAGGGTTAATCCAGGATCATTTTTTTATCAAAACATGATGATGGGATTAAATGTTATTGAAAATTGTAGAATTTTTGATGTACAAAAGGTTGTGCAGATAGGAACGGTTTGTAGTTATCCTAAATATACTCCGGTTCCTTTTAGTGAAGATGGTTTGTGGGACGGCTATCCTGAAGAAACTAATGCTCCGTACGGAATAGCTAAAAAAGCTCTTTATGTTATGGTAGAAGCTTATAAAAATCAATATAATCTAAATGGTTGCGTATTGGTTCCTTGTAATTTATATGGGCCAAATGATAATTTTGATCCTGGTAGTAGTCATGTTATTCCGGCTTTGATTAAAAAGTTTATTGATGCAAAACAAAATAACGATACCGAGGTAGAATGTTGGGGAAGCGGAAGTGCCACACGAGAATTTTTATATGTGGATGATGCTGCTGAAGCTATAGTAAAAAGCTTGAGTGTGGATACTGATACTAAGCCTATTAATTTGGGCGGTGGTATTGAAATAACAATAAAAGATTTAGCAGAAAAAATAAAAGCACTTGTTGGATATAACGGAAATATAGCTTGGAATAGTGATCAGCCAGATGGTCAACCACGAAGATTTTTGGACGTGTCACGCGCCAAAAAGATATTAGATTGGGAACCAAAGGTAAGTTTTGATGCTGGATTAAAAGAAACTATAGAGTGGTATGGGGCTAATAAAAAATGAATATTAAACTTTTAGAAGCTACGGACAATATACAAGATTATATAGATTGTGTTAAAGACCTAAATAATCATTGTACTAAGTTGAGTTCAATAGAAGATATTAAATATGTATTAGAGAACAGACCATCTAATATACTAACTTTTGTTATGGTAAACGACGATAGTAGGATAGTATCAACAGCTACTGTTATTATGGAACAAAAGTTAAGATATCAAAATTTATGTATGCATATAGAAGATGTTGGTACCCATCCTAGCTTTAGAAATGCTGGATACGCATCAACTATTATTAAATATTGTATAGATTTAGCAAAAAATAAAGACTGTTATAGAATAAAATTAAGTTGTGAAAATAATCTAGTAGATTTTTATAAAAAACTAGGATTTAAAATTCACGGTAATTTTATGTTTATGTAATTTACTCTTTGTCTAAATCTTCATCGTTGTCTGGTACTGGTTGATTAGCTAATAGTTTGCGAGACTTCTTAATAGCTCTAGTTACCATTATTCTACCGATCATATCAACAAATGGTAATCCTCGTCGTTTAGCTTCGTCTCTTAGCCAACCAACAATAGTATCAATGTTTTGTTCGCACCAATCGTTACCTTGTTCGTTCATTGCTAGAGCATGTCTTTTGCATGAACAACTATCACTCATATGAATACCAAGACTTTTTATCATTGTGGACAATACTGTGCCAGGAGAGTGTGGATTTTCTTCCATTGTTGGATTAAACAATTTTCTCAAAACCTTACTAGGATTGTCTCCTAATAGAAATTTGATTCTATCATTAAGTTGTTTTTTTGTCCAATCTCCAAGTTCGTCGTACTCATGGTCAGAATATAGAATTAGCGGCAAATCAAATTTTTCTATATCAACATGAATTGTTCTGTCTTGTGGATTATCTACATATGTAATATATAAAGTGTCTGTTTGTATGGGTTCAGGATGAGTTATTTTGCCGCTATGATCAGAGTATGGTGGTGGCTGAACACTTATTTTGCTATCTAGTTTCATGATTTAGTATTCCTATGATATAAGAATTGATACTTTAGTATATAATAATTGCTTAGAATCTAGTGTCAATATAAAATTTATTATTAGTAAATAGGATGATCATTATAGTTTAGGTAAGACATTTATGTTGGTTTTGGCTTACTATGTTTAGACCACCGCCGGTTTTCTGCAAAATCTGTGCCAAACCAAAAGAAAATGAAAAAACCCCCCTACTGAGCGGGTGACGCAAAATGCTGTGCAAAATGCTACAGTGTGACGCAAAATGCTACAGTGATCCTTACCCCCGTCTCAAATTGAGAATGCTGTAACCCTATATTTTTCAAGGGGTTATGGAAAATCGTATTTTTTTTCTCGAATGGCACGACATTCGCATATATGTATGGCAACAAAGAAAGAGAGAAAGAAAAATGGAAAACCTTATCGTCCTCAACACCGTTTCTGAACTTCGTGATCTGATCAATACCACGACGATGACCACGTTTGTTGGTCGCGTTGCTTTTGCAATGGATCTTCTGGAAAGTGTTCGCCAGAATGACAACATGATCGAAATCAATCATGAGTTGGGATTCTGCGATGATGGTGGATTCATCCAGATTGATGAGATGGGTTATGTGGTCGATGATTATGCGATCCAGTGATTCCCTATAAGGGGGGTTGTGGCGGAAGAAAAGTTTGGTAGAATCCTAGAAAGAAAGAGAGAAAAAGATGGTTTACAATGTTGGTGATAGGTTGAGTGTGGTCTATAGCACTGGCGAATCGTTCACTGGTGAACTGGTTAGCGTTCGTGAGATTCCGAACAAGGGAACGTTGATTCTGGTCAACGATGATACGGTGGGCTATCGGTCCATGTATGCCGACAAGGTTGTGAGCGTGATCGTGGAGAATGTTTGAATGGATACTAACTACTTTCAATCATCGTTCGAGAGTATGGAAACGAGTACCATACGATTGTGGCTCCACGAAGCCCAAGTACGACTGCCCCATGAGAGCGGTAGCGTTCGTGAAATACTGAAAGAAGGTATACGTGCGTCTGCTCGTGAACTGTTGTTCAGGTATCGAGAGGATATGAAAAGAATCTTTTCAAAAAACTCGACGTAAACCCTTGATATGTAAGGACTTACGGCGAAATTGGGCCGCCATTTTTGACGTAACTCCTTATGGTTCAAGCACTTACGGCGACCCCAAAGGTAGTGTAGCAAAATGCTGTAGCAAAATGCGTCACCTGTAGCAAAATGCCTCACCTTGGCACACCCCCGTCTCAAAATGAGAATGATGTAAAGTATTGTGGCGTAATGACTTAGGAAGAAAAAAAGATTTTTTGGTGAATGGCATGGGAAGTGCATTATATAGAGACAAGAAAGAAAGAGAGAAAGAGAATGAGAATGAGTCGTTATAGTTCAGCCCTTCGGTCCTATCGTGATGAGCGGTCTAACCGCCATCGTCATGTTCGTACTAACCTGTGGATCGTTTACCAGAATGGTAAGCGTATCGGCAAGGTTGGTGGAATCAGTGAGGGTGAAGCCCTTGCAAAGATTCCGCAGTCCTATAAGGACAACGGTCCTATCGAACTGGAAAGGGTCGTGATCGAAGAGTGATCCTTCCCCACAAGGGGGGTTGTGGTGGCGGAAAAGTTTGGTAGACTCACAGAATCACTAGGAGAAAAAGAGATGGAAAAGTTTCGAATCGTTGAAGAATACAAGCGTACAGTTCGTGGTATCTTCTATGGTATGGCGATCCCTTGCGAAAAGCGTACCGCTGATGGTGGTATGATTACCAGTGAGAAGGTATTGAAGTTCAATCGTTCAGCATTGCGAAAGATTGGCAAGCGTAGGATCGAAAAGGTTGATCCTCGCATAGTAGGTGGCGAGGATCGTATGCGTTTCCCCGTTGGCAAGCCCGGTTCCCCCGAAAGACTGGTTGCTCTTGCAGAGCAGTATGCTAGTTTAGCAGATGACGAGATGAGTCCCTTTATTGGAGATGAGTGAGTATATGTTCACTGCGCTTTTGTTCACCCTGTCATACGTTGGCTTTCTGTATTGTATGCTAACTGCGGAAAAATCTTGATCTAAGCCCTTACCTTCTAGATGAGTGAAACATGACGATTCAGATGGCGGTGGAAAAGACGTTGCTTCGTTTGATTGCGGTTCATGGTCATTCGGCCATGTATGTATGCGACTTGGGCGGCGATGTTAGTTTGTACACTGTGGGTGGCGTTCACTATGCTATTCGTGATGATGGTACGGCCCACGCTATTCACCCGGCCGAGGTATTTCCCACCCTGTAGAGGGACGGACTCGACGTAAAGTCTTGAGCCGTAAGGACTTATGGCGAAATCGGGCCCGTAATTTTGACGTAAGTGCTTATGAGACAATGACTTACGACAAACTCTATACCATGATTTTTGGCATGAAAATTGCTCTAGCATATGGTGTGCCAATATGGAAGAAAATTATGAAAAGTTTTGTCAAAATCTCTTGACACAAAAATTTCCAGATTTTTCTTGCACCCTAAAGAATCCATGGTATAATGTCGATATAAGAGAAAGAAAGAGAGAAAGAAATGAGCAAGATTGAAGTTTACTATTCCGATTGCTGTGGTGTTGAGATTGTTGGTGATATCGCTGGTCTCGAATTGTGTCCCCGATGCTGGGAACACTGTGACTGCGTTATCGAGGAAATCGACGATCCATCATGCCCCGCCTAATGGGGGTTGATGCGGCGACAAAGTTTGGTAGGATTATAGAAAAGAAAAGGAAAGAGATGTACAAGGATTTTCTTAGCAATCTGATTGTTTGTTTTCTGCTGTTTTGTTGGGCATATTTGTTCGTTCTGGTTCCCGCGTACTTTTTCTTTGGATAAAATAATATGAATAGCCTCGATAAAATTCTGTCTGCTATGCGAACTGGCAAGTATGGTAGCGTGGTGGATACTAAGGGTAAGATTCATGTTGGCATTATCAATTCACTATTGCGTGAAGATGGCAGTAATAAAAATTGGATTGTAACGGTGAGCAACCGTACAGTTACTGAACAAGTGTTCATTCATGCTAGTTAGGATTGTCTCGACGTAAAGTCTTGAACCGTAAGGACTTATGGCGAGGCCGGGCAGCCCCCGGCGACGTAACTCCATATGGGACAAGCACTTACGACGAGTAGCAGAGCAAACGCTGTGCCGCAAAAAATAATCTTTTTTCTAAGATTTTCTGCTTGACAGTGCCGATGATTAGTGTAGAATCCACGCATCACCCCAAGGGACTTTACAATGTACGATTTCGAGGACATCAACGCGATTCTTGCTGATATGGCCGACGAGGGTATTCTGGAACCGATGGTCGAGCCGATTGATGAGAACGACTGCCACCCCCTCGACTGGGCGGAAGTGGTCGGTTGTGCGGACGATATTTTTGAAGAGATTTATCTTGACACGATGGGCTACTAGTGGTATCTTAGTTGATAAGGAGAAAGTCATGTATCAGACCATGTGGAAGATGTATCAGACCGGACAGATCACCGAGAGGAAGTGGCTGGTGTTCTGCGATTGGTACATGTGGAACTGTATCATGGTTCGGCCTGAGATTGTTGAGATGATGGTTCGGATGAAGTATAACTGAAAGGTAAAAGTCATGAGTCACCCCGATCCACTGTATGATCCCGATAACTCTGAGGATGATGATATGAATTATGATGATCACGACGATTTCTATCAAGAGGTCGAAGATTACAACGATTATTATATCGAAGAAAATAGCGTGGACGATGATGACGACTACGATGATAGCATGGACGGCGACCATGATAGTGCCATGACTTCAGCCGGTTGGGGAACCGATGAGGATTATGGATCGTATCACGATGATATTGACGCTTATCACGATTACTACGGGGAGGATTTCTGAACATGATCAATTACATGTGCGATAACATCACGGTTGACAACGATTCGGAAGATGGTATTTTTCTTGGAAACAAGATGGTTGTAATTTCTGTTCCAGCATGTACTAGTGCTGATCCTTTGGACAGGTATGACCACCTTGTGGCAATATCCGGAGCGTTGGAAAATGCTCTGGACTGCGGTGTACGCTCGTTCAGTTACAACAAACTTTGACGCAAACCCTTGCTGCGTAAGGACTTACGACGCGGCGGGCGGGCCGATTTTGACGTAAGTCTTTATGCACCAAGGACTTAGGGCTAAAAAATAATTTTCGGATTTTTTGCTTGACAACCTAAAGTTCTTTTGATAGAATGCCGATAATAGAAGTAGAAGCAGAGGACAGAGCGATGTTCATCATAATGAAAAGTTCACGGGCATATGAGGGTGCTACTCCCGCTAATGCTTACAGACAGCCCGAAACGTGTGCTTGTGCTGGTGTTGAGCCGGGCAAGGTGTACACTAGTAGGGAGTCTGCCAAGGTCGATGCCGACAAGTTGAGCGTATGCAATTCTGTCGGTTTTGTTGTTGTTGCTTGTTGTATGGATTAAAGAGGAATCGGATGAAGTATAACTAAAGGAAAGATTTAACGATGAGAATCATTATAGATAATGGCCTTACTTATGAATGTTCTGAGTATCGCCCCATCGCTCTAAGTTCTTGCTACCAAAGGACTTAGGGCGAGATGGGCGGGCCAATTTTGACGTAACTCCTTATGGATCAAGCACTTAGAAAACATTACAGTTTTTCTTGACAAGTGTCGATAAGTATGGTATTCTAACATCATGAGCAAGCGAAAAAAGAGTATCGTTGTGCAACTGAATGTGCGTCCGTTGTGGGCTATCGGCACGGGTCATCACGACCACAAGAGCGGAAGCGGACAGCACGACAATCGACCAAAGCGACTTCGCACTCGCGGAGCCAAGAATCGACAGGCCGTGAGGGATGGTTGGTAGTCCTACCTAATCCTACGGATTTGGATTGTGTGGATGTAGTCAGCCAAAAAATAGATCTCTTGACAAAATAGATTTCTCGACTAAAATATCGTTCAAAGGAGAAAACGATGCTTACTCTTCGACATTTTCGTAAGATCGAGAAGGAAATCAAGGGACTGAAAAAGTGCCAAAGTATTTATAGCCGGAAAAAGAATGCTCTGTGCTATAAACTTTCTAAGATGGGTACTCAGCACAGGGCCAACGCTATTGAGCGTATGATTCGTGATTATTTAATCACTATGGGTAATAGGGTTGATTATTTTGGTGGTAATCATTCTTATGATATGGTTGTAAATGGAAAAAAGGTAGAAGTAAAGTCCTCCCTTGCACAACCCATATCTGGTAAAAAGTATCGTTATAGGTTTCAAAATATCAAAAGTGGTTATTTTCACGAAATTATTTTAGTATTTGTTACCCCAAAGGGTATCAAGATCAAACGCATGAATAAAAATCGTTTGGAAAATCAAATCAGATATGCTAAGTGTTATTCAAATGGTAAGACTTTAGAGTTAAAAGAACTAGCGGCCTAAAGTTTTGGCTCTTGACAAACGATAAAAACAATGTAGAATTGTGCAGAACAAGGAGGTTCTCATGGATGGGGCAATTGTGCTTATTGTGGTGGTTATGATTATTGGTCTAATTGTGGAGATATTGTGGAAATGATTAGTAGTTTTCATGCTTTTGTAATTATCTCTTGTGCTTTTATCATGTATTTTGCCATTATGACCGATAGTTTATAAATCCTTGTCCTGTAAGGACTTAGATCAAAACGGCGCGGCCCGGCTCGACGTAAGTGCTTGATTCTCAACAACTTGCATCAAAAAAATTTTTCTAAAGATTACCTCTTGCGTTGGCCGATAAATATGGTATGCTTGAGACTCACCAACGGAGAAAGATGATGACTCATTCTGAAGCGGTTAGGATGGTTCGTGGCAAGCGGAATGCGGAGCGTCGCAAGGTTGGCAACAATACCTACGCGGAGATTCTGAGCGATGGTAGCGTTGGAATCATGCTGCATAGTACCTATGTGGTCAAGATTCATGAGGATGGTACTTATACCCTGAATAGTGGGGGTTGGCAAACCTTGACCACTAAGGATCGTATCAATCAGTATAGCCCGCGTTATGTTTTCCAGAAGAATTATGAATGGTTCGTGAAAATCAACGACAAGCCGTATCCGTTTATCGACGGGATGGTGGTGAGTTGAAAAATATCAACCAGATTTTGAAAGGATTGGGAAAACTTGGTTTTAGGGTAGAGTTTTGTGATGGTAGTTTGGTCAAGTTATATCCGGCAGATTCTAGCCAGCCTTTTTATTCATTACATGTGGGAGAACGTGCGATTCACCCGCTAAAGAGGTTTGCCAAGAAAAACTGGAATATCGAACTTGACAAGGTGTGAGATGATGGTATACTTGTGACATAAGGTAACTAACTGAAAGGAAAAAGATGAACGATTTTATTGCTGCTGCTCTGGTTTCTACGATTTGTCTGGTTGGTCTGGTCTGCTTTGTGTTGTTTCATATCTATCGTGGATTGAATGATTCGCTGATTACTGCTAGGATCGGTAGTGTTTATAACTTTGAGTATGAACAGCCGGTTACTGGTGATCCTGAGCGTTTTATGGCTAAGGTACTTAGTGTGCATCGTCTTAGCAATGATAGTATCGCTAGGCTGAATGCTACTAGCCGTTATCGAAGACACGATGGACAGTTTGTGCGTACTCATCATCTGGTGACCGCTCAAACGCCGGATGGTAAGATTCGCAATTTCTACGCCGAACGTACTCGCAATGTGCGTCGCCCCCTTTTGGGTGGTACGCTCTTCAAGAGTGGTTTGGCCGCTATGATGTTCTGAGTATCGCCCCATCGCTCTAAGTTCTTGCTAGTAAAGGACTTAGGGCGAGATGGGCGGGCCGGCCGCGACGTAAGTGCTTATTCATCAACCACTTAGGATTTTCTAAAGAAAACCTCTTGACAAGCCGATACTATCTAGTAGAATGACTCGAACAGGAGAAAATTATGAGTTATACTTGGGCCGTTTGGCAAAATAATCGTCTGGTGGGTTATGTCGAGTCGTCTAGTGAATGGAATGCTATTAGATTAGCCCATAGCAATTATGGGTCTTGTTTGTATGTGGAACGATGTTTGGTTGGTGTTGGTCCAAAAAATCTTAAAGAAAATGTCTTGACAGGCCGATAATAGAGTGTAGAATACGAGAGTTCGAAGCGATCATTGACAATACAATAGGGACTGCTAGGTTGCGTGAGCAACTTCCCCAAAGCCCAACTGCCTGCTACGGTGGGAAGAGGCGGGCAGTGAAGTAGATGGTCAAGTGGCGGGTCGAGGTGGTAGCACACTGTTGACAACCCAAAATGAATCCATCCGTCCCTAAATAATGCGTAGGTTAAGCGTTGAGCAGCCAGCGGTGGCGGGAGTACTACCAACACCGTCCGCTAGACCACCAGAGGGAAGTGCGGGTAAAATCCCGTCGCATTAAAAACTTTCGTGGGTCCATGCCTTGGACTAGATTAGGATAAGCCATTACGATAAACCTACGGCTGTTACGCAGCGTGGGGTTGCCAGCGGGCTTATACGTTGGATAGTAATGCTAATCTATGGGGGATCGCGTCCTCACCATGAGCAATACAATATGGGGTTATAAGGTAGTTCCCAAAAGGTTCTGATCAAACTTTTTGATAAATATACCGAATAGATACGTGAACCTATTAGCATATGAACCATGGTTTTAGTGTGCTAATAATGTAACGGCGGGTTTGAATCCCGATAACCTCTCCATTACAATAGATAGGCGGAGTAACTGAGGCGCTCCATCGTATGTGTGTCCCGGCCTGTCTACAATACAACCAGTAACCGTTCCCAAGAGCCAGACGATATGAGTCATGAACATATCTAGGGAGGATTTCCGTGGACGGTTTCTTACTGGTCCGTAACAGGGCTACCAGTAAGGCTAGAATCGGGGCGTAAAAGATTCGCTGGTTTTTTCCTATTGACTTGACGATAACTAAGAGTATAATGGTGGAAAAGGAGATAAAATGACCGTTAACGAACTGATTGAGCAGTTGAAGAGTTATCCATCAGATATGAGGGTTCTTACTCTTGGTTATGAGGGTGGGTATGATGATATCAACCTCAAGACTAAGGATATTATTTTCAATGTGAATAGTAAGGATACTTGGTATCTTGGTAGCCATGACGAACCGGGCATGGTGAATAATATGGATAATGATGAAACCGGAACAAAGTGTGTTGTTATTGTGAGAACAGCATGAAAGTTTACGTTGTATTTGATATTCCCGGTATTGATCCAGACGATGAAGATGCTGACGAGAT